AATAATGTGTAAGTTTCAATAGCGTCTGTGTTTTTCATCTCTTCCCAGTGCAGCAGGTTGATAGATCCTAAGCAACAAACAAATGAATTAAATGAATCTGTTGGCAACTGAATCTCAGAACATAAATTGCTAGCAGTAATTTCAAGACCCAATTCTTTATAAGGAGTATTGTTATTTGAATTGTCCTTGAACATGATGTATGGAAAACCAAACTCATTACGTCTTTGGATTACTTTGGCCCATATTTTACGTTTGTCTCCATCACCAGCTTTCATTTCTTCAAGCCACTTGTCAGTTACTGTAACACCATATTGTAGATTTTGTATTGGGTTTCCCTCAGTGCCAATATCTAAGAACTCTAAAGCATCTGCATGCTCTAATGGTAACCATACCGCGCATGCTCCTCTTCTTGCTTCTGATTGTTTACATACATCTACTGTGGTATCATATAGTTTAGCATAATGTATTGGTCCATCTGCATGGCCCCCGGTTGAAATAACAGCACCTCTTGGTCTGATGTTACCCAAATAGACACTTGTCCCTCCGCCATACTTTGACATTAAACCAATCTCACGACCACCATTCAGGATACTATCTAATGAATCATCTACATTAGAACCATAACAACTAATAGGCAAACCTTTTTGTTTACCAAAGTTAATCCATACAGGAGTAGACAAACTATAAAATCCTCTGGCCATATAGTCTTCAAACTTCTGAGCAAACCCATCAATCTTTAAATACTTTTCAGCAATTGTTGCAATGTCTTTAATTCTTTGCTCCGGGGTTTCTGTTATATAACCTCTTGATAAAAAGGTGCGGCTATCTTCATTAAGCCAATAATATTTTTTATACTCCATGTTTTTGTTATTAAAATAAATCATCTTCTGTTATACTTTTTCCTTTTTTGTTGTAATCAATTGATTTTTTATAGAAGAAATCACCCTCTTTGGTTGAAAGAATTTCAATATTAAACCATTGAGTTTTTTCAAGTAGTTCATTATCAACCTCAAATAAGGCTTTCATACCTATGTTTTGTAGTGAGTTATTGAATCTGTCTTTAATAAAATGCTGTATTGTTTCTTTAGATAAGAAAGATAACTCACCTTTTTCAAAGATCCAGTCTAGTATTTTGCACTCAGCTTCATAGGCTTTCTGACATGCAGAATCTATAAGTTGCTCAAACTCAGCATCAAACCATTCAGGATTTTCTTTCTTAATGATATTAATTAGTTCAGCTCCAAAATTACCGTGGATCTCTTCTTCTTTACTTGTTGCCTCAACCACATTTGAGATACCTTTAAACAGGTTCTTTTCTTTGTTGAAAGACATCATAATTAAGAATTGACTAAACAAACTAACATGCTCAATGAATAAAGAAAATAAAAGTACTGATTTAGTGTACATCTTATTGTCTTTACTTCTGGTACCATCTAGGTATTTAGTAAGATATGCTATTCTATCTTTGATAGCGGGGATTTCTACTACGTGTTGGAACTCTTTTTCAAGACCCAAGATTCTAAGTAGTTGTGCATAGGCATCTTTGTGTCTTACTTCAGATTCAGCGAAGGTCATACCTACATCACCAATTTCAGTAATTGGCATTCTTTTATAAAGATCTGCCCAGAATGTTTTAACATTAACTTCAATTTGAGCAATTGCTAGCATGGACCTTTTGATCACTTCTCTTTCTTTAGAATCAATTGTAATCTTAAAATCTTGGATATCTTCAGTAAAATTAAACTCAGTATGTATCCAATATGAGTGTCTGATAGCATCTTTATATGCTAATAATTGCGGGTATTCATACGGCAATATGTTTACCCGTGGTAAGAAAATGTTTTTGTTCATAAAATTGTATTTTTGAATTTTAAAGTTCTATGGAAGAACTTGATGGTATATATAATTTACTAAAAATAAAGGAAATTTTACTTACTATTATGCATATTTGCATAGCTAATGGTAAAAAATATAAAGCCTATTTCTAATCCAGTGACAAGACGGTATCTGTCATCTTCACATAAAACTTCACAGTTTATAAGTTTAAGGCCAAGTATAGGTTCTGTTGGTAGAAATTCTACATTAAACCTATTTCTAAAAATTAAAGGGTTGATTTTATTCATAATGAATTTTTGGTTTAAAAGATTAATTTATAAAATTATTTTTGTATATTATAAGTGTATAGCCAAGGGAATAACCTGGCAAATATAAGATATATATATTTATAATGAAGAGTAGAATACTTAATATTTTCAGTTATTATGATACTGAACCAATGGAAATTCTCATTGGTATAATCTGGCTTATCATACTACCAGTTATATGGTGCTTTGAGTTCTCTTGTAACTTATTTATCATAATCCCAAGTATCTTATTGGGTCTAGCTATGATTAAAGCAACTTGTTCTCATCCAATTAAAGTAAGAAAAACTTTATCTTACGGATCATTTATCTTTTCCATTTTTGTAATTTTAGCATTTGTATTTAGAGGTTCTATGCTTAATCCTACACATTGGTTATGGTTTTTACCTGGAATTATATCTTTTTTAAATCTAGTAGCAATGACATCAAAATATTATAGAAAACAAAAACAAGGTAGCAATGACATCATATGATAATGTAACAACCGTATTAGTCACAATGATGACTGTTCTGTTCTCCGCAGGAGCATGGAAATTTTATGAAAAAAGAATAAAGTTAAAAACTGAGTTAGAACGGGAAGATAGAACTGATCAGAATATGTATAGAGATGATTTAAGAGATAGAGTCAGAAGACTTGAGCAATTATTAACAGATAGTGCGGTTGAAAAAGATTTGATGAGAGATCAGATTCTTTCACTTACTAAAGAAGTAAGTACGCTGCATGTTAAAGTTGAGTATTTAGAGAAAGAAAATCAAAGACTTAAGAACATTTAGTCTAAAATCATAGATTTGCTTATGTAGATAAGAATTTGTATATTATATATAAGTAACGTTAACTAAAATTAAAAATCATGTTTAAAAAATTATTATATGCAATATGGACTTTTTCATTAGAAAAAGGATATAATTGGGTTTTATCCAAGACAACAATTGATGAAAAAGCAATTGAAGTAATTGAAGAAATTGAAGTAAGAAGTGTACTAGTTAAAAAAGAACTTAAGGATGTTGTTGATGCAGTTAAAGGTGTGCCAGCTAAACCTAAAAAAAAATATTACAAACCAAAAGCCAAAGCAGAATCAAAGAAATAATTATGGTTGATTTATATAAACTATATAAGTTTTTTAAAGAACAATGGCTAGGCAGTATATTAATTATAGTTTGGTTAATATCTGTATTTATATACCAGCATAAGAAAGCTGAACTACTTAATAAAGCTTACATTTTAGAAGCTAGAATTAAAGAGTTAGAAAAGAAAGCAAATGTTGAATTAAAAAGTGTGGATAGTTTAAAAACCATTGACACAATTATAGTAACTAGAATTAAAATAATCAAACAAAAAGAATATGAAAAAATACGCATTATTGATTCCCTTCCTGTTAGTGGGCTTCAAAGCTATTTCACAGAACGTTACCCAAAGTAAAGATTCTGTAGTTATTCTTTCTGAAAGACAGGCTAGAGCAGTTGCTACTGACCTAGTTAGATATGATTTTTTAAAAAATATTTCAAAAGAACAAGAGAAAAGAATTGTAAATTTTGAAAGAACTATTATAAAATTAGAAAATACAATAAGCATAAAAGATAGCATTATATTTTACCAAAAGGATTATATTGATGCACAAAATGCCGTTTTAAATATAAAACCTAAACCACAATTCCATGCTTATCTTGGAGTTCAAAGTTCAGGATTTACTGTTAATACGCCTTTATTTTCTGGAAGAGTACTTTTAGAATGTAGAAAAATGAATTTTGGTGTTCAATATATAGGAATACCAACACTCAACAATCAATATGGATTACTTGTAGAATATAAATTATTTTAAACTAATGGCAGCTAAAGCAAAAACACAAACAACAACATTTAAACCTACTACAAAAGTAAGTAGACCCGGTGTACATGCTAAGACTAAAACGTCTAAGATCAAAACATCAAAATTGTATAAGAAAAAATATAAAGGACAAGGTAAATAATTATGGAAGACTGGGCATTAAAAATAGAGTTTCATTGGCCTCATCATAGGTTTGCATTAGGTTGGGATTATATTTCTCCTGACGAAGAATATGATTATAGTACATCAAAACTATATCTTTTTTTCATTACATTTACATTAGATTATTAAAAAAATTAAAAATTATGAAAGCTCAAGGTTTACAACAAGGTAAAATATCTAAACAAAAAGTAAAACTTTTGTGTAGAGAAGGTGGGGAATTAGATGATGCTATGCAAGGATCTATGGTTGAAAAAATGAGAAAAGGTGGTGATGCAATGAGATATGTATCTACTGCTGATGGTTCAACAAAAAAACAAGCTTATAAAATGGGTGGTTATGTTCAATCAGAATCAAAATCATCTATGAAAAAATATAGAGGTGGTGGTGTACCAACAGCGTTTATTTACTCTGGACCATCTAAAAAATAACAATTATGAATATTTTAACTGACATATTAAGTTTAATTAGACGCGGGGTTTTCACTAAGGTGGCAAACCCTGAAGATGTTATTGTACTTGGTGTAAATGAACAACCAGAAATGACTGGTGTTGCTTCACCAATACCTTATAAATCTGTAAAACTTATTAAAGTTAAAGATCTTAAGATTGCTCCGGCTTTTTGTAATAATGTAAATACTGATTTACCAGACCCAAGAGTGTTGGCAAATGTTTTTCAAAAACAAGAAATTGATCCTATTACTAATGTTTGTACTAATTATTTTAGAACTTTAAAGTCATTAAGTACTAATCTTTCAATTAGCGAATCACTTGATAATGATTATGTTGAGTTTATTACAACAGGAGAACCTAATACTGCAGCCAATTTAGGTACAGGTGCGGGTTTATATGCTAATAAAACTGGTGAGACACTTAACTTTAAATCATTAAAGGGTACGGGTGTATCAATAACTCAATCAGGAACTGAAGTAACTTTGAATCATGCAACAAAACTTATATTAAATTCACCAGATGGATCTTTTTGGCAAATTACTGTTAGTAATACCGGAGGGCTTCAGACTGTATTAGTAGGATAATTATGGAATCTAAAAGAACAAGATCAAAATATAGAGATTTAATGATGCTAATTACTGGTGTAATTGGCCTTGGTTCTTTTGTGTTTACAATTTATGCTGTTGTATATATTCCTACTGTAAAAGATAATGACTTATTTGTGCAGTTAATGGGTATGATACAAGGTGTTGTTATAAGTAATATATTTGCATATTATTACGGCACAAGTGCTGATAATTCAGATAAAGATAATAACCAATAAAAATGAACATTATGATTAGTAAAGAAGGCAAAGCAGAAGAACGCAAATGGCAAATTCAATCTGCATTAAGCACACTGCAAAGAGCAGAAGAAATTAAAAATGATACATCATTAATGAGGGATGTAAAAAAAGCTGCCGGTATGGAAGCTAAAAGATTACAAACTTTAGCTAATGGTGGTAGTGTTATGTCAAGTGCTAAAAAAGCACCTGTTAAAAAAGTAGTAACTAAAAAAAGATAAGACAAAATGGGAACTCCTAAAAAAGGCATTTCTTTCCCTGAACAAGGGGTGGTATACCAAAGAGAAACAACAAATGGATATTATGATCCTACATCTATTCCTGCAGCTATTCAACAAAAAAAGAATCAAGCTAAGGTATTGAGAAGTATTAAAAAAGCAAAAGACGGAATTAATATTCCAAGGTCTTCAACTAGAGCAAAAGAACCTGTGCAATCAGCAGCTTTTAAAAGCGGTTATTGTTCACATAAAAAATAAATCATTATGAGTATTTTTATACAAGAAGTATTAGGATTACTAAATAGAAATCAAAAGAAAGTAACTTTAGATAAAGCTAAAGATTGGTTTGAATTTGGTAAACTATATCAGAGTAGTAGTTTAAATAATAAATCTGGCTATACTCCTAGAATGGACCCCTTTGTTATCAAATGGGGTGATTTTATTTGTCAAGCTACAGAAGATATGACAAGAACTTTACCTGGTCAAGGTAATCTTGGATACATTCCTGTATATACTGATCCGTCAGGTAGTTGTAATTGGGATACTTTAAAAGATTCTATCATTACACAAAATGCACTTAACACTATTATCAATATTGCTGGTTCATTACAAGTACTTGGAGATGTTCAAATTTCAGGAGGAGATTTAACTGCAACTACTTCAACATTTAATCTTTTAAATACTGCTCCAGTATCTATTATCAACTTTGGAAGTACTACTACTAATATAGAAGTGGGTGGTGTAGCTACTGTTGTTAATATTAATGGAACTGCGGAAAGTACAAGCTGTACTACAGGCGCATTAGTAATTGATGGCGGAGTTGGTATAGCAAAAAATTTAAATTTATGTGGAATACTAACTATAAATAATACAACTCAAAGCACAAGTTGTACAACGGGTGCTCTAGTAGTAGCGGGTGGTGTTGGTATAGCAAAAGATCTTTTTGTATGTGGCAATGCTACTATTACAGGAGATGTTGCAATTAATGGTGGTGACTTAACTTCAACTGCTAGTAGCTTTCAGCTTTTACAACAATCTACAACTATTGGTTTTGGATATAATTCTACATCTATATTTATAGGTGGTATAAGTGCTGTAAGTGCTGTAGTAATAAATGGTACACAAGATAGTAGTTCATGTATAACTGGTGCATTTAGAGTTAATGGTGGTGTTGGAATTGCTAAAAATTTATTTGTTTGCGGTAATACTTATTTAAATGGATATGTTTATTTAGGTGATACACTTGCAGATGAAATTGCTTTAAATGGAACATTATTAGATAATAACGGAACTCCTGCAGCAGTTAATCAAGCATTGGTTGGAACAGGTACTGGTGCAGCTACTTGGCAAAATGTTGCTCTTGTTGGTGAAGTATGTGCTGTAAATAGCATTCCTTTATGGACTCCAAATTCAAGTACATTAGGTTGTTCTCTTATTTATCAAAATGGAAATAGTTCAACACCAGCTACTAAGATATTTCTTAAAGGTGGTTTGGCTAGTGAAGGTTCTGAAGTTAGAACAATTAGTGATGTTGCATTAGGGGTTAGTAATTATGCTGGTGGAGAAGCTTCTGCAGCATTTAACTTTAGATCTTTAGCTTTAGGTAATGATTCATTTGCTGCTGGTCATAAAGGATTTGCTGGAGGACATGCTTCAATTGCTGCTGGATATAATACTGGAGCTGGTAACTATGCTTTTGGATATTTTAATAGTACTGTTACTTCTACAACTTTGGATATATTTATTCTTAGTGGAACAATGCTTGTTGGAGATTTTATAGTAGCTAATGTTGAAAATGATCCGTCAGTTAGACATGAAATTTTAACAATTGTTGGAACTGGTACTATAGGACTAAATACAATTACAATAGCAACTGCTATTGCAGTAAATATAGGTGAAGCTGTTGCAATAGAAGAAGCTGTTCCAAATAGAGGAGATAGTCAAGGTGCAATTGCACTTGGAGTTTCTGCTGCTTCTAAAGGAACTGGTGCATTTGCTATAGGCACAAGAGCTACAACAGATGTACCTAATCAAATAGCTATTGGTAGTCCTTTTACTACAGTAAAATTAGATGGTACTGCTCAAAATGATACTCAAAATAAACTTCTTGTTATAGATTCAAATAATATTGTTAGATGGAGAGATGCAAGTACAATTACAGCTAGCATAACTGCTAATAATGGTCTTACAATGAGTACTGCAAGTAACGTTCAGTTAGGTGGTACTTTATTACAAGGAACTATAATTCAAACTCAAGCTTTTGATCTTAAACTAGAAGGTACAAGTTCAGCTCCAATATTAACTGTTAATCAATTAGGTACAGGATCGGGTTCTGTTGCAATCAAAGGAGTATCAACTGGCGGTTTTGCTGGATATTTCCAAGCAAGTACAAGTGCTCTTGGTGCAATATATGCTAATAATACGGGTTCTACACCAACTACAACATTTGAACAATCAAATGGTCAAGTTGTTTCTAAATTTACACGTTCAGGAAATACTAATACAGGCATTGGTACTGTACTAGATTTATATAATGTATGTAATACTGGCCCAGCTGTTGTTGGATTAGGTACTGCTATTAACTTTAATATAGAAGATAGCGCATCTACACCTTCTTATGCTGGTGGTATATCTTTTGATTGGACTTCATTTGCTAGTGGTAATTCATCAAGATTTGTTGTAGAAACTGTAGCTTTTGGTACTCCAGCAAATCAATTAGAAGTATCTAATGAAGGTCTACTAACATTAAATTCATATGGTTTAGGTGCATTTTATGATCCATCAAATGTAGTTAACTATACATTGGCAGCTAAAGCAAGTGGTGAAATTGTTGAAGTACCATATCAAGCTCAATCTAAAACATTTGCAGCATTAGTTATTCAATCAGGTGTTACAGCACCAACTATGCAAATATTACAAGATTTTCCTGGAAGTATAACATGGACATGGAGTTATGTTAGTCCTGGTTTATATACTTTACAATCTAGTCAACCAATATTCTTAGCTAATAATACAGCATTGTATATTATACCTGATGTAAGTGCAGGAAAACCTTATTGTGCGTCTATTGAAAGACAATCTGATACATTATTATTGATTAGTAGTTTTATACCAAATACTGGTGTAAGTGATAATAACTGTTTTGACAGAGCTACATTAAAAATTGAAATATATCCATAATTTTAAATTTAAAACAACATGAAAAAATATCAAATAGGAGGAACTATACAATCACGTACAACAAGTGATGAATTAAATCCCTACAAAATTAAAAAACCGGTTGCACCTAATCCCGGTTTTGTACCATCTGGTTCAATGAGTCAGATGAAAAAAGGTGGTCAAATGAAAAAATCAAAATGTTAATTATGAAAAAACTATTATTATTATTTGTTACAGTTACAATGTTAATTGGCTGTGCAAAACAACAAGATGATCTTGATGAAAGAGAAGCGGGTGTACTAAGAATCCACAAAGGTAAGTTTGCTTTTTGTGGCGCGTCTGGTGCAGTGCCCACAGGTAAGAAGATTGTTATTCAAGGTGTAACCTATGATGAAGGTTGTGCTATTTGTCCTGTATTGGATGGTCCTTCAATTTCTAACTTAGCTATGTATGGTAGCGGTGGAACTTGGGGTGACTTTAATGTAAGAAACAATTTCAAAACTCCTGATGGAACAGATAGTACTGTTTGGTCTTTGTTTTGGTATTATGATTCAAATGATAGCATTCCTCAATTCAATCCAGAAAGTAAAGAATGGGAATTGTTACCTCCAACTAATAGAGCATTTATAGTTAATACTGATTCACCATCTACAAGTGAGAGCAATATGTTTTGTATGCCGGCAGTAGTGTTTGATACAACCTCAACGGGTATTGTATTAGCTAGATGCTATGGGCCCTTAAATGAAGCAGCTGTACCATTACGTAAAGCAGTTCCTGTAAAGTCAGGAATGAAATCAATTACAGCAGCTAAAGTTGGTGCTCCTTATCCTGTAGGAACTCCTATTCCAGTAAAAGAGTAATAATGTCCGTTATAATGCACAAATCATTTGATTTTGTCCGTTATATAACACATTATAAGTAGCCAAAACCACTAAAAAAAGTGAGTTTTGGCTAAGTATAACACATTTTGTATTATACAAATTGTATAATTATTTTGGGCAAAAAATACCATTATATTGGGTATAATGACTAATATAATGGTTATTATGCCCATTTTTTATATGTTTTGACCAATATATTGGTCTTTTTTACTTTGATAAACCACAAAGCAATCACTCTTTCTATAATCTCTAACAACTACTGTTACACCATCATGAAAGGTAGTCAACCAACAATATTTAGTATCATCTTTGGATATTCTTCCTTGATGAATAACATTTCCTACATACATTAGTGCTGCTGCAGGATCTATGTCATCTCTGACATCTATGATAATTCTACTCATTTTTTTTATTTTGTTTCCAGTCTAACCAAAATCCAAGGGCTACTATAAAGTTCATTCCTAAAGAAGCAATTATCTCTGTAATATCCTCATAGATTGAAGTCATTAGGTGGATATGACCAATTGTCCAAAAAGGTATAGCCAAGTTCTGACTAATCCATATTATAGTAAATCTAAGGAATTTCATCTTTAAAAACTTTTATACAATAATCAGGTATATAGTATCCAACAACATAACCACAGTCAAACTTTTCACGGTATGTACCATATTCAATTGTCTCTTCTATATCCCCATCTCTAATAACTGTATCTCCTGGATACAAATCATTACCTTCTCTATCTTTTCCTACTGGTTTCATACTTTTAATTATTTATCCATTCCCATCCTAAGCATAGTTTCATCATTTTTCTATGGAGCCACTTTGGTTTGCTTACAAAATAAATTTTTAATCCAATATTTCCACCAATACAATAACAACCCACATAATTAGGTGTTTTAAAATTAATATGCATTTCTTCTTTGTTCATAATCCTTTTTCTTTTTTATAGAGTTGTAATAACTCTTTGGGTGTATAATCTTTTTCAAAAGTTGAAAATCTTTTATCTTGATTACCATACATAATAGCATACTTTGATTTTTCATTTGTAAGCCATTCTAAAAAGTCAATAGTAAATAGATCAATAATCTTTAATACTTTACCAGTATGATTGTATAATTCAGGTTCATCATTATAACAATCCCAATATTGTGTATGAGGTCTGATTTGTTCTTCTAATGTCATAGCAACTTAATATTACGTTGTTTCATTTCTTCATCTAAAGACTGATCAGGACTATAGATTTTAGCGCATTTGCCACAAATCATTGCTTCACCATCTTCAGTGTATGTATTTACATATTCACCTTCTTTTATGTATTTACTACATGTATTACAATTACATGCGTTTGCTGTGCCACAATGTGGACAATGAAAAGCTCCCATCATAATTTTTTTTCTATAAATTCTATTACTTTCTCACACATTTTAGATGCTGAGTAATCTCTACGTTCTGTTATTTCTGAATATAGAAAATCTAATATACGTTCTTGTTGCAATTTAGTAGCAAATATACCACCTCTTTTAAACCATTTAGCATTATATCCTGCACTAGCTTGATTAAAGTTATTTTGAGATGTTCTATACAAACCTTCTTTTGTAATTATATCCACTAGTGATTCTTGTTTATCAAAATCAATAAACTCATATGCATTAGATCTATTGGCCAATACTTCTTCTTTAGGAAGAACCTTTACTTCATGTTTCATTTCAAAAATATTTTAAGTGTTTTACCATCATCCTGGTACTGTAGTTCTACATCTTTAGCATTGTAGTTTGTATATGCTCTACCCATATGTGGTGGAGAATGTTGTATTACTTCCACTCTTGTTACTTTAGGAAGAATAAAAGTTGTTTCTAAACCTTCTGGTTTACATGTATCACAATATAAGTCTTGAGTCAACCCTGTAGATATTATTACACTACATTTATGACAAAGTGTGGCACCACGACCATTGTTAAGTTTATGTATTGGTTTCATAATCTTTTTTTTATTACATAACTGGCATTCCAAGTTGATCTTTTAGTTTTACTATCTCTCCATGGCCATGTCATTCTTGCTTTATGTATATTTTTATCAGCATAGTTTTTCCACCATAATATCATTTCCCAATATCTATCATCATTACCATCTGGTGAATGCCAATGTATTGCAAACTGCAAATTAAAAAAGAATATCATAAATGACGGTGCCCATTCAAATCTAGGTGAGTTATATTTATCTTTCCATCCAAGATCATTAGAATGAAAAGCAATTGGCCAACCATATGCCACTTCATAACCAAACAGTTTAAAAGACTTACATCTTAAAAATTGAGGTTTTTTCTTTCTTATTGTTAGAATAGTAGAATTAAAATACCAAGGTGTAAAGTATGGTGTTCCATAAACTATTCTTCCAAAATAATACTTCTTTACTGGAGCTAGAAATACTCCTTTAAAATCTTTTATTTTCATTGCCTATAATGTTTTTAATCCACCATTTTTTGAATTTAGATGATTCAGGTAGAGTTATTACAAATCTATCCATGATTACCATGCACATTGGAATTAATGCTCCAAGAATTAGTAAAATAATAAGTACATTCATTTTTAGTTTGTTTTTTTAGTTAATATATAAAAAGCAGTTAAAATTTCATTCCAGTGTTCAGCTAGCTTAAAATCTAAATCTACCAAGTATAAACATTGTAATATATGTTTTTCTCCGTCAGCTTCCCCCAGTTTAATAAAAATATGTTTTGCTTTTTCTTCTGTTGTTATACTCATTTTTTTAAAAGGTAAAGGGGATAGTTTTACCTATCCCCTGTTGGTTTACCTATATAATTATTTTGGATCATTTGTTAAGCACAAATAAAAGCATATAAAAGCAAATATAGCTACTAACAAAATCCACATAATTAATCTTTCATTAAATAGACATCTTGTACTAATCTAGAACGTGTTACATCTTCATCTATCTCAATGGCATTTTCATTCCATTCTTGCATAGTAATGTTTAAATCTACATCTTGTGTTGTATCAAACTCAGATAAATCCAATGCATCATTCATTGTAATATTCATCTTTGATAAAACTCTGGCCGTCATAAAATCATGAAAGTTTTGGCTATCAGATAACCAATCTCTTGGATGAGCTTTCTTTAATGCATGTGTAACGTGATTATAGAACGTCCAAGCATTTTCTTGATCACATTGGTAATCATATGATGGCTTTTCTAACTCAGCTTTAACACAAGACATTTGTGCAGCATCAAGGATATCTTCATTGATATAAAGTCTACCTGCAATCTCTGCTTGTTCTTGTAATGATAATTCAGTATTTCTCATTGCATCTCTATCAGTAAGGATACGTTTGTAATACTTCTCACCATTCTTGATCTGATTAGAAATTTGCATTCTAATATCATGATCAGCAGAACCAGTATGCTTTCTTCTAAAGTTCATCATGTCACCGGCCACCATACCATTATGGCAAACCATAACATATGCACCTATTGCGCATTGAAAACGTGTGCTCTTGTCATAAGAGTTTGTCCAGGCAAACATCATCCCTAACTCTTTCTCCTCCATAATAGTAGGATCAACGGTATTAATTGGTAAGATATGATATATGCCTTGTGCTACATTGGCATCCATATTTGCTCTATATAATTCCTTTTGAATAACAAAACCACTATCTGCTAGCAGCTGTATTGTGTTATCTATCACCTGTTTATGTGATATAACTGTATAACTTTTACCATGATTTGGTAAGGGTGCGTTTTCTAGGTAATTCCTAGTTGTTTCTTTTGGTTTATTATAACCCATAGTATTAAACTTTTAAAGTGTAAATGTACAAAAAATGTTTAGATAAACAATAAATAAATCTTAATTGTTTATATTTAATGCATTTGTAAGTGAATATGCATTAGAAGTACCACTTGTTAGAAAGGTATTTGCATTATTTGTACTACGAGTACTAAGTAATCCATTTCCAAAGTTAACTCCGGTGCTACCAGTAGTAATACTAGTATTGGAAAACACAGGAGTACTTAAAAATTTCTGATTACAATTTGTACATTGTCAGGATTTGCAGCATGTTCTTCAGGAATTTCTCTTGTGATTTTAAATACAAGATCTTTTTCTGATTTAGCTAATACTGTGGTTGGTTCAATTATGATTTTTGAATCAACATAATTACCATCTTTGTCATTTTCATGCAAAATTACTGCATACTGAAATAAATTTTTCATTGTTACTTGGTTTTAAATTATAATTCTTCTTGAAATTTTTTCTCCCATAACTGTCTTACAGTATAAGGATCTTGAATATAGTTATTCAATGCCGCCATTCCTTCAGCTATTGTAGAAAATGGAATAGATTTACATCCTACCTCAATTAGGCATCCAACAGATAAAAATCTAATGTTTATTTGATATTCTCTAAGACATTCCATTCTTGATGGTTTGTACTCTTTTACGCAACCAGTCATTTCTCTAAATGCTGGTTCTCTTTGTACTGCTTGATCTTCTTCTTTCATTTTGTTTAGTTTAATTGTTTAATACTATTACTTGCTAACTCATACTGCATTCTATTTGAATTAGTATTTTTCATTTTAGTAATTGTTGAGTGATAGATCTTAGAAATTTCTTTTTTGCTTTCAAGATTTTCTAAAATACTTTCAGTGCTTGATTTGTAAAATTGTTTTTTATTCATTTTTTACAAATTGACCATCAACCATTTTACCGGTTCTCTTACTAATCACATTGTATGCTGACTCAAGGCATTCTTCCAAAGATAATCCTTGCATTTTTGCTTGAATAATCAATGTAACCATAATGTCCCCAATAGCATCAATGATCTCAGGTCTATCATTTTTGTTGATTGCTGTACATAATTCTGTACATTCTTCTAATGTTTTTAGTGCTTGAGCCATTGGTGTAGCTTTCTCTAAAATACCTTTGTCTGCAGCCCATTGTTCTACAACGGCTTCTAATTCAAAATAGTCCATGTTAATTTCTTTTGTTTTGTATTAAGTAATAAATTTCTTCCCAAGTTTTGGGTAATCCCATTAAACACTTATCATCTATATAGATGTCTGCAGAAATCTTTCTACAGTCTTGTTTATACAGTTTAATAAGTTCAGGGCAATTGCTGTTTATATAGTGGTATTTGATACCATGGTAATCTAAGAAGTCTTGTGCTAATCCTTCATACTTACCAGTTCTGCAGGTGTTAATGATTATAGTGTGTCCTTCATTATAGAGAATGTTAATGTAGGTATCCGCATCTTTTCTTAATGGTCCTACTTCAGGCCAAGATAATTCAGCTATGGTTCCGTCAAAGTCAATTGCTAATATCATTAATCAGGTACAATTATATTATTAATATCTCTGTATTCCAACTCCTGGACAATTATTTTCTCAAACCACGGTTCTATTCTACCTCCCATATCTTTAATAATGTTTGCCAGGTGATCATTAGACATTTCTTCTACTGATTTGTATGATAAAGGTGACCTACCATCTTTACCTCTGTTACCCCAATGTGCAGCTGATCTGTTCATCATATGATCCTCTGATAGATATATTGTAGAACTTCTGTCAACTAAATCAAGGTCTTTACCTCCATAACGTTGATATGCTGTTCCACCATCCACCATTGTTTCATTCTCACAATCACATGTTTTGTAATCATGTCTATTGTAAGATATTAGAACTTCACCACAGTTTTTACATTGTATCCTGTTCAGTACTATTTGTTCCAGTCCGTTCATAATTAATTATTTTTTTTAAATGTTTGTACATTCTGTTTCCAAAGCACCATGGGCAGGGACCATTGTTTCTACATTGATGACTTACGGCTTTGGCCCCGGTTAGTTTCTTTTTAATAGTCCTACTCATAATGAATCAGTTTAATTTAATTCTATAACCCCATTTAGATGCAGCCATATAAGTTTCAAAATAACAATCTTGCCAGTAATATATCATTTTACCAGCTACACGGTCATAAAAACCAACTCTTGTAGTTTTGACCATTGTAAACCTACTTATTATATTTTTTATCATGATTTTTTCTTTTTTTTGTCTTGAAAAACAAGGGGTTTATGTGCAGCTTTTTTATAGGTTCTTTGCCAATTATAAACTTGTGAATCTTCATCACAGGTTAAAACTTTTATAGGTTTATTTTTCATGTTATTATCTATCATGTAATTTAACCTTTTTAAATTTCTTTGTGCTTTAGGACTTAACATAACTTATCTATCACAGTCAACAAATGATTCTGGGTACTCTTTTAATGCTTCAAGATACTCTTTTATCCAAGGAACAAAATTATGATACATTCCCCAACCATTTGGACTATTAAATGTCTCATAATGTTTGGGTCTTGCTAGCATATCTTCTAAACCTTTTTCAATAATAGGAATTATTTCATATGCTCTTACAGGATTAGCTTCTTCAAACTTATACTCAGCATCATGATCACCTTCAGGAATGTTATATCCTTCTTTTAATTGATAAGGTCTCCACAGTGCTTCATACAATCCTGCTTCACCGGCCATTTTACCTAGATTATGTGTAATGTTTGCACTATACACATCCTCTTGCTTTTCTTCTAATGTTTTACCTCCATCATAACTTACGTGATAATTTCTATACAATGTTACGTCTAAACTCATACTTTTTCTAATTTTAATTTAAATTTGGTTCCATCAGCAGTTTCTATCACACCGTTTGAATCAATGTTTTTAACTACTTTATAAATATCCACATGTCTAATCTTTAAAGATTCACATATAGCTGCTCTACAAGTATGGCCAGCTATTCCGTTTAATTTGTATGAGTTCATATCAACTCTTCTAGTACAAGAATTTCTCTTACCTTTTTTACAAGTTCTTCCATAGTACCATCATTGATGATTTCATAATCAAACTTAGCTTTGTCAAGAGATGTTTCTGATGGATGTAATCTTGCAGTGTTTTTACCTTTTTCAGCAGGTCTTGTTACTCTAATAGTAATACCATGTCTTTTTTCAACAGCTTCCATTTCATTAGGAAATCTCATGTCAGTAATAATCCAATTAGGATATTCTTTTTCAAGAGATACCTCATCTTCTTCAATGGTATTCCCTGTAGGAACCCATTTAGCTTTATAATCTGCAAACAAAGCATTTACCCATACATTTGTATGTAAACCTTCACGCATTGCTTCTGTACCAAGTCTTTGAAGAAACTCTCTTACACTCATCATAACATTAAACTGCATGTCAGCAAATGGTGGTATTGAATTAAGTGGTACATCTTGTACTGTGCCCCATTCAACATCTAAAAGAGTTGTCTTAAATTCCTGGTCTTCAAACTTTAGTACAGGAATGCCTGTAAGTATTGAAGCAATTTGTTTTAGTTTGCCTGCAAACTTTTTAATTTCAGAAGATTGATTTTTGTTTGTCAAAAGCAATCCTTGAATGATTGTGCCAATAGTATCTTTTCCAGATCCCATACGGCCTGATATTCCTATAATCATTGTGGTGGTTTTTTAAATTTTGGACTACAACCTAATAGTATACCTCTTGACACAGCTTCTCTACGCCATTTAGGTAACTTAGATTCTTTTAGATGTCTCTTGACAATCTCTTCATATATTTCTTGATCAATTACATAATCATTGTATGGAATAATCTTTTGACCCCGCTCATTTAATTCAGCAGATTCAAGTAAATAATTCCAACTCACAGATGGTTCTGACACAGCATACAACTCTGTATATATGCTGGTCATAACATCTTCTATTTTTTTATCTAGTGTTTTAGTCATAATCTTAAAATAATCTGAGTTGATTTGATGATACAGTTAGAATATTATTTATTTCATTTTCAATGGCCTGGGTATAATAACCTTTATCAATGTTGTATGTTTCCCATTTGGGTTCCATCTTCATTTTGTTAAAGATTGCCTGTATCCATTTTCCTGCTTCTAATTGTATTTCTCTTTTGTCAACCCTGTTTACCTTTATAATCTTAACTCCAGTTCTAGATATGTAATATCTATTAATTTTTTGAAGCTCATCTTCTACAAAAGTACCTTCTTTAATTGATCTGGCCACACATTTCCAATCACCATTTGATTTACTACCAATACAATAATCAAGTATGTTTTTGTTTTGTTCTAAATAATCTTCAGGAAGAACATTATGTACAAAATACTGATATATTGCTTTTGGTATAACCAACTTTGATTTGTTTTTATGTAACTGCAGATCATGAAAATCAAATCTACCTTTTAACTTCACAGGAGCATAGCTAAATTTGTCATTTTCCACTTTAAATAAATAATGCGGATCAGATTGTTTGATTGCTCTCCATCTTGTAATGTCAACTTCTTTGTAATCATTAATGCCAATGTAATTGTTTACATCTCCAAGTACCAATTTTTGGTATTGGTCATGTTCCAAAGACAAATTGGTGGTTTCTTCCCACTCTTTACAGATAAGCATATATTCATCATAGTACTTTCTAGGTATTAATGTCTCAACACCATCTGTATTATGTAATAATGCTACTGCACCGGGGATTCTTTCCATGATTTGCTCATAAAGCATCATCAAAGTTAACTGACCATTGATTGTAATCTTCATACATAACTCAGGATCATAAAAGAAGCTGTTTTCATCATTGCTAAGACCAAAAGTAGAGTTAAGTATAATCTTGTATACATAGTTCATTGGATTGCTCTTAGGGATCTTCTTACGCTCTTCAAAGAACCATTCATATTGATCACAGAATGCATCAACAGGAAAGTGTCCCGGAGACCATCTATTTCTAATTGCAAGATTAGGATAAAAACTGGTAACATCTGAAGACATTATAATCATATCTTCAGTGCTTTCATAAACACCTTTCTTTCTTGCACCATGCACACCGCCTAAACCAAAGTCAGTTTTTACATCTCTGTAATTCAGACTATATTTAAAACTACCTTTTAGATTCTTTCCATTTATTTCTAATGCATTGAATCTTTGTAGTAAAGTACTAAATTCACTAGAGCTAAACTTTATGTATGGTAGAATGATGTCTTTAATCTTGATGATATCTCTATGTGTCCTCATATCCCTTAATTCTTTTTTAGGAATATTAAGTTTTTCAGATAAATAATAGCCAAAAAGCTCTTTACTTATCCTTGGTTCTGAGGCACTGAATAGATTAATACCATATGTTTTAGTCAATTCTTTTCTTAATCCTATCTGTGACTTTGATCTGTTGTAGATTTCTTTAGTTGACCTTACATCATTAATACAGTATTCTAATATTGTATCAATCTCTTCTTTTGTAGTTATTGCTGACGTATGATGAATAGGCATTTCAAGAATGTTATCCCAATCCATACTGTATTGAATCCATTTCAAACTAGAACGTTTGGCCGGGTTGTCCCAGTGATGCATTTTAAAGATATCTATTTGACCAACTGACATTTTCCATTGAGGATAATCAGCAAACTCTTTTTTGTTGCTTTTTTCTATTGTTCTTTGCGCATATCTGTAAAGAGTATTTGCAATTTCACAACCTGAAAGGTCCCACCAATCATCATGATTATCTAATATAAAATGTGTTATCTGAGCATCAAAAGCTAAACCATTATAAGATATGTGCCATTCTTTGTTGGCTATATTTGTATTTAAAAAACTTACAAGTTTACCTAAATCATTTTGCAGGTCATGAATAACAAAGATTTCTGTTTCCATAGTCTTATAATCTTCAAATACACCCGTAAAACAATTAGATAATGTTTCATAATCCATCACCCAGTGCTTCATATTTTATTTTTTAAGCAAAAAAAAAGACATACGTTAATACATCTTCTTTCTTGAATTAATAATTAATTAGATTATGCTTGCAATATGATGTTAGATTTTTTAGTTTCCTTAATTTCTACAAAATATGCTTTGTAATCAAAAGAAGCTGCATTAATACCAAACAAATTAATGAATGTTTCAATATCTTCTTTTTCAGTTAGATAAAATTCAGAAAAAGTATCAACTAATCTTCTTTCTTCTTTAACTGTTTTACCAGTCTGTGGATTTGGAGTTTTTAGTTTAATTGGTTGACCATCATCATCTAGTTTTGCAACCATATGGTATGATTGTTTTAATACTTTACTGATTACAGCTAAAATGCCTGACGCGGGGTCATACATAGCTTCAACATATGGTGAGTCAATGCTCACAGGAATCATGGTAAAAGATTTGGCATTTCTGAAACTAGATGTTACCAGCATCATGTTTTGCCCAATTGGTTGTGACATATTGTTAATTTTAATTTTTCAAAGATATAGAACTATTTTTAATTTTTTCACAAAATAGTTCACTTTTTTTAAAGTAAAGAGTTTCTTTCTCTAAATCTGGAATACTGCAAACTTCAAAAACCTCTTCAATTTGTTTTAAAGGAACATCTAAGGCTTCCGCATAAAGTTTATGTGCTGAATTAGGTGACAAAAATAAACTGACATATTCTGAAATATTACCTTTATTACCAAAAAAATCTAAGATTATGATTTTTGTATCTAAACTAAATTTAGAATACTGCCCATCAATAAATCTTTTAAAATCTGATTTGTATTGGGTGAAATCAAAGATAAATAAGTGTCTATTTTCATCAAGTTGTACATATTCATAAAACAACGGGTGCTTTTTAAGATATGAATTGCAAAACAATTCAAACTTTTCTGATGTACCTACATTGTACTCACACAAAAACTTATTTTCATCAGTAGTAATCAAGTGCTCCCAGCAGACATAAGTCTGCACGGGAACAAATGATAAACCAGATCTAAACCTTAATAAAGGATAAAGAAATACTTTACTTTTTTGAAAATATTCAGTGTATACACCCTTCATATTTATAATTTAATATTCCCTAAAAGGAAATCATAAGGTAATGAATAATTTTTTTCTGTGTAATGATAAGCAGCTCTTTCAATTACATCTTCTAATGCACTGGCCCAGCCGTTTAATGTTTCATCAGTAACATCAAAAACATATACTTGATTGTACTTGTCTACAACAACAAATTTAAACAAAATATTGTATTCTTGTTCAGTTTCAGCCAAATTTGCAAAAACTAATTTGCAATATATAGCTGCTTGCAACCAATAATTATAAAAATCAATGGTTTCTTTGAAGTCTGAAATAGTTTTACCTGTTGTTTTAAGGTCACAGATAGTGACTGTTTTTGTAGAGTGATTAATTTTGTAATAATCCAGGTAACCATGGAGGCCAAAAGGTCTATCTAATAAATCAGATGTCAAGTATCTTTCTGCATGTGTTTCAATAGGGTCTAACTCAAAATCAGTTTGTACATCTTCAAACAAAGACATTACATCTTTATTACTTTTAATGTTTTCAGCCTGATCTTTACATTTTGCTAGCGTATCTCCATCAACTGCATCTTTACTACTGTTTTTTAAATAGTCCCAATAAGATTCATTGTCTGCATTTTGAATCTTTTCTAACCGGGCATCATCTAACTTAAGTGACTGGTACAAGTTCTGATCAATCAATACCTGTAATATTTCTTGTTGAAATGTAGGGTCTTGACTTAATAAACTTGATTCACGGTTACTTGTAGTGTTATACAAAGCATTCAATACTTTGATATTACTTTCTGCAGGAAGCTTGCCAGGCAGGATGTTAAACTTATCATTAACTTTATCTGCCTCAAATAAGAGACAGTGAATTAACTTACCTTCAACTAAGTGCTTATCAGTCCGGATTTCACGGTCTTCTAATATATAATCCTTATAAAACAAGGATGGTGAAAACAATAACTTATTCAGTGATGAATAACTAAATTTAAAGTTTTTATTTGAATAAAACTTTTCTTCTTTTGTTAAATCTGTATACATTCTTTTTTTTCTATTATTGTGTTTTTATATTTGTCTACTAAGTAAATAGATTCTAGATCTATTGAGAACACATTGTTTTTACAACCAAAAGTGTTTTTAATTACAGAATCATACATCTTTTTAATTGTTTTTTTAACAATAAAGTCTGTTAACTTATTTTCTGCTTCTAATAACTGTACATACTGATCATATGCCCACTGACGGTTGTTGTCTTTACTACCTGAAAACTTCTCAAGTCTTTTACGTAATGTTTTTACATTGATGTTATTCCAGTTGTTAGTGTCTTTGAACCAATCATAGTACCAAAAGAATAAGTAGCTAACAATATCAAATGACTCTTCAACATTACAATTGGCTAGCATTTCTACAGCCAAAGTTCTGTTGTCTTTGTCTTGACTTTGAATCATCTTAGATACCTGATCAAATTGATCTTCACTTATTACAGCTAAATCTTCTGATATAATCTTGTTGATTTCAACATCTTTTACAATCAATGCTGTTGTATTACGCAATTGATCATATAAAGCTACATTACCATCTCTGACAACCATATCTCTATTACCATCATGATCAAAATCTGATACTTTACTAGCAATATCATCTGCTACAGGTGATGTATATCTGTAATCTTTAACAACATTGATGCGTATGTAAGCTTCTTTTTCTACTATAGATAAAAACTCTTTGCATTTATCTAATCCTGATTCAGTTAACTGATCATTTTGTTTTAGCATATTAAATACTTCAAACATTTGAGGATATGTTAATGATTTACCCCAATCAAGTGTTAGCAAATTTAAAACTAATTTATCTGATACAATATGTATATCTGCTAATTCAGAATCTCTAATGATTTTCACATTAAATTTTGTTTTAAGCAAATCTACTTTTTGTCTAGGTAATTCTAAATTTGGATATCTATATATTTTTTTATCTTGCAAATCAATTGCTTTATCTGAAGTAATTATATTTAGTAGATTGAGTTCATCCTGATCAGGATACCAACTTTTTGCTCTACCAAAATAATAACCATCTTCTTTTAAACTAAAAGATCCAATACCTAATCTTTCCTTTCCGTTTGACCAGATTGAATTTTCAGCTGAAACAGTTATGTCTAATTTATAATGTTTTTTTTCCATGTTATTTTGCATATTTTAAATATTCTGGTTTTACTTGTACTTTAAATACATACAAGTCTCTATTACTAATGTGAATTTCTTTTCTTACAGTTGGTTCTAAATATTTAAAACTAACTGAATCAAGCTTGCCTTCTTTTTCTAACCAAATAATCATATCATGCGCGCTTTTTCTAGAGAATTTATTGAAGTCAGATTGTTCTAACCAATACTGAACATCTTTGTCTCTATTAAAATGATACATGTAACGTTCTGATTTCTGTGCAAACTCCCATAGTAAATGATAGTTTTGTAAGTAATCAATTGTAGGAATAACTTTTGCAGCTATAGCTCTATCTTCTTCATTATAAGATTGTAAATACTTTTGTATGTCTTCTAATAATGTTTCATCTAAAACTTGTTTATTAGCTGATTCATAAATTACTGTATCTACATTAATTGTTCCTATTAAACCTGAATCAACTTTATGTGCAAGATTTATAGCCATACCTTGGATCATCCATTCATCATATAATGAATCTCCTGTAATACAATTATAATATCTTACTTTGCTAGCTAAATTACCATCATAAATTACATCTCCTGCATAAGCATCTACAGCTAAAACTGAACCAGCTGTACTTTCAAGTGTTTGATAATTCCATAACTTGGCCATTAATACAGTTGACTTAATATTTTCTCCACTTTCAAATCTTTCATAGATATCATCATGGGTAATAATTAAATCAGCTAATTCATAGTCATTGGTTACAGATATACCATGTTCTTTTAGAGCAGATTTGATTCTATCTAATGAAACATTACATTTTGGCAATACAAATGCTTTCTTTTTGGTTTTAAAAGTTGTACTATCTTCAGTACTATTTGTTAATATATCACGTATTTTTAAAAATGTTGTTTCATCTTGAGTGACTAATACTTGTTCTATCACATTGGATGATAGCACCCCATAATAAGGGGCACTATCTAATCCAAAATGATTTAAAGCAGTAGTATCATATGATTGATAAACTGATTTACTTGCCATTTTATTTCATTGTCATTTTGATGATATCTGGATTCATCATCATTTTGTTAAACTTCTGTTTGTTACCATTGAAGATTGTACGTACAATTAGATACTTAAGATCATTAGTGAAATAGTCTTTAGTACAAAGAGAAATCAATCTGTCTGATACTTTTTGGTTTACAGTATTGTCTTTACTGTAAACAACTGAATAGTTAGCCAACCTTGTTGCTAATGTAGCAGCAATGTCTGCGCGGTATGTATCATCTTTTCCAATACAACCTCTTAACTCACCAAGGATATATGATTCATTATCATGAGTCAACAAATCTTTAGGTGTTACCAGTTTGTCCAGCTTATTGTTAATAAATGTAGTAAACATAGAAGCAAAAGCATCTCCAACAGAACCTTCACCAATCATTTGAATTAATGATAAGTTTGATTCAAAGTTCTCAAAGCTAGATATAGCATTAAAGAATGTTGTAATAGATCTTGCATTTGTTTCTAGTGTAACTAACTCTGGGTGTAACAACAAAAAGTTGATACATCTTGAGTCAATACCTGCTTCTTCTGCCCATTGTGCCCATACATTAACATCAAACTTAAGGTTTGCTGTAACGTATCTGGTTTTTTGTGCAGCATCCACTGAGTTTACCATATACTCACCATTGTCTGGGTTTGCTGTTAATATGATATGCCAATCTTTTGGTAATACCCAAGAGATATAAGTTTGTCTATCTATTAACTCCATAACTGCTTGAATAAATCTTGTGTCAGCTCTATTCCAGTCATCTAGTAATAAGATACCGCCATCTTTTTTATCAGCAATCCACTCCGGTGGGCAATAAGACATCCTGTTCTTACCTGTCATTTTATATCCTGTTTTAAGATATTCTTGAACTGCAAGTTCATCAACCCATAAACCAACTTTTTTGGTTACTGCTGTTTGAATATTAGCAAGGTCTGATGACGCAGCTGATCTTTGTGCTGCGGTATAGGATAAATCATCTATTTTTGGTTCTGAAACTCTTGTTTCTTTATACATTTGAAATTGACGTACTGGGAATCCTACTAAGTCACCCAACTCTTCTATCTGTGCAAGGTTAACCTTAACAAAGTTTAAGTTGTTTTCTTTAGCTAGCTCAACAATGGTAGATGTTTTACCAATTCCTGATTCTCCTAATACTTCTACTGATACAGATTGTTTACCTTGTGCTTGTAAAAATCTATTGTTTGTAATAATGTGATTTACAAACCCTTTTAATTCTGTTACATTTAAATTTACTTGTGCCATCTTTGTTTTTATTAATTTAATTTTATTACTTTTCCTGGTAATTCTTCATTCATAGTAGATATACTACTCAATACCCATAAGGCATTGTTTGGACATCCTGATGGAGCATATGCTTCACCATCTGTTAAATATATTAGTGCTGTATAACACTTCTTTTCATTATAATGGTCAATTACAGGTTGGAAACTTGTTCCACCTCTACCATGTATAGCCCAATCTTTTTTTGGATTAAACTCTTCTACAGAATTAAGTCTTGTATCACATTGAGCTACTGTAATCTTATGACCAGTTTTACTCATATGATGTAACTCATTGTAAAACTCTTTAAGCTCTTCTGTATTTACAGATCCAGATGTGTCAATACCAACAAGAATGTGATTTTTAAATTTAATCTTCAATCCTGGGTTTTCTGCATATCTTTTATTGTATTTACGTCTCAACTTTTTAGTGTATACTACAGATGAGTTTCCAACAAATCTTCTTAAGTAAGCTTTCCAATCAAATTTAGCTGGCTCAACATGAAATAACTTTGCAATTAATTCACTTAACTCACCAGGTACATTTCCTTGTTTCTTTACAGTTTGTTCTGCAGCTTCTTTTAACTGATGGTCTATTTGTTTTTGAACAAGTTTTTTATCAGCTTCAGGTAACTCATCAAATTCTTTCCACGTACTGTGGCAATACTCTGATTCACCATCCATTTGATCCATTAATGAATCTAATGAAGGAGATGTTCCATCTTGTTTAGCTTGTTCCAACAAATTGTAATAGACTTTAGTCCCTGCTTTTGTAGGAAGATTTAATTCAGGAAAACTACTTAGTAATAATCCACCGTCTGGTAGCATGTTTGAACTAATATATTGATTGATCTCTAGATCTGCAGCTATATTAAATAACTTGTGATCAGAATAAAGATCTCTCATCAATAGATGTCCAAATGCTATATGTAATAATTCATGCTTAATCAATCCAACTCTATGTAATTCACTTAGTTCAGTGAAGAAATTAGGGTTAATTGTTAACTGCATACCAATTCCGTGTTTACTTACACCTGCTGTAGGTATACGTTCACTGAATTGTTTATTTATACCAATTAAAAAAAGCCCGTAAAAGGGCTCATCTAAAATTAAAGTCTTGGTGGTTCTTGCAACACCATCTTGTATATTTATCATTTTTGTGGGTATAATATTTTTAATAATATTTTTTTGTAAACAACATAATCTCCAAATTCTTTTATTGTAGAGTTAATGTTTTTACTAACTAATTCTTCTGGTAAATAACCTTTATCAATAGCTCTTAAAAAACGTGTTCTTTTATCAAACAACAATGATTTAGTAAATAATAAATCTAATATATCTCTGTCATCAAAATCTAAGTTTTTGTAGTTTTCAAAAGCTAATTCAAAGTCTTCACCAAGACCCATAAACATTTCACGTAATGAAAAAAATTCTTTAATTGTTATCCTTGCCATCTGGTAAAATTTCTATAATTACTCCAGGATTAACTTTGTCATATTTGTACTCTACAAATACAGGCAATATACAATCTGCATTATCATCTTCAATCCAACCAAATGTAACCATATCATCTTGCACTGTTTGTGCGGGATTAATATAATCAAACTTGTGTTTGCTGCCTCTGATAAATGTAAACTGGATACTTACGGGTTGTTGATGTTTGGCCAACTCAGCTTTAAACTCTTCTGCATACAATGCATAATAATCTTTAGCTACTTTTCTATAATTTACAACAGTTTTACTTGCTATAAAATACTTGCCGGTCCATCTTCTACCATTTTTACTACTTGGGACTGAGCCCGGTATGAACCATTTCATTTTTTATCTGTTTAAAATTTCTTTAAGTAAAGGTTTTAATGTTTGATGTACTATATCAAAACCATGTTCACGCATAGAGTCACTAATATCTTTAGATAAAGGTAAAGCAAAGCCATCTAGATTGTATAAGGTTTTATACTTATCAATTGCTAGATTACCTGCAGTATCATTATCAAAGAATGTGACTATCTTCTTATATTTCTTTTTTAGGTGCTCAATAACATGGGGTTTTATGATTGTATTCTCACTGTCTGGTGCTAATACTTCAATGTTATAACCAATACTTTTAAGGCATAAGGCATCTTTTAATGATGAACAAATTACTAAATAAGGTTGATTGTAAGTTAATTGATCAAATCCCTGAAGGTATGGTTTTACTTTATGAAATTTGTGTTTACTTGATGGTTGATATATTTTATACAACTCATCATTTTTATCAAAATATCCATATATAGAATGACCTTCAATCTTTAACTTCTTAACTTCACCATCTTCTTCTTTAATTAAATTGTAATACTCAATAGGTTTTACATTATATTCTTTCAATAAATTTGAACCAATTCTAAAGCTTAACCAATATCTACCATCATTTTCAGTCCATTGTCTTGTATTGACAAAATCAATTTCCCATTTTGCTTGAGGTTTAAAAGATACTTGCTCAAAGTCAGTTGTTTTAACATAACTATTGTAATCCTCTACTATTTTTCTAACAGCATCTCTGTATTCTAAGTCAAACATAAGTTTAACCAAGTCTATTTTGTTACCATTTTTACCAGTTGAAAAGTCCTTAAATTTATACATACCTATAGATTTATCTACATATATACAAAAGCTAGGAGTTTTGTCATTTGGATTAAAGATTGATTTAATCTTTACATCCTGACCTGTTAAGGGTTCTGATAAGTTTAAATAATATTGAAACACCCAATAGCTTGGAACATCTGTTTCTTCTAGTACTAAATTTTTTGTGTTAAACATATTAAGAATATAAATAAAAATGGGACTGACATATCTCAGTCAGCCCCATAATTAAGTTAGTTATTATAAATCAAAATCATCACCAGAAGCAGCAGAACTAGGTTCAAACTGACTTGTTGTAGGTGAATTTTTCTTCTCTATTTTTCTTAAATGATTAGGATTGTTGCTATCAAAAATCAATAATTTAGATTTTTCAACACCTAATGCTTCAATTGGCACTCCTTCTTTACTGATTTTAGGTAAATATAAATCATTGTTTACATAACCTTCAGTATTTTCCCACTCACGTGCACCAAGACACATATTTACATATGTTGGACCTGATAATAACTTATCACATTTCAACATCCAATCTTCAATTGTGCTAGCTTGAATAGCATCTAATCCAGCTCTTTTATCTAAAGCTTCAGCTAAAAATATCATTGCTTTCATAACTTCAGTATCTCTACTGATTTCTTTTCCACTTGGTAATGTAGTGTCTTTATATGGATACGGTGAATATCTAACTCTTCCAACTTGGCCTTCATAACGAGCACCATCTGGTTTGTTCATATCCTTTAAAAATCCTTGAAAATCTCCTGTTACAGGTTCTGTTTCTACATGCAACATAATGTTGTATGCATTTGCATCATAAGGGGTTTTATCAAAACTAATTGAATTGATTTTTACTTTGTGATTTCCTGTTCCAACTACTGGTTTCTCTTTGCCTGAAGCGGCTGACATGTCTTTAGTACTTAACATAATTGCTTTTTTTAATTAATTGATTTTTGTTTATTATTCTTCATATTTCTTGATGCAATCTTTTACAAATTGCAGGTTGTTTGGGATGAAGTTTTCCTCAAACATTCCTTGGGGTGATTTACATGTGTTCTCTCCGCTGTTTTGTGTTTCAAAACCATAGATAAGTTCACCATCATCATTTTTGCTAACTTTGCCAAATAAAACAATTGAAAATAGGCCTTCCAAAGTTAATGCATTATCAATCATTTTACCAATTGTTTTTGCCTTAATTTTTCTGTTCCCATTAATATCAGTTGCATCTTCTGAGTGAGTCAAAAAGAATACAGTTAGATCATCTCTCAAATCTTTAGGTAGTTTAGCTACCTGAGCTAAGTTTGCTGCAATTTGAGTAAATTTCTCATAACCTTTTTCATTTGCTCTATCAAAATATTCAAAAGAACTCATATACTGCCAGTCATCTACAACCAAAGTCTTGATGTGTGGCATTTTTTCATTAACATGTAAAATAGCTTTAATTACTCCTGCTGCAGAAGATGATGATGCTAAATTACCTTTTGGGTTGTCTTTTGAAATTGCTGCATACATTCCTTTCCAACCTTTAAAAGGTAGTGGTTTATTTGCAATGTTGATTACAAAAGTTTCATCAGGATTTAGATGTCTAATTGATGTTGATTTGCCTGTCCCTGAGTCAGCAATGATTAATACACTTTGTGCCATATTTATTTATTTATTAAGGATACTATTTAATGTTAATTGAATTGACTTAAGTGTCTTGTTGATTTCAACTAAAGCTTCAACTAAACCTGGTGCTTCTTTCTTATCTGGATCTGGTAGATCTGGATTAGCAAAGTCATGGATTAATTTACCTCTACTTGTTACATCATTTATGATCTTTAATTCATTAACCGGGATTATGTGTCTGATAAATCCAGTGCTTGATTCAATTAATTCATATTCTTCTTTCCAATGAGGATTGTGTTTATGAAGATACAATGTTCTTTTTGGGTCTTCTGTATCATAATTTATACTTACAAATTCAGTATAAATATCTTCATTCTTTTCAAATTCACTTGGAAAGAAACTAACATATAATTCATCTTTTCCAGTTGGCCTGTAAGCCATCTTAGGGATATATAATGCATTGATTATTCCATTAGTTTGGAAGTAATCTTCATGCTCTTCTCTTAAAGCATTTACCTTGGTTTTACGTTCATCCGGTGTTATTGCCATTTCTTTTGTTTTATTTAAATTTTTAGTACTTATCATTGTTTTCTTAATGGTTTAATGGGTAATTCTATGTTTTCTAAAATCCAATTGTTATTCTCTAAATACTTATCAATTATAAAATCAAGCATTGTTAAATCATCAATTTGGCAACTAGAAATTTTTTTAACCAGAGCTTCAAGTCTAGATATTATGTTATGAATTAGTGCTGTATCAGCATTGTATATATTCATAAACTGTTTATCTATTTGTTTTATTAAAGTTTTTTCAAGTCTTTTTGTATCAACTTTAAGTCTTGTGTCATAAAAAGGTGTTCCTTCTAATTCATCATTGGCCTCAAGTAATAACTGAGATAAAATAAGACTCCTTACATATATTCTTGCATGATCTTTCATATTATCTTCTTTCTTGAACTCCTGGTGTAGCCATTTCTTCAATTTGCATTGATTCAAACTTAGCTTTAAAGAAACTCATTCTAGTATCCCCATTTCTTGCTTTAAGAAAATGTAGTACTATAGTTTTGTCATCTTCAATGATATATCTATCCGGGCCATAAAATCTAATCTTTTGTTTTGCTGGTCTGTTGATACCAATTAAAGTATCAGCATGCTGCAGCATTGCATCTGAACCAAATATATCTGACTCAAGAATATAGTTTCCATACTTACCGTCTATTGCTCTTTCAGGATTATCAATATTTCTGTTAAGTTGTGATAAAGCAATAAATAAACAAGGATAGTCACGTTTACATTGAGTAAAAAACTCACCCAATTCAAATAACATATCTAATGTATTGTTTTGGTATGGTGCTCTTTTGACCAACATGGTGTGATCCAAAGTAATTATTGTTTTTATTCCTTTATGTTGATTCATGTACATATCAATTTGCTCACGCATTTGATTTACAGTCATAGGAGTACTAACAATATCTACAGGGTGTTTCACTCTTTCTTTAGCATATTGATGACAAGTATTAAGTGTATCAGCAGTAATTAAACTTCCTGCACTACATAACTCTTTATAAGTTTTGCCAGTGACTGATGAAAATTCTCTAATTGCTGAGGTTCTTCCAACCATTTCATACTGAAACTCTAATACTCTAAATGAATCATTAGGATTCAATGCAAAAGATTCTCTTATGATCTGATCTTTAATTAATGTTTTACCTGAACCAGGTCTTCCACCAATAACCGTCAATGTATTCCATTCTAAACCATCAGTTGTAGCATCATTGAATTTTGGCCATGGTGTATATATAGACTTCTCCTCACCGGTTTGTCTTTTGTACATGTATTTTAATGCTTCATTAAAGGCAGCATATTGACCTATCCATGATTCTGTTGGTTTACTCATTTTCTATGATATTTATTACATCTTGAACATTTTGTATACTTGCATTACATGATTTTTCATCAGGTTCCCAAGCACCATCTCTTAACATTATAAAATCTTCCATAATAAGATTCAATTTATCAAGAGCTTCATTTACTTTATCTACTGTCATATTACGTTTTCTTTAAAGTGTTTAGATTCTGTTTCTATACCATCTCTAATCATGTCACAATAATCTGCTAATGTAGATGATTTTACTTTGTGCTTATCTTGTTTGCATATAAAGTATTGACTGGTTTGCATATACATGTATTGTGCATCCCGGTATTCATTTACATACATTCTAGTAGCTTTTATAATCTGTTCCCAAGTATAATCATATGTTTCAAATAACCATCTGAATGATTCAGATAACATTTTCACATTAACCCTGGCTGGTTTGCCACTGGGAAGTTTTATATTAGGAAAGACTTCTCTATAAATATTTATCTTATCAACAAAGTCTTGACCCATTAACTGAGCATCTGTTTTTTTCTTTGCTTTTGTAAAATAATTATCTAAATGTACTATCAAGCTTTTAGCTTCAGCACTCATTGTATATTTACCATTTTCCAAGACTAAAAAGCCTAATTTTTCTAAGGCTAATTTATCATCATTTGTAACTTGAGGCAAAGATACTCCTTGCTTTATTCCAAATAATAATAGTACTTGATTTGGTGTTAAATTGTTTTTCAGCATTATCTGAAATAGTTCCCACATATTCTTTGGTTTTTATTATAAGTGATTGATAATCAGATACGTGATTTAAAAGTTGGACAACAAAAATAAACAAAATTTACCAATTAATCAAAGATTTATCTTGTTTTTTTAGTTCTAAATTTGCTTTATTAAACACATCATTGTGGTCCCATTCTCCACCTTTATATGCAGCTGATGCTGGGTGTGAACATTTAAGTATTTTACAATCAGGTAGTAAGGTTTCCCACTCTTCAGCTTTTTTACCCATCAATATAAATACTGTATCTTTTTTGTGTTTGTTGATATTACCAAATATGTAATTTGTAAATGGTTTCCACAAATTATAGTGTGAACCAATCTTATTAACTTCAACAGTAAATGCTGTATTAATAAGTAATACTCCTTGATTAGCCCAAAATCTTAGATCTGTATGATCTGTACCTATAGCTTTATTAATATACTGCAAAGACTTTTCAGCTTTACCTTTTTTTGAGCAACTAAATGCTAAACCATCTGCTGATCCTAATTGAGGATAAGGATCTTGTCCCACTATGACAACTTTAAGGTTATCATATGTGCACTCTTTGAATGCATTAAATACATCTTTGAATGGCGGAGTAAATCTTAGACCATTAGTTACAGCTGTTTCTAAAAAGCTGAATACATCATCAAATGACTTGCTATCTACAAAAGGATTAAGTATTGCATCCCATCCAGATATCTCTGAATCAGATTTTATTTGGTTTTTAAATTTATTTATATTTGGTTCCATTTTTATTATTTTATATTGTATATTTGTCAATAAATACATTTTAATATGAGTGAAGAACAAAAATTACAAACAGTTGATACATACAACCCTAATGATATTATTAAAGGTATTGAAGTATCAACAGCCTATATTCAAGGGCTTCAAAGAATGTTAACAGCAATGTTTTTGAATTATTCAGAAGGTACTGAAAAATTACCTGATTTGTTTAAAACATTTGAACAAAATCTTGGTAAAAAACAAGAAGATAAAACCAGCTTAAATCTTAATGCAGAACAAGCTGATATCTACACTTTGTTTTCACTTCTTCAGTTATTTAAATACCATGCAAATGCGCAAGGTTTAGCTAAAAAAACTCAAACTTCAGCTACTATTGAAGAATTAAAAGAAATTGCAACAATGATGTCTAAACAAGAAGATGTAAGTGAAAAGTTAAAAGAACTTCAATCTAAAATGAAAATTATAGATTAATTATCTTAATTGCATTCCACTAAAATCTCCAATTTCTATACAGGCTTGAATAGCTAAGTTTAGCTCATCTTTGTCACACTGACCAAAAGACTTGCAGTACTCTTCTTTATTTTTTGTAAAGCAGAGTCCTGCTTTTCTTTTTACTGCTAGTTTAGCTTCTTCAAATGTGTATCCTATTTCTTGAGCTATTTCTCTAATCATTGCATGTAGTCTGGCCAACTGAGGATTACTTCCTTTATCACCACTCACGCCAATAAATATTTCTAATTTAGCTCCATCAGGTAAATCATTCAAAAACTTTTGAAACTTATTACCTACAGCTTTGATTGGAAAATCCAATGCACCATCTTTAATAGTGCACTGGACAAATAAACTATCTTTCATCTTAATATCATTGTTAATGAATAACCCTCTTGTTCATCTCCAGGGTCTGATACTATAATTACTGTTTCCATTACTTAAACCTTAAAGCTGATCCAACATAAATAAACTCTTGTGCGCATGCTTCACAAACAGCTTCTGTTTCATTTCTGTGAAGTGTTTTGTTAAGACAATTAGGACAAGGTGTATCTTCTAAATAACTAAACTCCTCACATGATTGTTTAGCTAATTCTTGTATATGAGCATCATGATCTCCATTGAAATCTTGCTCTATTGTTTCCATATAAACTTCTTTCATTCTTCCCATAATATTATTTTTTTAAACGTACATTTCATGTTCATCATGAACCTCTATAACTTTTTCATCTAATGGTACAAACCTTTCAGCTCTATAACCAATCCAATGTAAACCAAACTGAGTACGGCCTTCATTAACAACACCTTTAATGATATAGACTTTTTGTTCCATACCATTAACGTATTGTTGAATTACTTCATACTCTGTACCTTCTTTAACTGATGCTCCTTGAGGAAGCTTTGTATCATCTATGCAAACTACTTTCATAATAAATTATTTAAAAGCTATTTTCTGTATGTACATCCCAATCCTCATCTTCATCATCTTCTGAATAAACATTGCCGGTGCCCTGGCAATCATCACACATTATTTCCTTGTAACAACCACCACAACATTCATTGCTATGATCATGACAATTCATTACTGTAATTGTACCGTCTCCATCACAATTTGAGCATTTCATTTACTTAAAGGATTATAGTATTTAATTTTTTTAGGATCAAAATCTCTTAAAGCTGTTTGTACCCATAATTCATCTTGAGTATCTTTATAACATAAGATATGGCATGTTGCTTTTTCAGTTGGATTAAGACGTAATAGTCTTCCAATTCTTTGAGCACTTTTTCTTTCATTACCATATGCATGCATAATAATACCTTGTTTTAAATTAGGTATAGTAACACCTTCACTTAATTGTAATACACATGATAATCTATCAATTCTACCATCTGAGAATAGTTCTAGGTTTTCTTCATTTTTAGAGTTCCCAGAATGGTAGCTGTGTTTTGATAGTTTATCTGCTTGCTTTTGAGTATTAGCAAAAATAATACATTTAGTTCCCAAATTGGGAAGTAATGATTTTACATAATCTTCTTTAGTTGTGTATTCCATTAAAGCTCTCATTCTCATGATTGCTGCAAGTTGTTTAGCTTTCATTGATTGAGCTTCTCCACATCTTCCAGTAACATAATCATAATCTTTTCTTTCTGAAGTCCACCAAAAACCTCCTTGTTTTTTGGTTTTTTTTAATGTCAATAACTTTGACAGTTCTAATTCATGTACTACTATCTGATAATCATTTAGTATTTTTGAGTCAGTTGCTTCATCAATGGTAAAAGTATATTTAATTGGACAGTACTTGCTTACCATTTTTCCTTTTTCAGAATCATTGTATTTGGGTGGTGTACCAGTTAAACCTAAGATTTTACCTTTAAAGTTTGAAAGAAATTCAGAATGTGTTTCTAATAAATTGTGACACTCATCTAAGTATACAATATCATAGTCATTAGGATTTTGTTTTCCTATTGAAAGATATGTGGTAAATGATAAATGATCTGCAAGTTTTTCTATATCAAGCTTCTTAAGTTCTGCTAACCAAGAATCTTTAATAGATAACTTTGGTATAACTACCAATGCTTTTATAAAAGGGTTGTAATTTTTTTGGAAATGCTGAATTGCAATTCTGGTTTTACCTACACCCATACTAATGGCCAAGCCACATCTTTTGTGATTTAATGCAATTTTTAATGCATCTTCCTGTACTGACTGTCTACTCATTGGATTGTTTTATATCTGATAATATTGTATCCAGTGAATGCTTTACATTACTTAAGATTTCATCTTCAATACTTTTGAATTTCTTGTATAATTTGGTATCAAAGTTTTTCTTTAAGTTATAAAACTTTTTACCTGATACATTTACATCATAAGCATATACATGATTAACAAGTTGGATTCTATCTTCTGTAATAACTATAAAATAGTCATTGTACTTAATATATCTTTTGTCTGTTATTGGACATAAAGATAATTCTGAATTTGAATTTTTAAGTACATATGTTGCTATAGATAATGCTTTCAATTGATTTACTGATAGCTCTATATCTTTCATGTCTGTACTAACAAAATTCTTTTTATACCATAAGTATTTCTTTAACAATAAACGTTTAAGTTTGTGCTTTGCGGATTTAAATAATTTCATAAGTTTAAATTTTTGTTATTTGTTTAAAGTTTTTGAATAAGCTCAATTAACTTATTAATAATTATACCTCTATCAATTTCATCTTCTATGATAGGTACACATTTTTGTTCTTCACTGAACATGCCTGCATCTTTATCATATACATAAGCTTCTAAAACAAGCTTAAGAATTTCAATCTTTGATATAATTATTTCATTGTCAAGTCTCTTATTTTCTTTTTCTAAGGCTTCTTTTTCAATAGTAGCTTTAGTTTTTTCAGAATGTTTTTCCATAATTAAAGTTTTATTGTTGAGGTAAATATACGTGAATCAAACCATTTTTCACAAAAAAGTGTGATTTGCACCCATTTTTCACCAAAAAAACCTATTTTTCCTGAGAATCCTCAATTACTAAGTATTTTGTACCATCTTCTGTTTTTCTAACCTTGCCTACTAGCATAAGTTCTTTTACAGTTTCAGGATCCAATATATCAAAGGTTTGTTTCATATATATGATTATCATAAATCAAATAGAATTACCAGGCCAGCAGCACCAATACCTGCCAAAAAGTAAACAAAATTGTTTACCCATTGAGGATACCATACTGTTGTTGGCTCTGTATCAATATGAATAAGAAAGCTAATCTTTTGTTTTACTGTAGGATAAGTTTCAATTAACCATAAAGTTAAAGGATCTTGTTCTGAGCTATCAATATGAAACTCAGCATAAGTGTGTAATTTATGACCAACAAATACATCATTCTTTTGTAAGTGTTCAGGTATTTCTGACAACTTAATTACTGATCTTGTTATTTTTTTCATATCTTATTTGTTTTTAAATTGTTCTAAATCTTCTATACTCAATGGTCTGTAACCAATAAGGTGAGCATCTACATTAAAATACTTATGTACTGTACGTGCTAGTTTACTGTCTTTATCAAGATAGCTGTCATGTACAATAACTTCTTCAAGTTTATTTTCATGATGTATATGCGCGTGTATGTTTCCTCTATAGAAATGTACTTCATTAGGATGAATAGGTACGTGGGTTAAAATATAACCTTTGTAATCTACTGCACCAGCTACACCATCTACATACAATAACAATTCTTTTATGTCTTGATGTCTGTCATGGTTTCCTAATACAACAATCTTTCTACCATTTAACTGGTCAAACTTAAAGTAATGTAAGGATTTCTCCATAGTAACATCACCAATAATATAGGTTGTATCTCTTTTGCTTACAACTTTGTTCCATTCTTGAATAAGAAAAGCATCATGCTCTTCTTCATCAGTCCATCCTCTATGAATAGCCATATTTTTATGTCCCATATGGAGACAACCAATAAATCTTACTTTGCTCATGTTTTTGTTTTTAAAAGTGTCACATATGATAGTTTATTGCATGAATTTTTAGTAAAGTTTCATGCACTTTTGTAGCCGGAGAGGGATTTGAACCCACACGGATATTGCTATCCAAAGGATTTTAAGTCCTTCATGTCTACCAGTTTCATCATCCGGCCAAGTTGGTGTGGATTTGCTGTTGGCACCACACCATTGCAAGTATTACCTTAGCTTGCGCCACCATTCATGAACTTCAGACATCCCAATGGTTGTTATTGTACTATCTGAGTCAAATAACAGCTGTGATTCAATCAGGATTTGAACCTGAAACCTACGTCTTAGAAGGGCGTTGCTCTATCCAGTTGAGCTATTGAACCATCATGCAAATATAATACTTAAAACTTTAAGAGAATATGTTTTTTCTAATATAGTCTTGAGCATACTTTGGGTCTCCCATTGCTTTTATAGTAGCTAAATGTTTATCTAACTTTAATAAAGCTTTGGCATGGTCATATTTGCCATACTCACTAGTAAATACAGTTAAGAAGTTAAATTTAACCCATCTATCTGCAGTACCTATCTTAATAAAAAAGTCAGAAAATGCTTTACACATCTCTGATGTTTTAGAATTTGTAATTACAAACTCACCTTTTTTAATAAGTGTGGAAGTTCCTGATCTGTTTGGTTGATCCATAGCAATCATTGCAATCATTGAAGGCTCTAAATTATATAAGTTTATATACTTTAAAAGTGTCATATAATCTGTATTTACATATTTCCATGCATTTACATAATTAATTAAGTTCCAAGATTTACTTGTATTGTTTAAAGCAGCCATTTTTTCAACTAATTCATCATCAGTGTCAATTTTCACAACTCTGTATACAATAGGTAATCCTTCTCTTTGACAAGCAGTAAACAAATGTTGTCCATCTATGATATAATTGCGTGTGATACCATCAATTAAATTTGTTTCAGCAACTATTACATCTCTGATACATCCCATATTTCTAATACTAGTAACCATTTTTTCTACATGCAATGACTGAATTTCTCTATTCATTGGTAGAAAGTAAAATTTACTGTAATCCGTTGTTGTTTTTTGTTTTATGTGTTTCATCTTTAAACTCTTTTAATTTATTAATAATGTGTTTCTCTGAGCAACCCAATGCTTCAGCAGCTTCTCTTTGTGTTTTATACTTAAGTAAGGCTTTTTTGATGAGTATGTTTTTGTTCTCCTCTAAATTTAATGTTTCACTCATTACTTGTGATTTAATGTCTGCTATCTGAAAATCCAAGTTCAATGGCATCAGCAGGATTTGTTTCTATCCAAGTATGACAATTTCTACATACTGGTAACCAGGTAGTTATATCTAAATGATATTTTCCTCTACCTTTTTTGTGATGAACATCTGTTGCATGCAAAGAACACTGATGGATCTTTGCATGACAAACTGGATGTTCTGTTAGATAAACTTTGCGTATTTTAGAATACTCAGAGTTAGCCTTTGATAGTTTGGCTGATACTTTTCTGATTGTCATTTTCTTTTAATGTAAAGAAATTCTTTGGCAATAGGCCTTTAGACATAAATCTTAAGATTACGTCTTCATAAGTAATACCCAAATCTTTTAAGGATAGAGTGTTGTTGTAGTCTTCCAATATTTCATCTTCTGGTACTGAGATAATATACTCTGCAGTTGGTCCATGAAATGTTCTACGGAAAAAGTCATTAATTCTTTTGTTACAAATAGTTTGTTTCCAAGCATTTATCTCTCTTTGAGATCTTCTCCATACTTTGGATATTCTTCTTTTCTTATCCCAGTGTAGAGTTTCAATTTCTTCTTTGGTATACACATTAAGGCCGTGTAATACTCTCTTAAACAAGAAGTGTTGATAGGAATTTAACTTGTTGTAACTTAAATTGTTAATGATTGACGGTGGATGCAATTGGTATTCTTCCAATAATCCATAATACTGATACCGTGATTCACGGAGACTGATGAGTCTTATAGATTCATCTGTCTGGAGCTGGTTTAATTGTTCTTGAGATAGCATACATGTTTTGTTATGAGGTTTTAAGTGTGTAACGTGATTTATATAAATAGAAAAGGCTAAGGCACATGTAGCCATTATTTAATTTCCTCTGATGGAAAACCTTTTATATTATATTGGGAGTTTAATTAAAGTTCAAAAGTATCTTCTTCTACAAGATCTAACTCTTCAACTTCATTAGTAGTTTCAATGTCATCAAATGATGGAGCAACTACTTCTTCTTCTTTAACATTGATACCAAATGCTTCTGCAGATGTTGCTTTATCAACTTTAACTGAAGACTTTGCTAAATTGAAAGATGATCCTCCATTAGCTTCTTTGATATCTTGACCATTAGTATGAGCAACTAACACATCTTCTGCAGTGATATCACTTACATAGAATGTTTTCCTATAGATAGGTTGACCATCTTGACAACATACAATACCAGTTTCACCGGCATATTTGTAATCTCTTTCTGGATCTGTGTTGTTAAAAGGCTCTAATGATTCTTTGATTACAATTTTACCAGGTAATGATTTAACATTTTCAAGACCTAAGCTTTGTAAATCTTCTAACTTACCATGTAACAATGTACTTAATACGGATTTCTTAACCCAACCTGTGTTACCAAAGGTTACTCTTTCTTGTTGTAATCTTACGTGACCAAATTCTGAGTTTGTGCTTGATTGACGGATAACATTACCCATGTCATCAGCAATGATGTTTACTTTACTTTGCATTTCTTTTTGATTTTAAATTGTGAATAATAAATGATTTAATGTATCTAAGGATTAGATATCATCTGAGTGGAAATCTGAGTCTTCCAATTTTTCATTATCTTCTATCTCATACAATTCCGGTTCATGCTCTATGATTAAATCATCAATTAGTTCTTCTAATGAATCATCATCAATGTGTAAGGGAATTGCAACTGGTTTAGAAAATGAATTGTAAAAAGGATCACCCACTTCTTTTGTATAACCTGCACTAAGACCGTTTAAGTCTCTAACCTCATCATCTGACAAGGATAGATACTGCTCTACTGAGCATTCAATTATACGACCATTTGGCAACTGTATTATCATTTATTGTTCATTTACTTAAAGTAGACCAACAAATGTATAATAATATAATTGTTATTAATAGCATAATTTTTCTTATTTTTTCTGAGTGCAAAATATAAAGAGCATATATATAGCTAACGTTTATTTTATTGTTAGCTTTCTACCTACCCGTTTTATGTAATTACATGTTTTAAGTTCCTTAATCAATCTGTTAGTAGATGATTGACTTATATTTAAGTCATCTGATAGTGTGGAGATTGATGGCCAACATGTTCTTTCTTTGTTTGCATAACAAGCAAGCATTGAATACAGTGCTTTTGCTTGTATAGATAGATTTGGATCTGAAATTACTTCATATGCAACTATACCAAATCTAGTTGATTTCTTGGACATGATCTCTCATGATTAATAAGAGTGCTGTGTTATGATCTCCTTCATTAGAAAGAGCTTCATTTTTAAAAGCATACTTCTCATTCATATATTTACCAAAGTTTTGTATTTTGCCATCTGGTACGGCATCTAATGATTTTTTTAAACCTAACCAAGAATCTAATTCTATTTTAAGTAAAGGCATTGTGATTTTTGACATAATTAAGAGAGTTCTAAAGTTAATTGATTTACGCTTGGTTGTTCTACAACTGATTTATTAAAATAAGGGATGTCCATTTTGTTTATTTTGGTTAATTCCAATGGACTAATATCCTGATCATATTCTGTAAGCTCCATACTTGTATTGTGATAATACAATTTAACTTTAAGATATTTATAAAAAGGATTGTATTCTCTAGAGGATGACCATGATCCATCACTAACTACATAACCAAATATGTTACCTTCTCCATCACATAAACCCATATCACATAATATGTCTGTCTCATAATGCTTTGATGCATGGTAACTTATAGGTTTCACTTTAAAGTGATCTCCAATAGCTAATGTTTCATATTGTTGTTCAGTCAAAATCATATGAATGATAGTTTCTACTGAATGTTCTGGTAAATCTTTTAATAGTATATGGCTAATGCAGTCTTTGTTTGCAGAATTTCTAATACTGTCTGAGTTAATAAGGCCAATAAATATTTTATTGAGCAGGTTTTTTGATATGCTATATGTATCCATGATTAATTTTTAAGATGAATAAAGCAACCCAACATACAAAACAAGGTATGAACAGAAAAATATGCTGAGTCACTATTATTCAATGGTTTTACAAGGCCTAACTACTAGTATAATAATATATAATATTACTGGTACTGTTAGTGTGTCACCTGTGATAGTTTTTAAAATTTGTTTTCTGGTTTAAAGTGATTACCTTTTGGTTTTTCTTTAGAGAATAACCCTTTGTAATTGAACTCAATACCAATGCAACCAATTAATATTTGGATGTTACTTGTGTTTTCATACGCCACAAAGAAACCAAATGCGGTTACTATACTAACATGGAACCTACTTAAAATTGTAGTCTTACTCATATGATAGGAGTAAAACAAAGCATTGTACAATACAAATAGCAAAGCAATATGCCATAGTATTAAATAGCTTATGTCTAAACTGAATAGTTCTTGTATGTTATATACATAAAAGAATACGGCTGTTACTGGTGCAGCAACAACAACTAAGAATTTGATTATTTTTTTGAATGTTTTCATGATTAAATTTTTTAAAGGATTTTTGATTAAAACCTACCGTAATGTAGATTACGATAGGATTAGATTAGTTAAAGTCAGAGTAATACTCCATGTAGTCTTCAGCTTCTGTATCATGATGGATTTCTACCAGATTATTATCTTCTGCTAGTTCTCTTAGATGATCATCAGCAAGGATAGCATCTTCAATTTGTTCAATTGACGGTGTTTCTACTTGATTACGATCTAGTTTGAGATGCTTGTGACCAGTAAAGAAATTCACTTGAGGTGAGTTCTCTTCTGTGTAAAGCATGATTCCAATTTGTGATTTGTACTGTGTGAATACTTCAGGTTTTAAAATGATTGCGTTCATATTATTTTTTATTAAGGATTTGTTGATCTGAATCTTGATAAGGGTCTGGTAAATATAACTTGTCTTGATACCATATACAAAAAGGTTTTCCTAATGTATCAGTAACAACTCTGCAAGTATCTATTCTTACGATGTGATTGTATTCAGGTTGACTGACTACAGTTCTGTGATATTGTCCTTTGACCATATCTACAATGATATAGACAAAGAACAATACTACAGCTATTCCGGCTAAGTTAATCCTCATATTCATATTTTTCAGCTAGATCACAACCTACTATAGCAGCAGGTATCCATCCAAAGATCAACATAAACATAAGTGTACCACCATTGGTAGCACAAGTTTTGAAATCTGTTACACTAGATAACAGGTAAGCAATTGAGGCTATTAAAAGCCATGTGATTAGGAATGTTGCAATAACTGCAAGCATAATTTTTGTTGTTTTCATACTGTTTTGATTAAATGATTAATAATGTCTATAATATCTGTTAGCTTTTTTCATTTGTTTTTGATTAAACTTCTGAGCTTTTTGGTAATTACACCCTTTGGATGTACCACAAGATGTAAATGATGCTCCAAGAGCAAGAGTAATAATTAAAGCAATTGTTTTCATAACTAATTTTGTTTGGTAAATAAAAAAATGCAGGCTTTGCACCTGCTTGGGAGCATCTAACCCTCCAGTCTTTGTTTTTACATCTTTCAATGTACCTGTATGTTTGTAGTTAACATATCCCTGCATTGTTTCATCACCACTTATGCTATGGTATTATAAGAAGAGATACTAACGTATTCTTCTTAATGAGTCTGGCTTAGATCTGTATGAACTACATGATCTGGTAGCACAACTTTCTAAGACAACAGTAACTAATAGCAATGCTATGATTGCAATAACTTTTTTGTTCATGGTTTTAGTATTTAAGATTAATTAAAAAGGGCCCAATTAAGAGCCCATTATTTTAACAAGTGGTTATTTCTTCTGGATCATTGGTCCAGGCATATCTTTCATTCAGTTTGTTAAGTTGGATATCTTTTAAAGATTTACCCACTGTTCTAAAGACTACAAAATCTATTTCCCAATTCATACCAGTGTAACTGATTTCTATTAAGGATTGAACTTTGTTGTTTCTGTAACTATGAACGGGTTGTACTCTAATATCTTTACTTATCATATGTAAAGGAGCTAATACACTTTCATTATAATCTGAGTGACTTACTCTGATCTTAAAAGTGTTGACAGGTGTACCGTTTACTAATACGGTTTGCATTCCAAATAAATTGATTGATTTCATACTTTCTGTTTAATTAATGATTATTGATTTTTACAAGATTCCGGATGATAATGCTCTTATCCTATAGAGAGAGATAACAATTCTATAAGGGAAGAAGACTACCATGTGTAACTACTACTAATACTTTTGTTAGCTATATATATAATAGAAGGTGTAAGTATAATTATGAGTGTGATTAAGGTATGTATTTGGCAATATAAGATCACCCATATACATTGTAACACACAAATGAATACAAAATTCTTTTAAATAAATAGCAAAAGGGAAGATTAGTAACCTTCCCTCTCCAATTAGATTGCTTCCACCCAATAGAGTGTAGTTTCTTCCCCTGTTACAAGGTCAACTACTCTATTATCAGATAATTTAAAGCCTGGCATCTCATCTCCTGCGTTCAACTTTTTCTGAAGTTGTGCAATTGTAGGATGATTGGCTTTCATTACTGAGTTAGTCTCAGGATCAATAAGGCTCAATACACCAAATGTAATATTACTTTGGGTTCTTGTTCCAACACTGATGCCGGCTAACGTACCTATCTTAGATTGGATAGGTGCAGATGTAACAATAATGGTAGCAGTTCCCGTGCTATCATTCACTCTCAATTTTCTAAAAAATACTGACATAACTAATTTAATTAATTGTTTTATTGCAATAGTGCAACAATTAGCTGGGGAGCAGAGAGAGGCTGCGCGGAGCGCAGCAGCAGGAGAGCAGAAAGGTATGCGTAATGGCTGTTGGGCAGAAAGATTAATAACAGTAAGAAAGTATGCGTTGTGGCTCTTAAGTAAAAAAAGGGTCAATAGTAACCCTTTAAAAGAAGAGGAGTGCTTTTACACACTCCTCTGTTCTGATGTTACACAGCCTCAATCCACATTAGTGTTGTTAGCTCACCAGTTTGAATATCAACCACAGGGTTGCTACTCATTTGGAATCCTGGCATTTCATCTCCAGCATTTAGTTTCTTTTGCAAAGCTGCAATTGTTGGGTGATTAGCCTTCATCACCTGATTGGTTTCAGGGTCAATAAGACTTAGCACTCCAAATACTACACTACCTTGTGTACGTGTTCCCACGTTCAGTCCTGCAAGTGTAGTTTGCTTGCTTGTGATTGGTTTGTCTGTAGCAATGATAGTTGCTGTTCCAGTAGACTCATTTACTCTTAATTTTCTGAAGAAAACACTCATAATATTATATTTTATTTATTTAGGTACCACAGACGCGGGGGTACCCTCACCGCAAAAATTAGCTGGGGATCAGTTTGGTAGTAGGTACTCACATTGCAATACACACTATTTTTTTTGGGGACAAAAAATTTTTTTGAGTTACCGTGATTAGGTTGTGTCAAAATTATTTTACCTTTACAAAAGGATTTTGTATATTAATGATATAAACATAACTCAAATAAAAAAACTAATGAATAGTACATTGCAAGATATAATGGGAATGATTGCCAAGCGTAAAGTCAAAGTCCCAACAGATAAAGACTACATAGTGTCAGCAGCATATAGTGATACTCAAGAGGTACTGAAGCCTCAGCCAAAAATGGAAGCCAGCTTAATTAATATTGGTGCATTAAAGAAATACCTTATATCAAGTATAGCTAAAACTTCATTAGGTGGTTGGGCAAGATATGATGATACTGAATATACTCAGGCAGCTCCTTTTAATATAGTGCACAATGCTGCAGCTGTAGTAATACCAAATAATGCAGGGTTTAAGATTGAAACGCAATTGAACTCAACCAGTAGTTTTTATGATGGAGCTACACAAAGAATTACTCCAAATAAATTAAATGACGCGTATAGTATGGTTGTAACGTTTAAAGCTAAAACAACTAATGCTTCACAAAATCACATGGATATAATCATGAGTTCGGCAGGTCCTACTCCATATGATAGGTTAGCTAAAACTATGATCTTTACTAAAACGGCTACTTGGGAAAACTTTAATGAGACGTTTTTATTTTATGCTGATAGTGATTTTGTTGCTAATGGTAATCAATGGAAGATATCTGCAACAGGTAACACTGATGTTCAAATTGCAGATGTAATTTATTATATTCAAAAAACTTATACAGGCAGTTAATATGGCAACTAAAAAAGATTCTAGATTAGCAAGTGCTGGAGTTGCTGGTTACAATAAACCAAAACGTACTCCGTCACATCCAACTAAGTCACACGTAGTTGTGGCCAAAGAAGGAGATACAGTAAAGACCATTAGATTTGGTCAACAAGGCGTAAGTGGTGCCGGGGCAAATCCTAGTACACCAAAAGAAAAGGCTAGACAAAAATCATTTAAGGCTAGACACGCATCAAATATTAGTAAAGGTAAAATGAGCGCGGCATACTGGGCTGATAAAGTTAAGTGGTAATGGCAAAAGCAAAATCTAAAGTTAACGCTGCTGGTAACTACACCAAACCGGGAATGCGTAAAACTCTCTTTAATAAGATTAAAGCGGGTACAAAGGGTGGTGATCCTGGAGAGTGGTCTGCACGTAAAGCACAACTACTTGCTGTTCAATATAAAAAAGCAGGAGGAGGCTATAAGTAATGGCACTAGCAAAATCACAAGAGTCTTTAAAGAAATGGACCAAAGAGAAATGGAAGACCTCAGACGGAAAACCGTCTAAAGGTAAGAAAAGGTATTTGCCCTCTGCAGCATGGGATGCTTTAAGTCCTTCTGAGAAAGCAGCTACTAATAAAGCTAAAGCTGAAGGCAATGCCAAAGGAAAGCAATTTGTTAAACAACCTAAATCCGTAGCTAAGAAAGCTGCAAAATATAGATAACTTTAAAAATTAAAATTATGAAAACTGTAAAAAAAATGTCAAAAGGTGGTGCAATGAAAGACGTACCTGCTAGTAAAAAAGGATTAGCTAAACTTCCTACAGAAGTAAGAAACAAAATGGGATATAAGAAAAATGGTGGTGCTGTTCCTAAAATGAAAATGGGTGGGGCTATGAAAGGTAAAAAGTGCTAATCATGAAGAAGACAGACAAAAAAAAGGTAGTTATTCCCAAAGGATATCATAAGATGCCAGATGGTAAGATTATGAAAGATAGTGCCCACAAGAAGACTAAAAAGAAGTAATATCAATTTTCCTATTGAAGGATTATGATTAATGTGTATGAGAGAAATTGATTTAATTAAACTAGGGTTTCAACGTTTTGATGAAAGCCCTGAATCCAGCGGAAGCCCACAACCTTGGTACTATTATGCTAAGGATGTTGGAAAGGTTGGCTTCTTATCCTGCGATAGTGATTCAGATGAAGCTAAAGCTGGTAAGTGGAGTGTTGATGTTTTAGACGGAGATATTGTTTTTACAAAAGCGTCAGAACTGAAAACCGTAATTGCTTTATTAGAAAAAAATAAAATCTAAAAAATAAGTCCATTAAACTTTTTTTATTTAAACTATTATTATATATTTGTAATATATTGTTTAACTTAAAAAATAACAAAAATGGCAAATGCAAAAACCAACAATCCTTTAGATGAAAAGGAACCAATCCTTACTAAAGAAGAATTGAATGCACGTAGAGAAGAAATCAGTGCATTCTACAAAGACAATATTCCACATTTAGAAGTACAAGCAGAGTATGAGATGCTTTTGGCTACTATTGAGAAATCAAGAGCTGAAAGATTGCAGGCTCAAATGTATATGGCACAAGCCTATGCTTCTCAAAAAGAAGGTGGACAAGTACCTGTTGATTCAGAAGAAGCAAAAGCTTTTAAAGAAGCAATGGAAAATGCTGCATCTCAAATTGACTAAACAATGAAGATGCTAAAAAGGGGGGATTCTGGACCAGATGTCCAGACCCTCCAATCCAAACTCTTATTAAAGCAGGATGCACAGTTTGGACCCGCAACAGAAAAAGCTGTAATCAGATTCCAACTATCTAATAATCTGCCAGTTACAGGAATAGTAGACTCAGATATGTGGACATTGTTATTTAACAAAGTACCTACATTACAAGAAGCTATTGATGAAGACTCGGATGTATCTCAACAGTTATTTAAAACTAATTTTGATCAGACAATTCATAAGTATTATTTATCTCCAAAAGAATATATCAAAGGACCAATTAAAAATGAATATATATTCTTACATCACACTGCAGGAAATAACAATCCTTTTGCTTGTGTTGATATGTGGAATAAAGATGACAGAGGAGCCATTGGAACTGAATTTGTTTTAGGTGGTAAAAACTGCCACAATGGAGATGCTAAATATGATGGTAGAATGGTTCAAGCTTTTCCAACAGGAAATCAAGGTTGGCATTTAGGTTTAACTAAATCAGGTTGGATGAATAGACACTCTGTAGGTTTAGAAATCTGCTGTATGGGTCAACTTACTAAAGATTATAAAACCTATGTAGGAACCAAGGCTCATCCAGATGAAGTAACAACTTTAAAGGAAGTATTCAGAGGATTTTTAAATTGGCATTCTTATTCAGAGAAGCAAATTAAAGAAACTGAAAAGTGGATTAAGTATGTTGCTGAAAGAGACAGTATTGATGTAAGATTAGGATTGAAACAATTAATACAAAAGTACGGTGCAACTAAAGCATTTGAATATAATGAAGATGCAGCTACTGGAAAAATTAAAGGATTACTAACCCATACCAATGTAAGAAAGGATAAGTTTGATTGTTATCCACATCCTGACTTAGTTGATATGATAATGAGTTTAAAATAATGGCTATAGTAAACAAAGTAGATTTAAAATTACAAGTAGATATTAATGAAACCATTAAGTATCAGATACTTACATATTGTTTTTTTGAAAATATTTTAATTAGTAATTCAGATCTTAAATGTTTAATGGAATTATCCAAGCAACCAAAGGTTGAATTAACTAAGTTTTGTATATTCTTAACTGAACAAGAAATATTTAAAAGTCCACAATCAGCTAGAAATGCTTTAGCAAAAGCAGAAAAGAAAAAGTTAATAGTTAAAAATGGTGTAAATAAAAAAACTATTTCAATCAATAAAACTATTAATGTTCAAATAGATGGTTTGGTATTGTTAGACTATAAGATACTAGGCCGTGAATCCAAAGAAGCATAAGGACTTTAAAGAGGGTATAGCTGAAGAAGTTGGCGTACACCCACAAGTAGTGGATGATTTTATATCTTTTTATTATGGTAAGCTAAGGAAAAAATTATCTGCATTAGAATATCCTAGGATAAACGTGGATGGATTGGGTACTTTTTATTTAAGAAAGACTAAATTAGAAAACTCAATTAAAAAGAATAAAAGCATGTTGGGTAATTTGACTAAAAGAACGTACAATGGTTATGCTCAAAGTGAAAATATTCAAAGTAATATTGAACAAATGTCTAAGGCGTTAGATCAAATGGAAGCTGACATACTTAGAAAGAAAGACTTTAAAGCAAAATAAATTTTACAATATGGAAGGAAAATGGAAAAAGTATTTAGCAGTATTTAAAAATGCTGACCAAATAGTAGAGGGCATTAAAAATAACATATTTAAAAAAGAACATATTGAGGCTGTTGCTACAGATAGATTTCAAATATGTGTTAATTGTTCTTTATTTGATGCTACTGGAGAACATTGTTTAGCTCCAGGTACACAACCTTGTTGTTCAGATTGCGGATGCAGTCTTGCATTTAAGGTAAGATCATTATCAACATCCTGCCCTAAAGGCTTTTGGGATTCATTAATGACTGAGGAATTAGAAGAGAAAGTAAATCAACAAATTAAAAATTAACATTATGACAGTATCACAAATAGTAAGAGATCTTTTAGAACATAATATGATTACTATGGAAGCAGCAACAGTTCTATTAAATGCAGAAATTAAAGCTGATATGTTGGATAAGAGAAATACTAATCAAGTATTTCAACCTTACCATGGAGTACCAAATGGAAGTACAACAAATCCTTATTATGTTTCTACAACCACTAATGATCCTATACTTGGAACTAGTACTTCAGGATTAAGTGCTGGAGCAAATGAACTTTTAAAAGTAAAGTAATGGCTATTATATTTAAAGAAGATGGACATACTTATGAAAGTATAGAAGAAGATAACATTGAATGGATAAGTGTTACTTCACTGGTTGGTAAGTTCAAACCTAAGTTTGATAAAGAAGGGCAAGCTAAAAAATCTGCAAAGAATAAAAATTCTAAGTGGTATGGCATGACTGTAGAACAAATACTACAGGCTTGGGATAATGAAACAGAAAGAGCTATTAATCTTGGTAACTTCTATCACAATCAAAGAGAATCTGACATGCTTGATTTTAAAACCATTGAGCGTAATGGAACTGAAGTACCTATTATCAAACCACTTGTGAATGATGAGGGTATAAAATTAGCACCTGAACAAAAGTTATCTGATGGTGTTTATCCTGAGCATTTAGTTTATTTAAAGTCTGTTGGTCTTTGTGGCCAAGCTGACGTAGTAGAAATTGTAGATGGTTATATTAACATCAATGATTACAAGACTAATAAGGAGATTAAAGAAAAAGGATATACCAATTGGGAAGGTATTACAAGTAAAATGTTTAAGCCAGTCAATCATTTAGATGATTGCAATTTAAACCATTATTCATTACAGCTCAGTATTTATGCGTATATTATTAAGAAGCACAACCCTTCTTTGAAGATTGGTAAACTTACAATTCAACATGTTAAGTTTAAACAGATTGGTGAAGATGAAAATGGTTATCCAATAAATGAACATTATAACGGTGAGCCTATCTTAGATGAAATAAAAATGTATGAAGTCCCATATTTAAAGGATGAAGTTAATTCATTAATAATGTGGTTAAAAGATAACAAATAAAATTATGGCAAGTATAACAATTACGCAAGTACAATTACAAACGGGATATACATCAGGAGTTCCAACATCTCAATATTGGAGACCAACTACTGAAATAGAAATGAGTATTAATCCAGATAATATTATTGGAGTTGGTCATGTCTATGATATTTTTAATAATTCCTATATAGCAGGTATAATACAGGTATATATATTTGGTGTTTTAACACCCATTTATAGTTCAGATTCCTATGAATCAATAGTTGCATATATGAATCCAACTTTAACTTAATTATGTTAGTAAGACTATTTGACATTCAGAACAGCAAAGTAATACCATCAGAACATTGCTATGCTTTACCTTTTTTAAGTTCTATTATGGAGAATTATCCTGATAGTTATTTAAAAATCTATCAGTATATATTTTATATGAGTTGTCCTAATCCTGATATGAACCCATTCTTCAATTTACCAGAACATGATAAAGAAGATATCATTATTGAAGAAGTTCAGTTAGAAGATTCTCCTGAAGATCCTAAAATAAGATATGCTTTAGATATGTGTTATAAGTTATATGAAACACCTACCTTTAGAGCATACAAAGGAATCAAATCAATGCTTGATAGATTAGCTAAGTACATGGAAGTAACTGCTATTGAACATGGTAGAGATGGAAACATAAACTCTATGGTAAATGCAGCATCTAAATTTGAACAAATTAGACAATCATACAAAGGAGCCTTTGTTGATATGAAACAAGAACAAGAAAGTTCTGTACGTGGTGGTGCAGGATTAGCATATGACCAAATATAATAAACCATTAAAATTAAAAAGATGATACAACAAGTAATACCAGTAGGAAAAAAGTTATTGATTAAACAAAAGAAAGCTGAAGCATTTTTTAAAAACACAAATATTATTATACCTGAAGCTGCCCAAAAAGTGGAAAACAAAGGTACTGTAGTAGCTGTAGGTGAAGGTGTTACAGAAATTAAAATAGGAGATGTAGTTCAATATAGTGAGCATTGCTTACCAACATCCATGATGCATGATGAAGAAGAACATTTACTGATTCATGAGGGTGATGTATTTGCAAAATTTAAGTATGTATAGATCCATACCTACATATAAAAATGGGTCTTGGACAACCACAGAATTTGAAACTAGACAGGATTTTATAGATTATGTTTTAAGTATATTTAATGTCCCTGGTCATTATGAGTTTAATGAACTTTCTTTTAAGTTTAATGAACAAGCTCAGATATTTAATGAACAGGGATTTTATTGTAATAAACCATTTAGATCTAAAGATTTTACTGATTACTGGGAAGATCAAAAAAACAAATGTAGAGAAGGAGTTATTTACAGTGATGGAGACAAAAGCTGGTACTTAACTAGAGATTATTACATGTGGTTAAACTTTCTTCCAATCTTTGACAAAGAAGAGAAGAAATATGGTTTTGCTAAAGTACGTGATGCTCAGTATCATATGGCTTTATATGAGCAACTTGCAGAACTACATTACAAGCATTCTGCTATATTAAAGAAACGTCAGATAGCATCTTCATACTTTCACATGGGTAAAATTATTAATACCTATTGGTTTGAAGAAGGTAGTATCTGTAAGATTGGTGCATCACTTAAAGATTTTATAAATGATAAAGGATCATGGAAGTTTTTAGATGAATACAAAACATTCTTAAATGAGCATACTGCTTGGTATAGACCTAGTAATCCAGAAAAGGTTTTATTATGGCAACAACAGATTGAAGTTAAAGTTGGTAATAGAAAAACAGCAAGAGGTTTAAAATCAAAAATACAAGGGGGTTCATTTGAAAAGAATGCAACTACTGGAGTAGGGGGACCATGTACTATTTTCTTTCATGAAGAAGCTGGTATTGCTCCAAAGATGTCTGAGACATATGAGTACTTACGTCCTGCAATGTCTTCAGGTATGATTACTACAGGTATGTTTATTGCTGCCGGATCAGTGGGAGATTTAGAACAATGTAATCCTTTGAAAGAAATGATTACTAATCCAGCAGCAAATGATATCTATGCTGTAGAAACTGATCTTATTGATGCAGATGGTACAATAGGTATGGCAGGTTTGTTTATTCCAGAACAATGGTCAATGCCTCCATACATTGATGATTATGGAAACTCATTAGTAAAAGAAGCTGAAGCAGCAATACATGAGGAAAGAGAAAGATGGAAGAATGAATTAAATGGTGAACAGTTTCAATTAAGGATATCTCAGAAACCTTTAAATATTGCAGAAGCATTTGCATATAGAAAAGCATCTGTATTTCCACAAGGTATTCTTAGCAGACAACAAAAAAGAATTGAAGAAAAAGAATATCCTTATGAACTCATTGAACTAGATAGAGATGAGAAAGGTATCTTTGCTAAAAGAACAAACAAACTTCCAATAAGTAGATTCCCTGTAGACAAGAAACAAGTGGATAAGACGGGAAGTATTGTTGTTTGGGAACGTCCAGTCAAGAGTCCTGAGTTTGGGGCTTATTACGCTTCTATTGACCCCGTATCAGAAGGTAAGACAACTACTTCTGATTCCTTATGTAGTATCTTTGTTTATAAGAATGCAACAGAGGTTACAAGGACTATGATATCTGGAGATGTAGAACAGTTTTTAGAAAAAGATAAAATTGTTGCATCATGGTGTGGTAGATTTGATGATATTAATAAGACGCATGAAAGATTAGAATTAATTATAGAATGGTATAATGCCTGGACTATAGTTGAAAATAACATATCTTTGTTTATACAACATATGATTTCTAGAAAGAAACAAAGATACTTAGTACCTAAACAACAAATATTATTTCTAAAAGATCTTGGTTCAAACAATACTGTTTATCAAGAATATGGATGGAAAAATACTGGTACATTATTTAAAAGTCATTTGATATCATATGCAATTGAATTTTTAAGAGAGGTTATAGATGAAGAAACTGATGTTGGTGGAATTGTTACAAATCAAACATTAGGTGTTGAAAGAATACCTGATGGAATGCTTATTAAAGAAATGCTTGCATATTATCCGGGACTTAACGTGGATAGATTGGTAGCATTTGGAGCTTTAGTTGCTTTTGTAAAGATACAGCAATCTAACAGGGGTTTTTCAAAAAGACGTGAATCAGAAGAAAAATCTTTGGTAAATTCAGAAAATTTGTATAAATTAAAGTATAGTCCGTTTAAAAATATTGGACGTAGTGGAAACAATACTGGAAATACAATTAAAAGATCAGGCTTCAAAAATTATAAATAAATTAACTAAATTAAATTTAGAATGAAAGTACTTAATGCAATGCAGTTGAAGGCCGGTGCAAAAAAAACAGAAGGGCCTACCTTTTCTAGTCTAACGCAACCTATTCAGTTTTTACCTTATTCTGAAAAAACAGATGATTGGGCAGCTTGGAATTTAGATTGGTTAGAACTCCAAGGTATTCAATTTTTAAAACTTAATGCCAGAAGACTTTTAAAAAATTATAAATTAGCTAAAGGAATCATAGATAAAACAGACTATATAGTTGAACCTGATAATGACTATAAAGATTTAATGGATGTTTTAACTAAAGAAAATGATTCAGCTTTAGAACTTAAATTTTATCCTATCATTCCAAATGTAATTAATGTATTGAGTGGAGAGTTTTCCAAAAGATACAATAAAGTACAGTTCAGAGCAGTTGATGATAGATCTTACAATGAAATGCTTGAGCAAAAGAGAATGCAAGTTGAAGAAGCTTTACTTGCAGATGCTGAAAGAAAGTTAGTAGAAAAGATGATTCAAATGGGAATGGACCCAGCATCTGATGAAGCTAAACAACAACTTGCTCCAGAAAATATTAAGACATTACCTGAAATTGAAGACTATTTCAGTAAATCATATAGAAGTTCTGTTGAAGAGTGGGCAACTCATCAATTAAATGTTGATGAAGAAAGATTCAAAATGCAAGAACTTGAAGAAAGAGGTTTTAGAGATATGCTTATTGCTGATAGAGAGTTCTGGCATTTCCGTATGTTAGAAGATGATTATGACATTGAATTATGGAATCCTGTTTTAACATTCTACCAGAAGTCTCCAGATCAAAGATATATTTCTGATTCAGCATATGTTGGTAAAGTAGATTTGATGACAGTATCTGATGTTGTAGATAAATACGGATATTTGATGAGCCAAGAACAATTGGAATCATTACAAAGAATTTATCCGGCAAGATCTGCTCAATATCAAGTTAATGGATATCAAAATGATGGTTCTTATTATGATGCAACAAGATCACACGCTTGGAATACTAATGCCCCAGGTTTAGCATATAGACAATATACAAGTAACTACATGGCAGATCCTGCTAGAGGTGGTGATATATTAAATCAAATTTTAGGAGAGAGTGAAGACTTAGCTTACTTTGGTGATGGTAATTTAATGAGAGTATCTACAATTTATTGGAAGACTCAAAGAAAAATTGGACATCTTACTAAAATAGAATTTGATGGTGAAGTAACTCAAGAAATAGTTGATGAAACATTTAAAGTAACAGAAAAACCTGTTTATGATACATCAATCTTTAAAAATAAAACAAAAGATACTCTACTACAAGGAGAACATCTTGATTGGATTTGGATTAATGAGATTTGGGGTGGTGTAAAAGTTGGACCAAATGTACCTGCTATGTGGAAGAGTTCTACAAGTAGTGAAATAAATCCAATATACTTGGGTATTAATAGAACTAAACCAGGTAGATTACCATTCCAATTTAAAGGAAACAATTCTTTATATGGTTGTAAGTTACCTGTAGAAGGTAGAGTGTTCTCTGATAGAAATACAAGATCTACTTCTTTAGTAGATTTAATGAAAGCATATCAGGTTGGATATAACATGGTTAATAACCAGATTGCTGATATCTTAATTGATGAATTAGGTACAGTAATTATGTTTGACCAGAATGCATTACCACGTCACTCTATGGGAGAAGATTGGGGTAAAAACAATTATGCTAAAGCATACGTAGCAATGAAGGATTTCCAAATGCTTCCTCTTGATACTTCAATTACTAATACAGAAAATGCTGTAAACTTCCAACACTACCAGACTCTAAACATGGAGCAAACTAGCAGGTTAATGAGTAGAATACAATTAGCAAATTACTTTAAACAACAATGTTTTGATGCAATTGGAATTAATCCTCAGAGATTAGGTGGTCCGGTAGCAGCAGAAACAGCTACAGGAGTAATGAACGCAATGCAACAATCATATGCTCAAACAGAAATTTATTTTGTACAGCACTCTGATCAGTTAATGCCAAGAGTACACCAAATGAGAACAGACTTAGCTCAGTTCTATTATAGTACTAATCCAAGTGTAAGATTGAGTTATATATCTACTGAAGCAGAAAAGGTAAACTTTACAATCAATGGTACAGATCTTTTACTAAGAGACTTCAACGTATTTGCTACAACTAAGACAAATCATAGAGCTATTCTTGAACAGTTAAAGCAAATGGCATTAACTAATAATACAACAGGTGCTAGTATATATGAACTTGGAAACATTGTTAAAGCAGATTCTATTGGTGAAGTAACAGATATCTTAAAAGATTCTGAAGCAAGAGTAAATGCTCAAAGACAAGAGGAAATGCAACAACAACGTCAAATGCAAGAACAACAGTTACAAGCACAGGCGCAAGAGGCTCAAATGAAAGTTCAGATGGAGCAAGAAGAAGCAGAGAAAAACAGACAGAAAGATATTACAGTGGCTGAAATTAGAGCTGCTGGATATGGAGCTGGTGTAGATGTAAATGAAAATAAAATAAATGATTACCAGGATGCACTAAAAGATATTCAACAAACAACTCAATATAGAGAGCAAATGAATATGAAACGTGAAGAGATGGTAAGTAAGTCATCTACAGAATCTCAGAAACTTCAAGTTGAAAGAGAAAGAATTGCAGCACAAACACAGATAGCAAAGACGCAGTTAGATATAGCAATACAGAATAAAAACAAGTATGATAGCAAAAAACCAAAAGATAAATAATTAGCGTTAGCTATATACTGCAAAAAACTTTGCAATATTATCAAATATAATAAGTTTAGGATAGTGTAAACTAAATAAAGAATTGTTATATTATATATATAAAGTATTAATTATTAAACCAACAATAAGATGAGTACCAAAAACAACACAATGAGTAGTAACGTAGAGACTTTAGATATTGACTTAGATACAATATTCAATGCAGCACCAAGCGGTGATGACATGACTTTGCCATCTGGAAAGGATACTAAATCTACAAACAACATTTTTTCAGGAATAAATAAGAAAGCAGATTTTTCATTTGCTGATCCAGATGCAGATGATGCAGATGATTTAACTGATAAAGGTAAAACTCCAACATCAAGTGCAGATCTTCTTGCAGATGATGATAATGAGATTACACCTAAAGCAACTAAAGAAGATGGTAAAAGCATCCTTGATAGTTTAGGTGATGATGAAGATGAAGAAGAAAGAAAAGAAACTAGAGGTAGAAAACCTATTTCTGGAATTTCTGATGTCTTCTCTAAAATGATTAAAGAAGATAAATTAGTACCTTTTGATGATGAAAAGTCTTTTGATGAATATACAGCAAAAGATTGGGAAGAATTAATTGAAGCTAATTTGGAAGAAAAAGCTAATCAAGTAAGACGTGAAACACCTAAACAGTTTTTTGCTAGCTTACCTGAAGAGTTACAAATTGCAGCAAGATATGTGGCAGATGGTGGTACTGACTTAAAAGGTTTGTTTTCCACTTTAGGTCAAGTAGAAGAAACTAAGGATTTAGATATTAAATCTGAAAGAGATCAGGAGATTATTATTAAAGAATATTTAAATGCTACTGGTTACGGTACTTCTGATGAGATTGCTGAGGAAATTGAAATTTGGAAAGATTTAGGAAAGCTTGAACAACAAGCTGCTAAGTTCAAACCAAAGTTGGATAAGATGGCAGAACAAATTGTTATCAAAAAAGTGCAAGAGCAACAACTAAAACAAAAACAACAAGAGCAAGCTTCTAAAGCTTATATGCAAAATGTATATGATACTTTAAAAGATGGTAACTTGGGAGATATTAAAGTTGATAGAAAAACTCAAGCAATGTTGTATAATGGTTTAGTTCAACCTAGTTATCCTTCAGTAAGTGGAAGAAATACTAATTTATTAGGACACCTATTAGAAAAGTATCAGTTTGTAGAACCAAATTATAAATTAATATCAGAAGCATTATGGTTATTGCAAGATCCGGAAGGATATAAAGCAAAGATCATGGATAAGGGAGCTCAACAAAGTATTGAGCAAACAGTAAGAAAACTAAAAACAGAACAGGGTAACCATAGTTCAAGTTCTCTTGGGATTCAAGATAAAGATGAAGAAACAAGAAGACAACCAACTAAAAAATTACCTAGAACCAACAACATTTTCAAACGGATTTAACAATCAAATATATAAACAATTAATAACTAAAAACAAGTAAAAATTATGGCAACTCCAGTATTAAATAATGGGATTTTCCTAAGAGACACTAGCTACAAAGCAAGTTCTCATGTTGATTCTTATCACTTGACTCAGATGCTAGGTTCAGCAGAACCTATGGATATGGGACCAATTGATTTATGGGCAATGACTCAAAAAGTTGAAATGCCTCTTTATCAAATGGCATCATTTGGTGGAAAGAATACTATCATGGTAGACAATGCTCGTGGTGAGTACAAATGGCAAACTCCTATTGCACAAGATCTTCCATACATTGTGGCAGACATTGAACCAGCTAATGCCGCTAAAGGTGTAGATGGAACAACATTCAAAATTAAAATTTCTAAAAGAACATTTGGACATGGTGATATCATCACTTATGACAAATACAATGGATTAGAACTTTACATCACAGCTGATGATATCATCCCTGCTGGTGACGGTTTTATCTATACTGTTCAATTAGTAAACAACAACAACGTAGCTAGCTTAGACAATAAGTATTTAGCTAAAGGTACTAAGTTCTTCAGAAAAGGTTCTGCAAGAGGTGAGTACGGAGAAAGATTCTCTGACATTGAAACAGGTTCTGGTTTCCGTGAGTTCTACAACTTTGTAGGAGGAGCTGAAGCACACGTACACTATTCTATTTCTAGCCGTGCTGATCTTATGATTAAAGGTGGTTTGAATGCAGATGGTACTGTACCTGTAACTGAAATCTGGAGAAACTTTGGTGCAAACAATGATCCTGCTGTACCTAGTATTGAAGGATTAATTGCTAACATGGGTAAAGCTGGTGCAAGAGAAGCATTTGAAAATGGTTCATTGACTAGAACATTTATCACTAACATGGAAGCTGCGCATTTATCAAAAATTGCTTCTGACATTGAAACTTACTTAATGTGGGGTAAAGGTGGTAGAATCAAACAAGATGGTCCAGATGATATTAGATTATCTGTGGGATTATGGGCACAGTTGGATAACTCATTCAAAAGAGTTTACAACAAGTCTTCTTTCACACTTGATATGTTTAAATCTGAATTGTATAACTTCTACCAAGGTAAAGTTGAGTTCAAAGGTCCAGATCCACAAAGATCACTTGTTGTTCAAACAGGTATTGGTGGTATGCAATTGATCAACAAAGCTATTGCTGATGAAGTATATGGTTCTGGTTTAGTACAAAATGCTAGTGATATTGGAGCTGTTAAAGGTTCTGGAATGGATCTAGATTATGGATTTGCTTACACTTCATTTACTATTCCTTTCTTAGCTAACGTTAAGTTTGTATTGAACCCTGCGTTTGATAACTTGAATACTAATGATATTGAGAATCCATTAATTGATGGCCGTCCATTAAGTTCTTATAGCTTCATTATCTTTGACGTAACAGATGAAGGAAATGATAACATCCATTTATTGAAATTATCTTGGGATAATCAATTGAAATGGTTCTACCAAAATGGAACTATGGATTATATGGGAAGAACTCAAGGTTTTGCATCTACTGGTAACTTCAACGGATACCGTGTAATGATGTCACAAACTATGCCTGCTATTTGGGTTAAGGATCCAACTAAAGTTTTAAAAATTGTTATGAGAAACCCTATTACTGGTGGTTCATTCTAACAAAAGAAATTGTTAAGCTCCGCACCTCAGCTCTGGCCCTTCGGGGTCATCTGGGGGGCGTCTTAGCAATACTGTGATAGGTTGGCCCATATCTCTATTCTGTGTGCATTGACAAGGGATGTCTAGCATGCTGGGGCCAGCTGATTCACTTTATTTTTTTTAACAAACTTAATTATAAAATATTATGGCACTAGATATAAAAAAAGCAAACAAAACATATGAGTTTTCAAACTCAAATGTTTCTCAAATTATTGCTTCAAAAGCTGTAGGTAAAGATATATTAGATAGAAATTATGCTGATAATGTTGCAGCAAAAGCAGCAGGATTAGGTAATGGAGATTTATATCATACGGCAGGAGTATTAAAAATTGTTTACGCGGCTTAAGTCAAATAAACTGGAGTAAGAATAAAAACCTTACTTTAGAAATATTAATAATAATAAATTGTACATAATTATGTACTTTTGACAATGAGAAAACAATTATTAAATTTTAACACAAAAACCAAATTATGAATGATTACACAATTGTAGAAAAGTATCAGCAAACAAAGAATCAAACTATTGCTATACGCCCTTATTTTAACTCTTCAAAAGAGAACATGGGTTTAGAGCATTACGGATTAGCTTTGCATGATGGAGTATTTCATGAAGAAACATTAGCTTGTTTAGAAATGAATGGGGTTAAACGTTATGTTACAGGATTAAATGAATTTGCTCCTGATGTAAAAATGTTAGCTCCAAAAGAAAAAGAAGCAAAGATCAAAGAAATTAGAAAAGTTGTTTCTCAATTAGAAGCTGAATTAGCTGCTAATGTTGTTGCTGTTGATGATAAAGATTTTTGGAACAAGCTTACAGTAATGAAGCCTGATAATTCAAAATTTTGGGATAAGATTAGTTTAAGATGTGGTAATGATCCTGTGTTTTTAGATCCAGATAAAGATCCTTATGACTTAATTAAATTACATGCTATTCATGCAGGAGGTTTTTCTATTGTAGCAAAATCATTAAGAGAAGCAAGAGAATCAGGTAATCCACCTAAATTCTATCTTGATACAATGGAAGAAACATTAAGTACTAGAACAGAACTTAGTAAATTAAAAAATAAAGCATTGGTTGAACTACAAAAAATGTATGATTCAAATGCTTCAAAATTAATGTATGTTGCTAAAATCTGTGATGCTGATAGTGTACAGTATGTTAAAAATACACCTAATGATATTCTTTATGAAAACATGGATGAATATATTCATGGTAATGGTGCTGAGTCTTCTAAGAAAAGAGCAGCTTCACAATTTATAGAAGTGTCAGGGTTATCAATGGAAGAATTAAAAATTAGAGCTTTAATTAAAGACTCTTTATATTATAGATTTATTACTACTAAAGCTGGAGGTTGGATTGAACCAATTGACAGTGGAATTAGATTGGGTAAGTCACCATCTGAATGTCTGGAATTTTTAAAGAATCCAGAGAATGAAGAAACATTGATGTCATTACTTAATAAAGTAGAGCCATACTGGAACTCCTAAAATTTAAAAAATGGATAATAACACACTTTTAATTAAATTAAAACAAAGACTAAACAAACTAGATAGCCAAGACTATGATAACATAGAGTGTTGGCAGTTTGTTGAAGCTTTTAATAAAGTACAGGTAGACTGGTGTAGAAGAAATTTGCACGGGGGTAATATGTACAAAGAAGGTGATGAATTATCTAAAAGAAGAATTGATGATTTACAACCCCTGTTAAGAGAGTTATCTTTAACAGGAGTTGTAACTGATCAGTACTTTGAAACAAATAACTTTCCTATAAATACTTATTTAGAATACAAAAGAGTAAGTACGGATGCTACAAGTGAATGTTGTCCAGATCCTAGATCAATGACAGTATATTTAGCTGAAGAGGCTAATGTATCTTTATTACTAAGAGATCCATTAAAGGATCCAAACTTTGAATGGGGTGAAACATTTTGTACAATGTTGGGTAACAAAATTAGAATATATAGAAAACCAGATTTTAATATTGTAAACCCTGTATTGACTTACTATCAAAAGCCTGTTTATATACAAATACAAGGTTGTGTTGATCCATATACAGGTGTTGTTAGTACAACTAATATACCTTGTCAATTTAAAGATGATGTTGTTGAAGTATTATTAGATGATACGGCTTCACTTATTGCAGGAGATATAGAGAACATTTATCAACAACAAAGGGGCCAAGGTTCTGCTGAAAGAAATAATTAATCATGGAAAATAAAATGAGATCTTTAAAGATAAATACTCAAGTAACTAAAACAATTAGCAGACCATCTGCAAAAGTTGAAGAAAAAGAAGAAAAAGAAGAAGAATCTGTTATAGCTAAACCTGTACCAGATACTGGTGTTGGTGGAAGTTCTTTAGATACTATGACTGCTAATTTAGCAACTGAAATGATGAATGCTGCAATCAGTTTTCATAGACTTCATTTAAAAGTTAATGGAGAAGGTTCTTATTCAGCACATATAGCTTTAGGTGGTTTTTATGAAGGTCTACATGATCACGCTGATACTTTAGTAGAAGGATATCAAGGTGTGTCTGAAAAACTTTTATCATACAAAGATTCACCAATTAGAACATTAGATACTGTAGCGGATGCTGTTGGATATTTAAGAGATTTATACAATACTGTTAACAAATTACAGGGTATGATGCCTTATTCAGAAATTGTAAATAATCTTGATCTTGTAAAAGATTCAATTAATTCAACAAAATATAAATTAATTTTTCTATCATAATTGGAAATTAAAAACTTTTGCTTATATTATATGTGTACACGTAGTACAAATTTATATATTTATTAATAACAAAAAACAAAAATTATGGCTTATTTTAATCATGCGTTTTACAAAACGTTTGTTGCTACATCAACCCAAGCGTCAGCTGGAGTAGCAACCTCAGCATTAACTGCTGGTCAGCTTGGTTTAGTTACTGATGCATCATGGCAAACAATTGCTATTGCTGGTGGTACTTTACCTGCTAACTCATTAGCTTATCTTGTACAAGGTAGCTACTACACTAAAGATACTATTGGAAACAATCCAGGTAACGGTGGTTACAAGGAATCTGTTAAATCAAAAGGTATCAATCCTAAATTCATCTCAAGAGCATGGGTTACTAACTGTTTATTGGCTCAACAATCTACTGCGTCTTTATCATTAGGACCTGATTGTGCTCCATGTGGAAAAACTCAGTTCATGAGAATTGATGTTAAAGGTTCTCCAACATTACGTTTCTTAAATCACAATGCTTATTCTATTGGTGATAGTGCAAACATTTGTTGTGTAGGTGATCAAGAATTTTTAGATCCAGCATTAGTTTCGGCTACTATGGCTCAAATGGTTCTTGCTAATCCTTTAATTACTCCATTTGTTGCTGAAGGTGACGTTGATGGTGTTGCTACTGCTACATTAGCTGGTGGTTCTGGATATTCTGTTGCTTCTGGTGTTGCTACTACTGGTGGTTCTGGATCAGGTTTTAAAGTTAATATTTTAACTGTATCTTCTGGTGCTATTGCTACTTATAGTGTTGCTGCACGTGGTGCTGGATATGTTGTAGGTGATGTATTAACAGTTGCTGGTGGTACTGGTGGAACTTTCACAGTTACTGCTCTTACTGCAGGTGGTGTTGTAATTACTGCAACTACTGGTGCTGTAAGTGTACAGTCTGTTTACACTATTGCTCAAACTTTAGGTACAGCTGCTTCTGGAAACTATGTTCCTTCACTTGATCCTAATGGTACAACTAAAGTTAGTGCTACAGTTAATTTTGTAGGAGCTTATGTTGATACTAAATTTGGTAACTGTTCATTTGATACTAGAGATCATTTTAACGCTGAACCTGTAGTTATCATTGCTTCTATCCTTGATGAAACTGGAAATCCATGTAATGATTGTGGTGTTGCTACAAGCACTCCTGGTCAAATGCAACAAACTCAAGGTGAAAATGTAGTTAGAGATTTAATCTTATCTGAAAGATACAGACAATCTCCTTTCAATCAAGGAAATGCAGATAGTGCAAGAATTAGAGAGATTGAGATGTCAGATGAAATCTTAGCTGCTGTTGATAGATCTGCTACTTATAAAGCATATTATATCCAACATACTGTTCCAAGATTCAACAACCCAAGTGGTGTGTTTGACAATGATCAATATGTTTACCAAGTATATGTTAAATGTTCTGACACTGCTGCTAACACTGCTGTATTAGCATTGGTTAACAAAGTGGTTGCTTTAGCAAATGCTGCTGGTAATAACATTGCATTAGAAACTAACTCTTACTGGTAATCAATATACCTTAAGAGGTTGATTTTTTAAAAATTAAGAGTAGGAGTCAAAAACTCCTGCTCTTTTTTTTTTCTTTATTCTAATTTTTTTGTATATTGTATATATAGTGTATCAAAATAAATATCAAAATGGCTGACAAACATATATTAAGCTTAGAAATACCAACAGTATCTAACTGTAATCTTTTATGTATTAAAGATACTAGTCAGTATTCTTCAGAACTTGCTGTTGATTGTGAAGAATTATTAATCACACTTCCTGGCTTTACCGTACCTGTGTTACTTAAAGTAACAAAAGGTTTTGACATGTGTTTAACAGCATGTGCACTTGCAATACAAAACCTTAATTGTGGAACTATACAACAAGAAATTCCTGATGGAATTTATGTTATTAGATATAGTGTATCTCCAAATTCAAAAGTTTATGTTGAATATAATCACTTAAGAGTTACTAGATTATTGACAAAATATTATGAAGTATTATGTGATTTAAATATTCAAGCATGTCAACCTGAATCATATAAACAACAACTTTTAAATGAGATGAATTATATTAAAATCATGATTGATGCTGCTGTAGCTAATGTTGAATATTGTCAATCTCCAGCTCAAGGAATGCAATTATATAATTATGCAAAAGATGGATTGAATAGAATAATTTGTCCTTCTGGTAATTGTGGGGGAAGAACATACTTATACTAATAGTATATACTAAAAGTATATGATGATAAAGATTTAAATAAACCAAAAATAAATTGATATGAACTGTGCAAATTGTAACAAAACATTTACTTGCGGTTGTCAAAAAGCATTTGATGACCAAGGTACTGCCATATGTAAAACATGTGTGAATGAATGGGCTAATAAAAGATTATCTGGTGAAGCGGTTACACAACCATTACCAACAAGAGATTTAAATTTAGAATTAGCAGCTCAACAAATTAGAGATCTGAGAAATAAATAAATATGGAGCAAGCACTTATTAAAAGAATTAGGACTGAACAAAATTTTGCAGTACAAGCATATACAAATTTTAAAGAAATTAAATTTGGTATAGAACCATGTTGCTATGTTGATTTTGAGACAGCTGCTTTAAATAAGTATTTGTGTGATTGGCAAAACAGTGCTTCTAACAAAATAATTATTGATAGTGGTCAAGTAGGCATCTTTATTGAACCATTAGCAATAGTTAATACAGAAGCTAGTATGTCTTGCCCAGTTATACCTACTAATGTTTGTACAATAATAGATCTTGAAAATATACTTTGTAATACAGGAACTTATATACATACACAAGATGTGCCATTAGCTGTTTGGGTTATAACACATAATTTAGGAAGTTTTCCTTCAGTGACAGTTGTTGATAATTTAAATCAAGTTGTTGTTGGTGATATAACTTACAATAGTTCAAATACATTAACAATAACATTTACCACTGCTTTTGCGGGGTATGCATATTTAAATTAAAAACAATTAAAACAAATAATAACTAAAAACAAAAAACAAAAATCATGGCAATTAAATATTTAAATAGTATTAACCTGAATCAGAATGAATTGCAATTTGCAGTTATTCAAAATTTAGGCACACCTCCTGCAACGGCAACGGAAGGTCAAATTTATTATGACACAGTAACTGATAAGTTACAGTTAAGAACTGCTAGTGCTTGGGTTCCTATTCTTTCTGGTACAGATACGAATACTACTTATACTTTAGCTACAGCTCCAACAGGAACTGCCATTAGATTAACAGGTAGTGATTCTACTACTAATGATGTTACTATAACTGGTGCAGGTACTGTTGTTGTTACAAGAACAAGTGCTAACACATTAACAATTACAGGAACTGATTCTGCTGCAGGTACGGTAACTTCAGTAGTTGCTGGTACGGGTATTTCTATTACCGGAACTGCTACTATAACTCCTACAGTAAACATTCTTTATGCTGGATTATCTAATGCTATTTTAGCTGCTACTGCAGCTACTCCAGTTGGTGCTGATACATTATGGTTTAGTGATGCAACAGATAATACAATTAAGAAAGCTTTACTTTCTACATTCCCTGGATTTGGTGCTGATGGTACTGTAACAAACGTTACTGGTGCTAACTCTACATTTGTTTCAACAGCAGTTGCTACTGGAACTACAACTCCAGTTATTACAGCTAGTTTAAGTGCAACAGGTACACCAAGTGCTACTACTTTCTTAAGAGGTGATAATACATGGGCTGCTGCATCAAATTATACTAGTTGGTCATTACAAGGTTCAGCGGGAACTACAGAAGTTATTTCAAGTGGTGAAACTGTTAACTTTTTTGCTGGTGCGGGTATAACAACTACTGCTTCTAATTCATTAGGTATTAATTATTTAAGTATTGTAAATACAGGTGTTCTTGCACTTACTGCAGGTACTAATATTTCTATTACAGGTACTAATACAAATTTAACTATTAATTCAACTGACCAATTCCAAGGTACAGTAACTTCTATTACTTTAGCTGCTGGATCAGGAACTGGTACTGCAATTACATCAAGTGGTACATTTACATTTGCTGGAGGTACAGGTATTACAACTTCTGTATCAGGAACTACTGTAACTATTAATGCTACAACTTTAGGTACTGTAACAAGTATTACTGCAGGAACTGGTTTAACAGGTGGTACAATTACTTCTACCGGTACAATTGCTGTTAAATATACAGGAGCGGGTAACATTGTAGATGCAGCACCAACTGGAATACCTTTAACAAGTTTTGATTATTTCTTAACACATAATTTTATAACAAATAATGCTGAAAAATCTCAAGTTGGTGCATTATCAATAAGTGAATTAGATGCACCTTCTGCAGATTTAAGTATTAATACATTTAAATTAACCAATGTTGTTAATCCAACAAATGCTCAAGATGCTGCAACTAAAAACTATGTAGATACTACATTAGCTGGTTCAGGTGCTTTAATTTACCAAGGTGGATATAACGCATCTACAAACGTACCTAACCTTGATACAACATCAAATATTCTTATTAATAGAGGATTTACATATACTGTTACAGTAGATGGTTTATTCTTTGGGGAACAAGTTAGAGTTGGTGATTTAATTATTGCAAATGTAAATATTCCTGCTAACAGTCCTTCAAATGCTATAACTAACTTTACAATTGTTCAAGATAATGTTGATTTAGCTAGTACAACTACTGTGGGTATTGCTAGTTTTGCTGCTGCAAGTTTTGCAGTAAGTGCAGCTGGTGAGGTTACAATCAAAAATGGTGGTGTAATTTTAGGTACACAAACTACAGGAACTTATAACCCTACTGTTGGTTTATCACAAACTATTGATATTGGAAATAATACTACATCTGGTGTTGCAGTATTTAATACTGTTACATTAACAAATGGTGTTATTACAGCATTTACCACTGAGAATATTCAAGCATCAAGTACAGCTAATCCTGGGGTAATTTTAATTGCAACAGATGTTGAAGCTACTGCTGGTGTTGTAACTACTAAAGCTGTTACTCCAGCACAATTAAAATCTAATGCAACTACAATTGCTAATGCAGCTATAGTAGCTAGAGAATTTAAACAAACTGTTACTTTAGCATCAACAGTTATAAATCATGAGTTAGCTTCAAGAGATCTTATAGTTCAATTGTATGATACAGTTACTTTTGAAACTGTTTATGCAGATATTATTAGAACAGATGTAAATAACTTAACTGTTATTTTTGGAGCAGTTCCAACTAATGCTATTAGAGTATTAATTACTAAAATAGGATAAACATTACTTTTATATGAAGGGGGGATTTCATAAATTCATGTTTTCCCCCTTTTTTATAAATAAAAAAATTGTACTTTTGGTACCAATATTAAATAAAATTATAGATGGCAATAAGATTTTTAAACAGTATAAATATCCAAGCAGGTACATTAACTGTATCAACTATAGCTAACTTAGCCACAGCATCTAACGTATTTTTAGTTTCAGATGGTGGTTTAGTTAAATATAGAACTGCCGCACAAGTGCGTTCTGATATTGGAGCAGGCACAGGTACAGTAACTAGTGTTGCTGTAACTAATGGTACTGGTATTTCTGCATCAGTTGCAAATGCATCTACTACACCAAATATTACTATTACAAATACAGACTTGGGTTCTTCTCAAGCTATATTTAAAAACTTTGCAGTTGCTGGTGAAAGTACAGTAGTTGCAGATAACAATAATGATACATTAACTTTTGTCAATGGAGCTAACGTTGCTATTACTACTAATGCAACAACAGATACAATAACTATATCCGCAGCAAATACTAATAACTTTCCATCAAGTTTAGCTTGGGATACCGGAACAGGTATTTTAACTTTAGGTAGAAGTGGTTTATCTTCTTTAACTGTAGACTTAGACGGTAGATATTTAGAACTAGCAGGTGGAACTTTAACGGGTGGATTATATGGAACATTTGCTAGTTTTGGTGGTACACTTAATTCATATGTTACAATAGATAATTTAGCAAGAAGATTTAATTCTCCTGAAGGTGCAACTTATATTACAACTAACTCTTCAATAGTTGGAGCTATTAAAATTAAATTACCTATAGCAAGAAATAATTCATCTACAATGATGATGTTTACTGTTAAGATCTATCAATATAGTACAGGTAATTGTCATGAATTACAAATTGCTGGATATAATTATGCTGGAGGAAGTTGGTATAATACATCTGTTACAAATTTAACAGATAATGGTGGTAATTTAACTGTAAGATTCGGTACTGATGCAACATCTGATTGTGTATGGATTGGGGAAACTAGTTCTAGTTGGTCATATCCACAAGTATTTGTAACTGACTTTCAAGCAGGATATAGTGGTCAAGCTAATTCTTGGGGAGAAGCTTGGAACATTACATTTGAAACAGCATTTGATACAGTAGAAGATACAAGAATAGCATCACAAGTAATTACAAGTAGAAATATTGGTGTACAAAATGTTCTTACAGCTACTGCATTAACTTCAATGAATATATCTCAGTTTACTAATGATAGTGGTTATACTACTGCTACTGCTGTTGCTAATAATTATGCTTCAAAATTTCTTACATTAACTATAAATGGTACAGGATATGATCTTAGTGCAAATAGATCTTGGAGCGTTGGTACTGTAACATCTTTTTCTTTTGGATTAGGCACAACAGGAACAGATATAAATGCTACCCTTACTAATAATACTACAACACCTGCATTAACTTTAAATGTTCCTGATGCAAGTGCTACTGCAAGAGGTTTAATTACAACGGGTACACAAACTATTGCTGGTGCCAAAACATTTTCATCTGGTGTTACTGCATCAAGTTTTGCTTTTGGTACATCATCAATATATAATTATAGTGGTTTAAATGTAATATATCAAGGTGCTACAGGAACTACACATAATTTTGGCGGTGGCCCTGGTTTTGTACAAAATAATTTATCAGTACCTAATGGTACATTTAATATTGCTTTACAAACAGCATCAACTATAGCATCATTTGATGCATCTAAAAATGTAGTAAGTTTACCTACTGCAACATATCCTTCATTAGCAGAACTTGCTTATGTCAAAGGAGTTACATCTGCTATTCAAACACAACTTAATGCTAAAGGTACTGTCAATTCAATAACCGCAGGAACTGGATTAAGTGGTGGAACAATCACAAACTCAGGAACTATTGCGTTAGCAAATACATCTGTTACTGCAGGATCATATACTGCTGCTAATATTACAGTAGATGCTCAAGGTAGAATTACATCAGCATCAAATGGTTCTGGTGGTGGTGGTATTACAGGTTCTGGTACTGCTGGAAATATTACTAAATGGAGTACTACAACGGGTGTAACAAACTCTATTATGACAGATAATGGTACTACCGTTACTATAAATAGTGGTACATTAGCTTCACCAGTAAATAGTTATTTGCCAGTACAAACTTTTGCATTAAATAATGGAAACGGTGAGTATGTTGAATTTGGTTCTTTAAGAACAGCTACAGGATCAGACTGGACAAATGCTGGATTTAGAATACAAGAAAAAATTGACTCAACTTGGATGGGGTATATGCAGTTCAATGGAACTGGTAATCTAGGTGGTATTTCATTTGGAACAGGTACAAGTGCTGCAAGTAGACAATCTATTGTAGAAAGAGTAATAATCAATAGTGCTGGTAGCATGGGTATAGGAATTGCTCCACTTAGTACACTTGATGTAAATGGTACTATTACAACTAGAGGTCAATTATATATAACATCTGGAGGTTCATCTGTACCTAATTGGTTTTTCCAATTAAATGGTTCTGGAGATTTAGTTGTTGATGAAGCAATAACTTCTAAAAATTTTATATTTAGTAATTCAGGTAATGTATTTTTAAGTAATGGTGGTCAAGTAACAATTGGTACAACAGATGTTGGTACACCTAATTATGGACTTCTACCACAATTAACAGTAGCAAATGCTTCTGGTGGTGTTTTAGATATAAGAACTACTAATACAAATGTTGTAGCTGGTACATCATTGGGTAGAATACAATTTACTGGAAAAGATGATTCACTTACAGGATATACTTCTGCAGCAATTGAAGCTATTTCAGCAGGTACTATTAGTAGTGGTGCAAACGGAGGTGGTAAGTTAAAACTAATGACTTCTATAGCAGGTTATGGTACACCTCCTTTACCTAGAATGTGGATTAATCAAAATGGTTATGTTACTGTAGGATCTACAGACTTAGGATATAGTGAATTTGCTGTAAATGGTAGTGTTTATGCAACAAGTGGTGTTTATGCTGCTTCTGGTAATGGTTGTGCTATTGGAAGTCCTACTATTATAGGTAATGATGTAGGTTTATATGGTCTTGCTGGTGATGAAGTAATTGCCATGTTAAATTATAGTGATGGTTATTATTGGTATGGTGGTGGATCAATAAAAACTACAGGTTCATTTGTTGGTATTAGTGCATTACCTGATTATCCATTACATGTAGGATTAGAAAATGGAAATATTTCTATATATGCTGATTATGATATTGTTGCTTTTTCTGATGAATCTGTAAAAGAAAACATTAGACCTATTGAAAATGTAATTGAAAGAGTACAAAAATCAAGAGGTGTATTATATGATAGAATTGATAGTGGTCATAAAGACAATATTGGTTTTATTGCACAAGAGTTAGAACTTACTTTCCCTGAATTAGTTGTTACTAATGAAGATGGAACTAAAGCTGTTAAATATCAGAATGCTGTAGCTGTTATGTTTGAAGCTATTAAAGAACAGCAAAAACAAATAGATGAACTAAAAGAATTAGTAAATAAATTAATCAAATAATATGCATACATATACCTGGACTATTGTTGCATTAGATTGCAAAATAAATGAAAACAATTTACAAGATGTTGTATACAATGTAAATTGGAGATATACTGCTTCTAATGAAGATGGTGTAAGTGCTGTAAATTTTGGAGCTTTACTTGTACCACCGCCAAGTCAAGAAGATTTTACACCTTATGAAGACTTAACAAAAGATCAAGTTGTTGGTTGGTTAGACGCTGGTTTAAATGTTCCGGCAATGACTGCTGATTTGGATAATCAAATTAACTTGATTGTAAATCCTGTAGATATTACATTACCTCCACCATTTGAAAATTAATAAGATATGTCATTACCATTAAGTGGACCTTTAAGCTTTTCAGAAATAGCTAGTGTAGTAGGTGTTGGTTCACCTTACTCATTAAACACTATGTCAGCTAATGCTGGATTTGGATCACCAGATTCAGTATCTGAATTTTATGGTTATGGTCCTGGTGGTTTGATATTATTTTATAGAACTTTTGATTATGGATTTAATCCAAATGAACAGTGTTTTAATAATTGTAATACAGAAGTTTATCATAATGGGGTAAATCCTTTACCTAGTCCGGGTGATACTGTATATGAAGATCCTGGAGGTAATTTTCCAATACAACCGGGTGGTGTATATTGGGGTATGAGTGAAATACAATATGAACCGGCTTTTATAACTTTTAGCACTATATCAAAAAGTCAAGGTGTAGTAGATACTTTAGGATTATGTTAATGTAAATAAATTAAAAAAATATGACAAAATATATTTGGGATTGTAGTATGATTGAGGTTTTACCAACCTTAGAAACATATACTAATGTAGTGTGTAAAGTACATTATAAAGTAACATGTATTGATGATGAAGATTTATCTGAGTCACCAAAGTCAGTTGATAAACTGGGTATGCAAATATTAAATACAGATAATATAACTGATTTTGTTAATTTTGAAGAATTAACAAATGATGATGTTACTGTTTGGGTAAAAGCAGGACTTGGTGAAACCCGTGTTTCTGATATAGAATTAAAACTTAAAGCTAGATATGATAGTATGACTGGCTCATATATTACATCTATTAATAAAGATTAATAGTTATGAAAAAACCAATTGCTAAAAAAGTTGCTGCAAAAAAGGAAGTAGCAAAAAAAGAAGTAGTAGAAAAGAAACCTATTGTTAAAACTCCTGTTAAGAAAGTTAAAACAATAAGTAAAATTGTAAAACCTCTATTTATAGAGGAACCAATTATTGAGATTAATTATAGTTGGGATATTGAAAGTATTGAAATCAATAACCTAACTAATGTTATTTCTCAAATAACCTATGAATTTATAGGTATTCTTATTGATCAAACACATACAATAAGTGGTACAATAGTAGTACCTAAAATCATTGATACTCATAGTAAAGTAGAAACAAGTGACTATAAGACCTTAACAAAACAAGAGATTATAGATTACATTATAAGCAAAGTATCTGAAAGACACCTGGATGTGATGAAAGATATGATTATCCAAAACTTCAAGGGAACTAAAATAATTGATAAAACTTTTTGGAAATCCTAAATAAGTTATATATTTGTAACATAATTTAAAAACAATTTAAAATCAATAAAAATGGCAAAGACAAAGTTACCACAAGAAGAAGCTGTTGAAGTTAAAAAACTTACAGTAGAAGAACTAGAAAACCTAGTTGATGTTCAACAAAGAATTAACAATATTACCTTAAACTTAGGTAATGCTGAATTGGCTAAACAATCAATGTTAGCTGAATATTCTAAAGTGAAAGCGGAATGGGATGTAGTTGCAAAAACATTAGAAGACAAGTATGGTCAGGTTAATGTTAACCTATCTGATGGTTCAATTGCACCAATTGACCCTTCAGCTAACCCATTAGGGTAAACCCTCTATACATAAATATTTTATAAAAAATTTTATAACTGAACTTTTCTTGTTTGGTTATAAAATTTTTTGTATATTATAATTGTATAGAGCACAACAAACTATTACATTATAGTAAAAAAAATATTTATGATACCAACAAATTCAAGTAATACAACAAACGGATGTGATAGTATTTCATCTAATTGTGTCATTTGGCAAGGCCCGGATATTAGTTGTATAAACCTATGTAATGGTGATACAATTAGTGATGTAACAGCTAAATTAGCTGAACTAGTATGTTCATTAATTGAAGATGGGGTAGCTGCTAATCCAAACTTAACAGGATTAGACATGTCATGTCTTAATATACCTGGTACAACACCTACTACTTTAGTACCTGTTTTACAGGAAATGATTAATGCTATATGTGCAGAAAATTCACCAGTAGGACCTACTCCAGAATACATTAAACAAAACTTACCTATGATGACTTTACCTGCGTGTTTAGTCTACAATGATCCATCAGGTAATCCAGTAACACAATTACGTTTAGATAACTTTACTCTTTTAATAGCAACTAAAGTTTGTGATATACTTGCAGTAATAATAACTATCAATACAACATTAACCAATTATAATACTAGATTAACAATATTAGAAGCATGTGTATTACCATGTACAGGAACTACAGCAGAAACGCAAGTTGTTCCTACATGTATAATTAATGTTGGTCAATTAACAGATGTGTCTGTTTTATTACTTGCTTTAGAAGTAAGATATTGTGCATTAGAAACAGCAGTAGGTTTACCTGCAGCAATTAATGCAACAATTTCTCAAGCATGTATATTGTCAACTACAACTACATTAGCTAATCCAGCAGTATCATATGGTTCAGAAATAGGATGGAATAATACTCCTGTTAATTTAGCACAAACAGTTCAAAACATGTGGATTGTATTGTGTGATATGTATGAAGCTGTTTCAAGCATTCAAACTAACTGTTGTCCTTCAGGATGTGAAAGTGTAACCTTTGGTTATAACACATCAAATATATTAGCTAGCAATGGCACAATAACAGGTCTTAATTTTAACTTCCAAAATACATCAGGTAACGGTTCTGTTATACCAGCAACATTTAATGATTGTGCTGGTAGTACAATTATTACTGTTAGAGATAGTAATAACGTTACAGTTACAAGTACAGTAAGTGTTGCAGCTTTACAAAATTCTGCAGGTGGTGCTACTATATCATTACCAGGTTTAAACACATATGGTCCTTTAACTACAAGTGTAGCATTTTGTGTTACAGATGGTAGAGATACATGTAGTGATACAATAATTAAATCAGTTGCAGGAATCATTCCATGTGTATTACCAATTATGAGTGCAATTACAGAGACAGGTGCTACTGTTACATTTACCAATTCATTAGGCTTATCAGCTGTTTATGTAATTGATATCCTTAATGCTTCAACAAATCTTGTTGTAGCTACATATACACAAAATAACCCTGGACCTACAGTTACTCATGCATTTACAAGTTTAGGTGCAGGAACACAATATATAACTAGAGTAACTGTACAAATTGGTGGTGAAACACGAATCTGCCCTAATACAGCAGCATTTGAAACAACAGCAAATATTCCTGTTATTACTACTATTACAGAAATAAATATATGGTTTGATAATTCAGGATCTATGGATCAAACATTAGCACCATTAAATACTATGAGAGATACATTGTTAAAAGATTGTATAGGACCTATTTATGGTTATGATCCATTAGTACCTGGTAGTGATGCATTATATAATACCAGAGTAAAAGTTTTAAATATGTTTGATACTGGTTGGAATTATAATGAAAGATTTGTACAATGTCTTGCTACACCAAGAAACTTTGATAGAGCTCCAGATACTACAGTAAATCAAGTACTTAATCTAACGTTTGCAGATGAATCTGATGATTATGGAGCAACTACAACATTTAGTAATACTGTAATAGCTGCACAATATGCAACTGATATTGCTACATTAAGAACTAATTTTACAGCAAGTCCTTTTATAAAAGGTGTTGCTTTTCAAGTAAATACAGGACCAGGTAGTTACCCAGGATTTAGATCTTTAACGCAAGCAACTTTTGTGAATACGGGTATTTATACACCTAACGCTAATATTAGTAATTTACCTGCATTTACTTATGAATTAGATGTAACTGCTGCTTCAACTCCAGCATATTACTTAACTAAAGTTGGTGAAGGATTAACTACTTTAGGATTTGCTATTTCATGCTAACTTTTAACAAATAAAAAAAATATTAAAAAAATGGGATGTAATTGTTCAAAATGTAGTAGTAGATGTGGTTGTGCTGATACAGCATTAACTAATCCATGTACATATACTGACTGTAGTGTTGGTAGTGAAAGATGTGATGATGTACAATGTGCAGAATGCGTTAGTTATTGTGGTACTTCTTTTCAAATAGGAAACCCTGGGACTTTATTACAAATAAATAAAGGTGAAAGACTTGATTCTATTATACAGAAATTTGCTATGATACTATCTAATGGTTTAGGCGCATGTACATCTAATGATGTTCAACATGATCCATTCAATGTATATGCTGGTGTTATTACAAGTGGTACAGCATCAATATTGTGGAATGGTACTTGGAGTGGAGGCACTGGTGTTAATATTTATTATAATACACAGATTGCTCCTGGAGCATGGGTTTTAGCTAATCCAGCACCAATTGTACCAACTATATTTAATTATACAATTACAAACCTTTTAGCTAGTACAGCATATAAAGTAAAAGTAGTAAGTGTTGGTAACTCATCAGCATGTAAACCAATAGAAATACTATTCTCTACACTAGCAGTATAACATTAAAAAAAACAACAATAGTGGCGGTTTGTTGGTTTTCTGTCACAGGCGTTGAAAGAGGCTGGGGTAACTCAGTCTCTTTTTTTTTAAATAAACCTGTAATATTATAATAAAATTTTTACATTTACATAATTAATTTTAAAAAAGATTCTATGAGTTATTTAAAAAATAAAATACTTGAGTCATTAAAATGGAAGAAATCACCGGCTTACTGTGCATCAAGACTAGGAATATCAGAGGAAGAATATATTAAGGTTAAAGAACAAATATCAAATAAATTTAAAAAATCTTCTTACAGACAAAACCCAGCAATAGCTGAATCTGTAGACTTAGAAAAGGGTCAATCAACAATATCAGGTTCATTTACATATGAACCAAAATCAGCAGAAGAGATAATCAAACTTTTAAAAATTGATACAAAGGTTTGGAAATTATCACAATATTGGAATAAACAAATGGGTGACCATTGGAGAGTTTCAGCTTTAATAACTAAAATTAAAGAAAACAGCAAAGAAGATTTATTAGTAAATTTACTAAACAATTGGAAACCAAAGGTTTATAAAACAACTTCTATAAATAAATCTTATGACTCTAATAAAACAGATGTTTGTGGAGTAATCTCTTTACAAGATATTCATTTTGGAAAACAAGGAAATGAAACCATTGATAAAGATTTTGAAGATACAATTAAAAATTTATTGAATAAAGGGGTAGCATCACATAATATAAAAGTATTATATTTTGTTGTTGGTGGAGACTTAATCAATATGGATACTTTTGCTGGTACAACAACAAGTGGAACTCCTGTTGATAATTGTATGTCTGCAACAGATGCTTATATGCAAGCCTTTGATGCAATGCATTGGGCTGTAAATTATATAAAACAATACTGTGAAGAACTTGTAGTAGTGTATGTTCCGGGTAATCATGATAGGTTATCTTCTCACCATTTAGTACATGCCTTATCTAAATCTATTTATAATGATGGAGATATAACATGGGATATAAAATATGAAGAAAGAAAGGTTCATGTATGGCACAATAATTTCAATGCCTTTGAGCATGGAGATAAGACAAGTAAAAACAATCCATTAATATATGCATCAGAATACGCTAAAGAATGGGGTAGCACAACAAACAGAACTCTATATAAGGGTCACATCCATACTGACAGAAAAGTTGAGTATATGACCTCTAATGAGACAGCAGGTTTTATAGAAAAGACTTTACCTAGTTTAGGCAAGACAGACTATTATCACTATAGCAACAAGTATGTTGGTAATAGAAGATCAGGAAAATTGGAACTGCAAGATCCAGTTTTAGGAAATATATGTGAATTAACTCATCAATCAATATAAAGAAGCAACTTAAATTTCATTAAGTGGTCTTTTTTTTGTAAATTATAAATATACGTGTATGATAAACAATTTTAAAAAACCAGATTTAAAAGCATCAAGATATAGAGAAAAAAGATTAGGTATATTAAATGAAGAAACAATAAAAGAATTTAAAGAAAAAAAACCTTTATATTCTAGTATAGATAATGATAAATTAAAAAAAATAATAAAGCTTTATAATATAAATTTATGGCAAGCAGTAATAAAAAATAGAGATGGTGTTGAATTACCTGATTCATTAGGATACTTGTTTATTGGAACATGTCCTTCTTCTAAGACGGTAAATACAAACTATGCACTATCTCAACAATATGGTAAAGTCTTACAAAACAAAAATTGGGAAACTGATGGTAATTTAGGAAAGATATTTTATACTAACTGGTCAACTAAATATAGATTTAAAAATAGGGAGTTATGGAGGTTTGTAGCTTGCAGAGAATTTAAAAGAGCGGTAGCTAAAACCTACCCAGAAAGCTGGACTAAATATGTTGTGATGAAAAACAAATATAGAGTTGCTCATTTATATGATGTAAATACAGAAGAAACCAAAAAGGAATTAGAGTTTTATAATGAATTTGAAACATAAACAAAATGTCACAGATAATAATAGGAGAAGCAATATCAAGAATAAGAGGTCAGGTAAAAGCTGAGGTTCAAGATTCTTTTGTTACAGATAGATATATTTACAGTTTAATAGAAAAGTTTGCTCAAGTTTTAATGAGGAGACAAGACTCATTAAACAAATTAATGAAATTCAACTCTGTATGGAAGGCTCTTCCGTATATTGAATTAATTGATGTAGATAAAGTAGAAGCAGGTTGTTCTGGAATAACTAGTGGATGTACAATCAAACGTACAAAATTAAGATTACCTTCTATGATTGAAGGTTATTGGGGACCACTTATACGTACTGTGACTTCAATAGATGCTTCACAAGAACTTCAAGCAACATATCCTGGAACATATACATCCATGACTAAAACAACATCTTTTAAATATAATAGAACAAAATATTTTTGGTGGTTAGATGGATATATTTATTCACCTAATATTGAATGGGATGCTATTAGAGTTGAGGGAGTATTTAATGATGATATTACTAAATGGAATTGTGATGAAAAAGATGATTGTACGCCTAGATATAAACAACCAATGTATATACCTGAAGCAATGTTTGCAGAAATTGAATCTCAAATCATAAACATTATGATGAATACAATGAAGGTACCAAGTGAAGATTCTGATAATAAACAAAACATAAATAGATAATGAGCGTATCACATAAATATAGAACATTCAGTCAGTTATATGAAGATGTTGCAGTTGACTTTACAACTTATTCATTAGAAGGAATGATTGAACCACAGCAATTAATTAAAGTTGCTACTAGAATTAATTATGAACTTGGTTTAAAAATACACAGAACTAAAGAAACTATAATTGATGTAGAACATGGTAGAGCTCAATTACCTAGAGATTTTGCATATATCAATTATGCATTTCTTTGTGGTGAATATCACATTAATGCAACAATGCCATCTGGTACTCATGTTGAAACATTTAATGATGTACCATATGTACCGGCACCTGGTGAAGTTGCTGCGTGCAGTACAGGAGAAGGATGTGCTGATGTATGTGTAGTTAAAACATGTGAAGATAAAAACAGTTACCAATTAGTTCAGAGAATTTCTCCAAATCAATTTAGAACTTATAGTACGTGGACTGAATTAAGAATCCAAGATATAAATCAGAAGAGTTGTTTTTGTCCTGATTTGGCAGCACAAGCTCCAGACATTGCGCAAATAGTTGATGGTTTTTTAATTACTAATTTTACTAGCGGTAGAGTTTATATAAGTTATCAAGGAGCTATGGAATCACCTGATGGAGATTTATTAGTTCTTGATCAACCTCTTTGTAATGAGTATTATGAATATGCATTGAAACAAAGAATATTAGAAAATATGATTTGGCAAGGTGAACAAATGGCTCCTCAATTACAATTAGTTGAATCACGTTTAAGACCTGCAAGAAATAATGCATTATCATTTGTAAATACACCAGATTTTGCTGAAATGCAAAAAGTCTTTATAATGAATAGAAGAGCTCAATATCATAATTATTATAATATGTTTATGAGTCATGCTCCTTATAATCCAAGACTTCATAGAGGAGTTAATACATCTAGTAGTATTAACAATCCTACACACTAATAAAAGAATTAAACTATTATGGCACAGCAAAATGAAAATCCTGGGACATCTTCCGTAAATACTAATTCATTCATAAAAGGAATGAATAAAGATATTACGCAAGCAATGGAACCAAAAGAAAGTTGGTGGCATGCACGTAATGCTATGAACAATTCTACTGATGGTGACCTTGGTGTAATTGGCAATGAACCTTCAAATTTACAATGTGGTGTAATACCATATACAATTATTGGGGCTATACATAGATTTGGTGACCAATGGGTTGTGTATTCTACTGATGATGTAAATTCAGAAATTGGAACATTTGATGATAGTCAATGTAAATATGAAGTTATTGTAAATGATCCTTGTTTAAATTTTAATAGAAAGTATTTAATAACTGGTGCAGCAAAAGAAAATTTTGATTGTACTTGGCAAGTATATTGGGATGATGGAAACAATCCTTCACGTTCATTAAACATTAATAAAGTACCATGGATCAGAACTATATCATCTGCACCTGGTGATCCATGTATTACATATAATGATACAACACAATTAAATTGTGAAAAAATAAGATTAGCTCCTTTGGTTGATACACCTTGTGTTACGTTAAGTAAATCAATTGATGGTGGTATGTTACAAAATGGAGCATATCAAGCATTCATTGCTTATATTGAAACTGAACAAAAGGTAACTGATTATATTGGTATTTCTAATGTTCAAACATTATGGTCACATTCTGGTACAGGAGGTTCATTAAATATTACAGTAAGTAATTTAGATAAAGATTATGATTACTATGAGTTAGTATTACTTGTAAGAAATCAAGGTCAAATATATGCTAAACGTATAGGTAGTTATAGTACACAACAACAAGATATTAATATTGATTATATTGATGATACATTAGTAGCTGTAAGTTTAAAGACAATTCCTCAAAGAAGTCCTGCTTATGAAAAATCAAATGCAATGTATGTTGTAAATGATTGGTTAATTAGACAAGGACCTGTAAGTCAGTTTGATTTTAACTATCAACCAATAGCAAATGATATCAAAGTTAATTGGGTATCAAATCAAATAGATTCTAGTTATTATCATTTAGGTGGTAATAAGTTGGGATTTTTAAGAGATGAACAATATGCATTCTTTATTAGATGGATTTATAATACAGGAGAGAGATCTTCTTCATATCATATTCCAGGAAGAGCACCAAGGCCATTTGCAACCCCTTCAGGGACATTTCTAGAAACAGATGTTATATACGGTAATAATGTTTTAGATTCTGCAGGAGACCCTTTATTTAAGGTTTATAATACAGGAACAATTACATCATCTAATTTAACAGAAGTTCAACCAGATGGTTCATTAATTATTGCTAGAGGTGATATGGCATATTGGGAATCAACAGAAAGATATCCTGCTAATAGACCTGAGATTTGGGGTGACCTTTGTGGAAAACCAATTAGACACCATAAGTTCCCTACTGAAGAAGTAGGGGGTGCAAATTCACCATTGCATATAAGTACAACAGCAGGAGATTTAATTAATGTTCTAGGTGTTGAGTTTACAAATATTGGAAGACCAAAATATAATGACGGAACTTATATAACAAATGTAGTTGGTTATGAAATATTAAGAGGATCTAGAGGTGGTGCTAAATCTATTTTAGCAAAAGGATTATTTAGAAATATGCGTAAGTATACTATACCTAATGCAGAAAATCTAATAGGTGGATCTGTTCAAGGTTTATATCCTAACTATCCGTACAATGATTTAAGACCTGATGTTTATTTTCATGATGGTAATGCTAATAGTATTCATAGAACAGAAGGTTGTGATAACTATAGTCAATCAATGGGTAGTTTTAGACCATTGGGTGCAGCTCCTGCTATAGCTGGTGATCCGTCTGGATATTCAAAAAAAGTATTTACTTTTTCATCTCCAGATCTAATGTTTACTAAACCATTTCTGAATGCATATGAAACTAGAATTTATGGATATTTAACTGGTAATCAATCAGGTTATTTTAAAGCATCAGAAGATCATCCTCAATTTAAATTATTAAGAAATGGTGCAGCAATAATGGCTGCAATTGTAGGTTTAGGTTATGCTGTGGCTCAAGTTCAAGGTGATAGAGGAAGTTCAAGATCATCAGGAACTTCAGGTAATTATATGGCAAATGATTTTTATTTGGGTTTTGGTACAGGTGGTACAACAGGTCTTGGTGCAAGTGCTGCAGCAAATGCAGTTGGAGCTGGAATTAATGCCGGTTTAATTGCTACACTTTCAAGTGTATATGAAAATGTTGACAATGGTGTAGCTTTAGCTGATTTATGGGTAGGTGGCTCAGGAATGGAATTTGCAAATCAATTATTTTCTACAGCTGCCCTTACAGTAGGTATAGCACCTGCGGGTTCAGGTGGTGAATATATAATCAATACTAATAAAAATACACCACTTTCTCAATTGCCTGGTGTGTTTAGAGCTATAGTTGCATTGTTTACAACAGCATCTAACATTGCTATTGGTGGAAATGAAATAGTAGAATTAATTTATAACTTGGTTAATAAATCTGATTTTGTATTAAAATATAATTCAGCAGGTTTCTTTAATGCATTTACAAAAATCAATACAGGATTGTTTAGAATTAAAAATACAGATTCAAATTATCTAGGTCAATCTTTTCAAAGTTTTGATAATGGAAATTACAAGATAAATAATTTATTTAGACCTACTACGGTAGCAGTTTCTTTAAGTGATCCTATAGCAGAACCAAGTGTAGTTGATAGATCAAGATTTACAGTTGGTGGGGATATGAATGCAAATTTAACTGTTAATGTTTATTCTGGTGATTATTTAACTAACCCATCAGAAAAACAAATAAGACCTATATCTGCTTATTATGGAGCTCTTAAATTTAATTTTGATAATCAGTATGGTCAACTAGATGGTATTAAACAAGTTCAAATGAGAGGTTGTGTAGAATACTTAGATCCTACTAAACCGGATGCATTTAAATATTCTAGTTCAGCTATATTTGGTGGTGATATATTTATTACTAGATATACTGAAAAAGTTATAATGCCAATATTTGCACAATACTTATTAGGACAACCTGATGAATTTACATATGATTATTCTCAACATGTTAATATACCTTATCCAAGATTTTGGTTAAATTCCCAAAAGTTTGATATGAGTAAATTAAGTAGAGAGATAGCATCTTTTGGTGCAATCAGTGGTAGTGATTTAGATGCATTGTTACCTAATGATTTATTTTACTTAGATAGAGGTGGTGATAGTTGTAATAACTTTATCAATAGTATTGTTAACAATAGTGATCCTAATCCAATGTTTGCTATGAGATTTGCATATATGTATTCTCATTCAAATGGTATGTTAGATTTCTTTGTAGAATCTGAAGTTAATCTAGCTAATAGAGATTGGGAAGATAGACAAGATGCTAGAATATATGATGTATACAGTTATAATGATATTGATGAATTATTTCATGCTCAGATTGAAAAGAAAGATAATTTTTATAAGTATGATGAATCATTAAGCCCATCTAAATTTGTAACACAGTTGGGTAGCTTTGGTGAGATTCAACCAAGATACTATGATCCATATACTGCAGAAAATTGTTATGTTAGTTATCCAAAAAGATTAATCTATTCATTGCAAGCACAAAAAGAATCTAAGAAAGATTTTTGGAGAGTGTTTTTGCCATTTAATTATCAAGACTTTAAAAACAAAGTAAGTGTAATTAAACCTATTAATAAGAATGGTGCACTTATATTTTTCCCATATCTATCTCCACAAATGTTTCAGGGAATTGATACTTTAAAAACATCTTTAGATACTAAACTTACTATTGGTGATGGAGGTTTATTTAGCCAACCATTTCAAAATGTTGTTAATTCAGATTTGTCAAATGAGTATGGTTCATGTGAAAGTTTAAGAAGTGTTATGAATACACCAGTAGGTTTGTTTTTTATATCTCAAGCTCAAGGTAAGATATTCCACTTTACTGGTCAAAATTTAGATCCAATATCTAATGCAGGAATGAAATGGTGGTTTAATAAATATCTACCATCTCAATTGGTTAAACAATATCCTGGATTAGAAGATTCACCATTATCAGATAATCCTGTAGTAGGTGTAGGTTGTCAAACAATCTATGATCCTAATGATGATATAGTTTACTTTATGAAGAAAGACTATAGAGTTAAAGCTTCATATATTGCTGATGTTACATATACTGAAAAAAGAGGATTTGCTTTATCAGGAAATCCTATTACATTGGGAGATCCAATATTCTTTGATGATTGTTCTTGGACTGTAAGTTATGATCCTAAATCTAAAGCTTGGATATCATTCCATGATTGGCATCCAGAATTTGCATTGCCAAGTATTAACCATTTCTTTACTACTAAGACTATAGCTACTACTATTCCACAATGTCCTCCAGGTTATAATTTTAATTCTACTAATGGGTTATGTGAAAGATCAATAAATATTAATGAGCCGGCTATTGTTACAGTAGATGAAATCAATTCTGTTGTTAATGGTGGACCAGTTAATTGTTTAATAGATATTGTTATTGCAATGGATACATCTGGATCAACTAATTCAGGAGGACGCAGACAAGCACAATTAGCATGGTTAAATGCATTTTTAAGTGATTCTAATATAACTGCACCAATGGCAGCAGGAACAATGCAGATAGGTTTTACATCATGGGGTAGTGGTAATATAAATTATAATATACCTAATCCAGCTGGAGGTACTTGGTCAATGAGCAATACAGTAACTCCAACGCAAGTTGCTGCTTGGTATAATGCTAATTGGACAGGTGGCGGTACTAATGTTTCTTTAGGTATGACTTCTGGTCAAACATTGTTAAATAATAAAGCAGCTAGTCAATTAGGTAATAGAAGTGCACAACCATTTTTTAGACAAATAATTATATTAGTTACAGATACAACAAGTGATCCTGGAAATATTGGTTGTCCATTTCAAGGTACTGGTGTTTCACCAAGTGCAACTGGTCCAGCAAATCAAAGAGTATATGCATTATTTTGTGGTGCAACTAGTGCTATACCAACTGGTAATGTATTAGGTAATATATCTTGTACACCGGGCCCTGTAAATGTTGATGGATACCAATTTGGAATTAATGCATCTGTGCCTGCAACTTTTGCTACTGTAGCAACAGCTATTGCTGGGTCTGTTTGTTCAATTCCATTTGTTTGTACTTGTGCTCCAGGTTATACAAAAGTATTTTTTAATCCAGCAACTAGTGTTTATACATCACCAACAGGTGTATGTGATAATATTACACCACCTGTATGTAGAAAAGTAACTTGTGCATGTCCAACATCTCCTCCGGGAAGTGTTACAACTACAACTGGTAATTGTGATGATGTTTATTTAATAGGTAATCCAACCTATGTGAATCCAAATCCTCAGATTTGTAATTTCTTTAAATATGAATCTACACCAGCTAATTATAAAGTTGGTTCATTCTGGAGACATAATGTTAGATGTGATAGTTTTGCTAATTTCTATGGTACTGATTATCCATGGGAAGTAGAATTGGTTTCTAATACTGGACAAATGGTTAATACTGTTAGAAGTATGGAGTATCAATTAGAAAGTTATGTGTACAAAGGAGATATGGGATTTGCTTGTAATGATGACAGATGGGAAGATTTAAACTTTAACTTTGATCAATCAATCATTTATAATAATGAGCAAGTATCTGGGTTACTACAATTAACTCCTACACCATATAACAATCCTATATTGGAGTTAAGTTATCCTATTATCACTACAAATAGCATAAATATATTATGTTCTAAAGTAGAACAAAAATATAGATTCAATCAATTTTATGACATTACTAATGATAGAGGTGAATTTACAAATGCTGAACAGGCAATCTGGGATACACAGCCTAATGGATATATTAAAGTTTTAAATACTATAAACTTAAATTATAACAAACCTCCATTACAGCATAAGAAGTTTAGACATTATTATAATAATGTTATTTTAAGAAGAGTTAAATCAGAAAATAGAAAGATGTTATTGAGATTGAATAACACTAAATTACTTTTATCAATGAGATAATGGAGAAAAAGATACAACAAAAAGAAAGTAGAGGATTACCAGGTGGCCCAAATGAGATGTTTACTTATACTACAGGAGTATTCTCTACAGAAGGATTTAGAATGGATAGCCCAGATGTAAATAATTATCAAAATATTATTCCATCTGGTTCTATTACCATGAAAGAAAGAGATGGTAGTCCTTTGAGAAAGGGACCAATCCATGGTATAGATAATCTAGGTAATGAGCAAGTTATGTATCCTGGATATAATTATGAATTTCCAGGTACAGAAGTAACAGAAACATTGATGGCTAAAATGGGTGGTGCTCTATTAGATAAAACTATTGAGTGCGGTAATTGCGGTTGGGAATGGAAAGCTGCTGATGGTGGTTCTGATGTTATGGATTGTCACAAGTGTGGTGGTAAAGGTTTGATAAAAGCTCAACAAGGACAGGAAATAAAACCACCATTAGGTGGAGGTAAATATTATACTACTGATAATAAAGTAGTTGACTGGGGAACTGCTGAATATGAAGATGCTTATAATAGAGGTGAAGTATTATCTGATAAAGGTGTACGTTCTGAAGTAACCTTAGATGGTGGAAAACTTGATGATGTAGTTATAAAAAATAATTACAAAAGAGGTTTTTGGGGAAAGTATAGAGATAAAATTATAGATGAAAATAAAGATGCAGGATTACTAGGAGCTATTGCTGGTGTACCTATTTCAGCTGTAACAAGTCTTCCACAACTTGCAGCAACATATGGTATTACAGGAAAAATGGAAAGACCTTCTGAAGCAATGGATATAAAAAATCCTTATTTAGCTATGGGAGTTGATGCTGTGGCTGATCCTACAAATTTAGTTGGTGCAGGATTATTATCAAAAACAAGTTTGATTGCTCCAGAAATAAAACAAGGAATAAAAGTTTTAGGAAATTATGGTAATGATGTAATTCAAACATCAAAAGCAGCTGGAAAAATTAAGTTACCTACATATGCAAATGCTTATAGATGGCAAGCTGATGTAGTACCTGAAAGCTTAGTTAATTGGGGTAAAAGTTTAACACCGGAACAACAATCACTAACAGGTTCTTGGTATACAGAAAATGTTGAGCAATTACCATTTTATATGAGAACAAGACCTGGATCTGGAAATGTTAATGTTTCAAGACTAAGTAATACAAAAATAGATCACTTAAGGGAAACAATGTCTGATGCAGCAAAAGGTATGTCTGGTAAAGCAGAAAGTGTGGCTGCATCAAATACCAGTATGCCGGGTGAATTAATTCTTCCTGAAGCTTCAAGAAGTAATCTTAAAAAATTTAAGTTTGATGTTAACCCTAGTGAATATACCATACCTGATGAAAGTATTAAAAATCCACAATACCGTAATGCAGTTATAGATGAAAATACTACTGATATAATTAAACCTATGTTGGAAGCACAATATCAACCTATAATGGGTATACCTAGAAAATATTTTCCTTTTGCAGAAGGGGGTGAAACTATTCCTCCAACACAATATGTAGTTAAGAAAGGGGATACACTTGGTAAGATTGCTGCAGCAAACAATACTTCTATTGCAAGTATTATGAGAAACAATGAAAACATTGCTGATCCAAATGTAATTAGTGTTAATCAAAAAATTAATCTTGCAACTCAAAGTGCTGACGCACCTAAAGAAGAAGTATATAGAGATTGGGATACAATAAGAAATAAAAAAGATGAGATAAATAAATTATCTGATGAACAAAAGATCATACGCTATTACAATGACAAACCAGAAGAAAAGTATCTTATATTAGATAAGAAGAATGCTGTAATGAAACTCTATACGGGTGGTAATTTTACAAAGTCATATGAGGTTGGTGTTGGTCAAAATCCTGGTGATGCACAAACTGTTACTAAAGTTAAAGATGGTAAAACAGATTGGACAGGTGGAAACAAATCTACTGGTGCAGGTATTTATACTATATCAAATATTGATCCTGCTAGTAAAGAATATTATGGTTTGCCTGCATTTAATTTAAAAAATGAAAATGGTATTGAAGTAGCAACAACAATACATGGTACTCCAACATCTAGAAGAAGTAAGTTTAGTAATGGTACTGTTGTAGATAACAGAATGAGTAATGGTTGTATTAATGGTAAGTGTGAAGATCTTAAAGATTTATATAATGAATTAGAGATGGATGCAAAAGTTTATATTCTGCCTGAAGACACCGGAAATAATTTTCAAATCATAGATGGTAAACCTGCATTAAAAGTATCTGCTCAAAACAGACAAAAATATAATAGTTATGTTGATCAAAAAGGTGTTACACAAAAAGGTCAAGGTGCAAATCAAACAACTAAAACATTAGTATATAAACCAATTAAAGCATTCATTAATGAAAAAAAATTCAAAGAAGATGTATTTCAATGGAATGACTTTAATGATGAAAAAGAATATACTAATACTACAAAACCATTTATTGTTGGTTTAACTACAAATAAAAAAGATGTCATGAAAGCTGCAAAGATTTCATCTGATGTTTATAATGAATTAGCTAAAATGGCTTTTGGTATATATGGAACTGAAAGTAATTTTGGAGATGAGCACGTAGCTTTTGGAAATTTATTAAGAGCAGGTAATAAGTTTTTAGATCCTGAATCATCAAGTAGTCCTGATGTTAAATCAAAAGCAAGTACTTATGGAGCTGATGAAAATTATAGAAGCGTTGGATATACTCAATTAAGATGGAACTATCTTAATAAAGATGAGAAGGCTGCATTAAAAGAAGTAGGTATTACATCTAATAAAGATTTTCTTGATCCTAAAAAAGCAGCTATAGGTACAGTTACTGTATTAGGTATTAGATATAATCAACAACTTACTGATAAACAAAAACAAGAAGTTTGGAAATACTTACCTTCTAAGTGGAATAACCGTGCTAACTACGGTAGCCGTGTTAAAAGCAATTCATCTTATTTATCATTTAAACAATTAGATAAAAAACAGGAAGGTGGTGAATATATTCTAGAAGCTCAGAAAGGAAAAGAAACTGAAGACACTTCATGGACAGCATACTTAAATCCAGCAAACTGGGGTACATCTAGATATGATGATGCAGGTACATTTAAAGAAGCCTTTAGAGCAGCACGTGTTGAAGGTGATTCTGATTTCCTATGGAAGGGTGATAGATATTCTACTGAATTAAAAAAGAATACAGCACCAGCTAAACCAAAAGGAATAACTCCAGAAATTTTAATAAGACAAGCATATAGAGAATCTGCATTTAATCCTAAAGCTGTTTCTCCAGCTGGTTATAAAGGTTTAGGACAAATTGGAGATGATGTAATTAAAGATTACAAAAAAGCAAATAACATTGCAGGTAATGTTGATCCTTTTAACATGAAACAAAATTCTGAGGTTCAAAAGTATTCAATGAATGAATTGTATAATTCAAGTTTTATTAATAAACCAGGACAATCAGAACAAGTAAGATTAGCAAAAACATTAGCTGCATATAATTGGGGTAGAACTAATGTTAGTAATTTACTAAATGATTTAAAAGAAGATGGTGTTGACATTTATAATAGTTTAGACTGGATTAGTAAATTACCAGATGAACCAAAAAAATATATAAATGATATATTATTACAAAAAAACACTACCTTTAACACTGATTTTTCTAAGGCATTAGGTAATCAAAAAAATATGCCAATAAAAAGATTATATGGTTTTAGAGATGGTGGTGAATCAAAACCAGGTCCATTAATGATAGCATATAATAGATTGCCAGCAGAAAAGAAAATGGGTGGTGCTATAGATTACAAACAAGTTGGTGGTGAAAAGAAATATTCAGAACAAGATGGTAGATTGGTTGTAACTACAAAAAAAGTTGATACAGCAGATGGGCCAAGATACTATCAAGCTAAATCACCTGATTATAATTTTTCAAGAGAATTAGTAGATACAAGATCAAGAACAAGGGTTGCTGATTCAATACCAAAAGCCAATTTAGATCCACGTATAATTGAATCTTTAAATAAAAAACAATTTGGTGGTCAATTAAATTCTACTAATATTACTATGTATAAAGATTATATAAAAGGTAATATTGGTAATGAAGAACAAGCAGTAAAAAACTATGATAAATTAAATAGGATTTACTATAATAAAGCAAAAGAGTTAGGAATGACTGCTGCAAATTACATAATGACGTATGTTGTAGACAATTCTTAAACCTTAAAAATTAGTAAATCTATAGATTTATTTGTATATTAATAATATAATCTAGACAACGTGAAAGTAAACAAAATAAGTTTAAAGCAACAAGGAGGGGAGAATACTGAACAAGTTGAGGCACAGCCACAACAACAATCAGTAGATCCTGCTATACAACAAATTTCAGATTTTATTTCTCAAGCAATAAGTCAAGGACAAAATCCTGCTGAAGTTGTTATGTCTTTGGTTGAACAACAAGTTGACCAACAAACTATTGGTCAAGCTTTGATGATGAATGGTTTTGAAGAAAATGATATCATGTCTTTGTTTGAACAAATGAGTCAAGGTCAACAACCAGAAGAACAAGTTGGTGGTGAACCAATGCCTGCTGATCAATTAGATCAAACCTCACAACAATTAACTGAAGATGAGAGCATGCATTTTGATGATATGTCAGAAGAAGAAACACAAGAACCAGGGATGTCTATGGGTAAATCAGGTATAGAAATTAAACCTGAGAATGAAGGTAAGTTTACTAGATGGGCTGAAGCACGCGGTATGTCCGTACAAGAAGCTGCAAGTAGAGTTATGTCTAATACAGATGAATATCCTCCAGCTGTAGTTAAGATGGCTAACTTTGCTAAAAATGCTGCTGGTTGGAACAAAGAATATGGTGGTGAAAATTATCAAATGGGTGGTGTTCCTCAAGGTAAAGTAGCATCAGTTGATAATGTTAATGCTAGAAATAAAGATATGAATTGGCAAAGAGCCCCTTTATATTTTAACCCAATGGAACTTGAATATAGCAATGACAACTTTAGTTTAGGTAAAGCTGCGGCTGTTGCTTATGGTGGTTATAAAGAATTTTTAAGTGGTGATGATAAAAATAAAGATGGTATCAAAGATGGATTCTTTAGAGATGGTGCTAAAAAATCTGCAATAAGGGATGCATCTAAAGGTAATTATTATAATTATGAAATTACTAAAGATGTTAATGATCCAAATACATATAAGGCGGATAATCTTGATTTATTTAATGCTTCAAAAAATAAAGGTAATTTAAGAACATCTGAGCAATTTGATAAAGATGTAATGGATTATTCTAGATTTAATTATAATGTAGATACAAATGGTTATGATGGTATTAAAAGCAGCAGACCAATAGATGAAAGAATTTATAATTCAGCAGGTAACAAAAATGCTTTAGCTGGTAAGGACTTTAATTATTTTAAAGAGTTTCTTGGAGATAAAGATACTAGAGAAATGCTATTAGGTACTCAAGATGATCCTGAAGCTGGTCTATTAAGTATAGATCAATATGGTCAAGATTCATCTGTTAGACCAGGTAGTCCTAATCCTTATGAATATAATACCTATATGGGTATTAATAAACGTGGTGTTAATCAAAATGCAATGATACCTACTGGAAGCAATGGTCAACCTGCTCCTAGTATGTTTAATATTCAACCAGCACCAGTATCAATGATGAATGCAATTCCATCTAATACTTCAACAGATACTCCACAAAAATCATTTCAACAATGGTATGCATCTGGAGATGCTGTAAGAAATCAAGGTAAAAATCAAGAACAATTAAAATCTGAGTATGACGCTTATCTTAAACAAGGATTTAAATATGGTGGTGACTTAGATAAAGCTCAATTTGGAATCCCTCAAGGTTTTGATTTTAGTTCTCTTACTAATTTTGATGATCCTTTTGGTATGAATGATCCAAGGTTTGGACAGACTGCTAATTATGCTGATACAGCGGGTTATAATCAACAACAAACTTTAGCTGCAAATAATCCAGCAACTAATACTACAGCAGGACCAACTGCACCAACAACACCTACATTTGGGCCACCAAAAGTAGAAAGGACTAATAAACTTGAAGGTGGATTAAATAGATTTATGGATAGCCCTGGTGTACAAGGTTATGCAAAAGTTTCTGACTTTGCTGTTAAAGCAGCTAATGTTGCTAATGATTGGTTTAGAGATCAAACAGTTAATCAAGCAAGAGAAGATAACTTTAATAAACTTGGTGCTGATTATCAATACGCTACTGCAGAAGATCCTTTTAATAAAAGAGGAATGTGGGATGTTAATACCGGAACAGCTGGTAGTGAAGGAGATAGAACGGTTGGTTTATACATGAGCAAATATGGTGGTGAAAACAATACTGTAAATGTTGATTCAAATTTATTAGCAAAATTAATTGCAGCGGGAGCTGACATTGAAATATTATAACTATGGCAAAAATTAAAATAAATAGTTTACCTGCTGGCTTTAAATTAGTTAATGGTAAAATAGAAGAAGATCAAATGATGAAAGAAGGTGGCTATGTAACTGGTGATCAAGCCGGCTATGGATTAGTTACCCTACCACAGGAGTATTATAATAATGCTAATATGAATACTACCAGAGATGAATCTGTAAGATATAGTTTATCTGGCGTACCTAGGGACAAAGCAAACATTGAAGCTGAAGGTGGTGAAACTGTGTTAACTGATTTAAACAATGACAATCAATTTGGTCTATATAATATAACTGGACCAAGACACTCTAAAGGTGGTGTGCCAATGTTTTTACCAGAACAATCTTTTATTTATTCTGATACAGATAAAATGAGATTTAATCAAGAAGAATTAGCTGAGTATGGTATTGAAACTAAATTAAAAATGACTCCTGCTCAAGTATCTAAAAGATATGATCTTAATAAGTACTATGGTACTATGAAAGATCAATTTGCAGATGAGATAACAGCGCGTAGTTCTGAACTTATGTTAAAGAAAAACATGATGGGCTTATCTAAATTAGCATTTGGTCAAGAACTTAAAAAGAAATTTGAAGATGGTGTGCCTTTAGCGGCTCATCCATATTTAGTTTCTATTGGAGAAGATCCAATTGAGTTTACTGCTAAAGTAGAAAACATTACTAAAAAGCAAGCTCAGATGAAAGCATTTGCTGCTTTACCTCCTGATCAACAACAACAGTTATTACAATTGCAAGAAATGATGGCTCAAGTTGATGAACAAGAAGGTCAACAAGAAGAACAATCTTTTGAAGATCCATCAATGCAAGATCCTGGAATGCAAGAACAACAATTGGCTATGGCTGATGAAGATGTTATGGCTATGGGTATGCCTGAAGATGATATGTCTGAAGATGGTATGGCAAGATATGGTATGGAAATGGGAATGTATCAAGATGGTAAAGAAACACCTGTTAATCCTCTTCCTAAAGATCATCCAAAATATGCAGAAGCACAAAAATTAATTGATTCTGGTAAATATAAAGTTGTTAAAGGTGATGTTGTAAATGGTACTCAAATGTATAAGTTTGAATTACTTGAACCTGTTGATCCAAAATTTGAAGCAGAAAGAAAAGCTCAATTAGATAAGCAAATTGTTACTGCTCAAGATCAAAAAGGTACAGGTTCTGTATCTATATATGATGAAAATCTTACTCAACAAGGAAAAGCAATCCAAGAAAATAAATTGGGTGCTTATAAATATGGTATATTATCAAATAAAAATAGACCTACATTACAAAATAAAGCAGGTGATAAAGCGTATGGTTCAGCAGATATTTCAAAACCAGAAGCAAAAGCGGATTTTTATGATAGATGGGGTGATGTTATAGAAAAAATACCTGGGTTTGATTATGATAAACCTACAATGGTGGATGCTAACGGTAAGGCAATAGCAGATCCACAATGGACTCAGTTTCAAAAATTAGCTGAAGAAACAAGAAGAAAAGAACATATTGCTGCATTTGGTAATGATAAAGATTATATACCTTATTTTAGAAGTGATACAAAAGCTAAAGATTATAAACCAGGTTCAGCTTTTGATGGTAAAATAGGATTGCATACATATAACACTCCGCGTTTTAAACTTGCTCCTGTAGAACCCGTTACAACTTTTGGTGTTAAAGTACCAGATCCAGAAAGACCTGATATAGAAATTCCTCCGGTTAAAGAATATAAAAGACCTCCAGCAGAATGGTGGAGACAAGATAAAAATAACCTAAGAACGTTGGGTTTAATTGAAGATAACTTATATTTGCCATGGGCACCAGATGCTGCCCCAGCTAAAATAGATTATGTATTAGATGATTGGAGAAGTAATGCTAATGCAAATTTAGCAGCTGCAAACACTATGGCTGGAGCATTAGGTGCTGCCGGTGGACCACAGGCTGTAGCTAATTCAAATATTCAAGGTACTGCTTTGCAAGGTATTGCTGAAGGAATCAATAGAGTTAATAGTAATAATGTTGGTATTATGAATCAGGTTGCACCAATGCAAGCGCAATTGAATATGCAGACTGATGCAATTAATCAGGGTAGAAATATTAAGGTTTATGATGATACTCAAAAAACATTACAAAATGCGGATAACTTTCAGAATTGGAAGATTGCTAAACAAAATGAATTGTTTAATACTGCACTTACTAATAGAGCTAATACATATAACTTAAATTCAACATATGATTACTTTGGTATTAGTCCAGAAGATGCTGGAGCTATTGAGTTTACAAATAGTAAAGCTTTGAGAAAAGTTGGAAAAAGCGCAGACCCAATGAAAAACTTTTATGATCAAGTTGCTGACTATCATAAAGAAACCGGTAAGCCAATGCCTGACGCCCTTATCAAAGCATTATATCCAGGTCAAACAGCAAGTGCAGATCCTGATATAACTAATGTACAAGCAGAGTGGGCAAAAAAAGGTCTTCCACCACAATATGTACAACCTCAAATGGGTAGATCAGGAAAAGAAATAAAAAGAATGGTAGTACCATTTTACACAGGAAAGATGGGAACATAAACTTTAAAAGTTTTATGATTTATCTTGTTAAACTTAATAAATTTTAGTAATTTACAATTATGGCAACATACGTACCAGGAGTAGAAACATACTTACCAGACATTAAACCATTTACACCAGACTATAAATTTTTGTCTGCTGTACTTGATGTTAGAACAGATAAGTATAACACTAATTGGAAGGCAACTAATGACCTTTACAATAAGGTTGTTTATGCAGATTTGTCTAGAGCAGATACCAAAGAACAAAGAGATCAATATATAAATCAAATAGCTCCATCTTTAGAGAAGATCTCAGGGATGGATTTATCAATGGTACAAAATGCTGACTCTGCTAAAGCAGTATTTGCTCCATTCTTTGAAGATGATTTAATAGTAAGTGATATAATGCATACCACTAATTATAGAAAAGAAACAGATTATGCAAATAGACTTATTGATTCTCCAGATGCAGAACAAAGAAAGAAATATAATTCAGATGGAGTAAGATCATTACAATATCAAATGGAAGACTTTATTACTGCGTCTCCAGATAAAGCAATGAAGATGGGATTACCTCAATATGTTGAAGGTGCTGATTTAATGGGTATGGCTGAAAAGATGTTGGGAGAAATGAAACCACCATTAAAAATAAAAAGAGAAAGCCCACAAGGTGATTGGATTATTACTCAACAAAATGGTACTTTGGTAATTCCTGCTGCAACAGCATATCTTGAAAAAACTTTAATGAGTGATCCTAGAATTACAAGATTTTATCAAAACCAAGCTTTTGTAAGAAGTAGAGACCGTGCTGCAGAAGGAATGGCAACAGGTGAATTTGCAAGTGTAGAGCAAGGTCAAGGAGTTTGGGCTCAAGAAACCATAGATAAAATAACTGCACAGAATGAATATTACAGAAAAGCAGAACTTTCTAAAGCAGCTGAAGGTAAAACTGTAGAGGAAAAATGGATTAACTATCAAAAAACTAATGGTATTGTTCCAGGTTCTGATGATGAAAAAGCAATGAATCAACAACTTTCTGCTTATGAAAGAACTAAAGCTGCTTTAGAAGCTAGAGAAAAGATCAAGGAATTATCTAATGAACCAGTTAAAGATTTCCAAACTACACTAAATAAAGCATACAATCTTTATTCACAAGCAACTATTGGAAGAGATATAAATACAGCAGCAGCTGTTTATGCTAGTAGAGATTCTGAAATAACCATAAGAGAAAATGAATTTGTTAAACAAAAAAAACAATTTCAATATGATATGGCTAAGATTGAAGCACAAGGACAAAATGCAGAAGACTTAGCAAGACTGAAAGGTGCAATTGATTATGATTTAGCAAAAGCAAAAGGAGAAATTTTATATGGTGCAGATGGTAAACCTCTTAATCCTGTATTACAGGCAGCACAAGAGCAAGCTGCTCTACTAGGTGACATTACAACTACAGAATTTGCAGTTGATAAAGATGGAAAACCGGATGCAAATACAGAAATGTATAAAAAATTAGTTGATGATTATACTAAAGTAAGAACAGAAAATAGAGGTGAATCACTTGATGTTGCCACTAAGATATTATCATTCTTAAAACCTGCGGGTGATGTTGATGCTGATGGTAAACCAACACAAAAATATACAATCAAAGTTGGTGGTCAAAATTTTACAGGAAGTATAGATCAAATAAAAAGTAAACTTAGTGTAAAAGAAGGTGGTGTTTATAAATACAGAGATGATATAACAGCATTATATGATCAACAATCTGCAATATTAAATGATCCAAAGCAGATGGCTAAATATCCAGGTAAAGCTAAACAACAAGCTTATAAGGATCTTTATCAACAAGTATATTCAGATGGAGGACTTAATTCAAAAATTAAAGTTACTGATAACGCATTTAATGAAGTAAGTAAGATCTATAAAGAAACTCATGATAAAGCACTTGTAGCTTTAAGAAAATCAGATCCTAAACTTAAAGAATTAATGGATCAAGGTTTACCAGGATTATTTACAGATGGAGAAAGACCAAGAGAAATGAGTCCTGAAAGATACAAAGAAGTTGTTAAATCACTTGCTGAACAAGGTAAGATAAAAGGTATTGATAGAGTTCAAATGCGTAAGAAAGAGTACATGAATTACGTTGATACAAAATTTATGCAAAATGGAGTAGAAAGAACTAATGTTGAAATTGTGTATTCAGATAAACCACTTCCAAATGCTAGAAAATATTATGAAGTAAATTCTGTAATGTATACAGATAAGACAGGAAGATTAATTAGAGCACAAGATAGAAATCAACTTGATCAAAAAACAGTTAGGCCAGCAACAGTGTTGTCTGATGCGGATATTGAAAAAAAGGCTGAACAAGCTTATAAAGCAATTAAGACATTTACTAATAGTGCTTTGACTTTACATCAAGGTGAGCAATATAGAACAGCAACTTTTAAAGGTTATATAAACGGAAAAGAAGGTGGTAGTGATATGTTTACAGATAATATTTACAAAGCTGCAGTAGATCCTTTAAGTGCTACACTAGAAGGTCAAACTATGTTAGCTCAAATGATGAGACAAAAAAGCATGTTAGATGCAAAAGGTGGTGGATATAGTATGGTGCTTGGTAATTTAAAAGATGCAACAGATGAGGCATCTATAAAAGATAATGAGTTAGCACGTAGAGCTTATAATGCTTATATAGCAGATATGACTACTTGGTTAGGTAATCCTAAACGTAGTAATGATGCAGGTAGTGCTCCAAGAGGTAGCATTGCTTATAAGCCTACATTTGGTGCTGCAAGTGATGGTGAAAAAACAACTGCTGGATATACTATTGATGGATTTAATCAATGGTTAGCAAGTAAAGTTAAAGGTTCAGCAACAGAAGCTAGTGGAGCTGCCGGAGAATATGGTTTGTTTAAAAAAGAGGAAGTAGAACAATTACGTAATGGAATTAGTATGGTGTTTGATAAACAACAAGACATAAGTCCAAGATCTAGTAATAGACAATACTACTCAAAAACATTAGCTGCTATTCAAGCTAGTCCAGAAAAATTTGTTGAGTATGATTATGCTGGTGTAGATGGTTTAACACCAACTGCAACATATAGAGTTGTTAAAACAGGAACAGATGAGTATTATGCTACATATAAAGTTAATACTTATCAACCTAATGGTACATATACTCAAAGTGATTGGGAAACAATTCCAATTAATGTATCTGGTTTTGACGCTGCTAGAGAAATAGATTTACAACTACAAGATATAAAAAGTGTTCTTGAACAAGTAAGATTGAAAAATCTACAAGATTATGATAAAAATTCCGCTAGTAAAGGAAAAGGTAAAAATTAAAATCATTACATTTACAACAAATAATATATCCAATATTGCATGGAAAATCAAGTTCAAAATAACAGTTTAGATCAAACAATTATAAACAATCAAGTTTCAGAAGATGTTATCCCAAAAGATAATTCATTTGAATCTGTAAAAGAAATGTTCAATACTCCAGTAAATGATATTCTCATGAGCAAAATGGATGTTGCTGCATTTGAACAACTTGATTTATTGAAACCAATGATTGATGCTACTGGTATGAGATCAAATGGAAATGGTGCTGCAAGAAGACCTACATTAGCTACTAATACATTTGACCCTGTTCTTCAACAAAATCCACCTAATATAAATGAACCAGGTGGGATTCAAAGAATGATGGAACAAAAAGTAAAAACTGGTTTCCAACAACGTCAAGCTAATAGAGCTCCTGGAACTGGTATTGCATCTCCTACTTTTTCAAGTATGCAACAAACTAACTTTAAACGTTATTATGAGCATCCTGAATTTCAAACTTTAGGATGGAAACCATATGCAGATAATGAAGCTTACTATAACGCTAACTCAACCATCTATGATGATATGAGTAGAATGTGGGGTCAGTTTGGAAGTTTAGTTGGAACTGGATTTATGAGTGGTTATAGAGCAATTGGTGACATGGTTACTGGAGGATCTAATGTTGTTGATTTAAAATCTGCAAATGAATTTGAAGAAGCAATGGCTATTGGTAGTTCAAGTAGAGAAGGCGGTATGGCTTGGACTAATAATCTTTTATTAAATTCTGGATATACAGTTGGTATTATTAGTTCTATTGCTTTAGAAGAAGTTGCATTAGCTGCTTTAGAAGTAGGAACATTTGGTGGAGCTACACCACTTGTAGCTGGAAGAACAACTCTTAATGCAGCAAGACTTGCTGAAGCTGTGGGTAGAGCAACTACTGTTGGAAGAATGGCTAGTTCTGGAAGAACAATGATGAATACTTTAAAAGGTATTGATACAGCAAAAGATTTTTGGCAAGCTAGTAAACTTGGAGGTAAAGCTGTTGCTTCAATATTTGCTCCAGGAACTATAGCTGCTGTTAATAGATTACATACTACAGAAGTAGTAGCTCAAAATCTAAACAATTTAGCTAAAGCTTCTGAATATGCAGGAGCATTTTATAGAGATGTTAGAGCTTTAAATTTAGCATTATCAGAAAGTAAACTTGAAGCTGGTATGGTCTTTAATCAAATGATGAAAGATGGTATGAATATTAAGTATGCTGAAAATAATGGTGGTTCAGTTACATCAGAACAAATGTCTGATATTGCAAACAATGCACATAAAGCAGCATTTGCAACTGAGATGTGGAATATGCCTGCTATATTTTTAACAAACAAATTAGTTTTAGGTAATTCATTAGGTGGATTTAATAAATCATTGGGTAGAATATTCAATGAACAAGCATCTGGTGTTGGAAATAGAATTATTAAAACTGCACAAACTGTTGGTAAAGATGGTATAAAAGCATTATCTCCATTTAAAGATGCTGGTACAGGACTTAAAGGATTGGCTACAACAATTGCTAATGCAGGAGTAAAAGGTAATATAACAAAATTAGGTCAGGGTTCATTAAGATATTTTGCAGCTAACTTAGGTGAAGGTATACAAGAACTTTCTCAAGAAGCTATTTCTGTAGGTACTAAGAATTATTATACATCTGTATTAAAAGATCCAATGAATGGGGGTCCTGAATTATATAAAGCATCTGTCAATGCTGGATTAGGTTCACAACTTTCTGCTCAAGGTTTTGATACATTTATGTCAGGATTTTTAATGGGTGGTGTAGTATCTGGACCACAAAAGTTATTTTTCCAAGGTGTACCTGCTTTATATCAAAGAGTTTCTAATCCAGAAAAATTTGCTCAGTATAAACAAGATAGAACTGATTATATAAAAAAAGTAGTTGATACATATAATGCAGTTTGGAATGCGCAAGCAGAAGATCCAAATTCAATTTTTGATGCAAAAAGATTTAACTTTTTACAACAAAAAGCAGCAGCAGAATATAAAACATTATCTGCTTTTGCTATGGATAGATTTTATTTTACTGATGAAACTGACTTTGCTAAATTTAACCAAATACATACTGTATTAAGTACAGGTGGTGCTGCTTTATTTCAAGATCAATTAGCTGATTATATGAAAATGTCTGACCAAGATTTAGCTGAAGCTTTTCCTTCAAGTAAAGCAGATGTTAAAAATGGAAAGATAAGAGAGCGTCTTCAAAGCATGATTAATCAAATTGATAGCACTGAAGAAATATATCAAAAATCAAAAGATAGAAATCCAAATCCATTTACACCTGATTCATATGAAAAAGGTTCAAGAGAATGGCAACAAGAATCAATAAAGAAAATTGCATTTGAACATGCAAGATATCTTTATATGTTTACTCAAGATGGATTTACTAGAGCATTAGAAAGATCAAATAGTATATTTCAAAATTTAGCCACTGAACCATTGTTTGATAAAATGGCAGCTAATGATTTAACTGTATTGTTAGATGAAAGATCTATTGATAATGAGATACAAATGTTAATGCAAGAAGCTGACATTTTATCTCAAGATAAAGCTAATGATAGTAAAGTAAAAGATAAAACTGAAAAAGTTAAAAGATTATTATCATTTAAAATTGTATTATCAGAAAATCAAAATAAAGATGGTTCTTTTGATAAAAGAAAAATCAATTTACTTAGAAAAGAATTTGAAAGCTATGTTAAACATATGGCTGAAGCATCAGGTACATTTGTAAATAAAGATGCTGTTGATGATGCTTTAAAACAAATTATAGATTATACTGCATTAAAAGGTAGAGCTAAAATGTATGATAAGGCAATTGAATATTTAAATAACCCTGAAAAGTTTAATGAAGTATTTGAAAGAAGTGCTGAAGTAATACAAGATGAATTTAAAAATAGAAAGAAAAGATTTGAAGAGCAGGTCCTTGCTTATACTGATGTAATAGAAAGAAATGAGTTAGCTAATCAAATTGCAAAAGCCGGATTTATTCCTGCTAATGATGAAATGAAAATGTTTTTAGAAACTGGGGATACTAAATATCTTAAAACATTTTATAATCAAAAAGGTGAAGTATTAGATTCACGTGATAAATTAGACTTAGAAGAAATTCAAGCATTGCTAAATACTTATGAGCAAACTAGACCTGATAAAAAAGTTGAGGAAGATGTTAAGGATGAAGAAGAAATTGCTGAAGAAGGTAGAGCTGATATAGATGATATATTAGTAACTGCCGGAGTAACTACTGAAGTATCAGTTAAAAACTCAAGTCTTTTAGATAATGCTATTAAAAAAGCATATGATAAATATTCAGCTATGGAAACAAGAGCTGGAAAGAAACCTATGTCTTTAGAAAATTGGATTACGGGTGATGGTGGTAAAAATCTTAGAGCTACATTTATTGCAGTTAAAAGAATCTGGGTAGAAAATGATTTGCTTATAAACCCAAATAACCCACTTACAGAACAAGAAATTGAAAATGAAACTAAGTTTTTACCTTGGTTACAAAGTCAAGAAGGTAAAACAAATGATTTAGTTCAAGCTGTAGTTAATGCTGTTGGATTAACTATTGAAGATATTACAGGTCAAGTTGAATTGTTACCTGCACAAGGTGAAAATATTGAGGGAAATGAAAATGCTACCGTTGTTGAAAAAGGAGAGGTCATTTCATTAATTGAATTAAATACAGTTGATCCAGACGGAAATACTTTTAAATCATATCAATTAGTTGATCAATATAAACAACCATTAGATGAAGAAACATTAACTAGATATGATATTCCTACATTAGGAATATATGATGAAGCCAGTAAAGCTGAAGGTATTAAAATGCAAAAAGCATTAAATGATTTAATTCCTGATAGTACTAAATTTACTTTTGCTGGTGCAACTTTAAATTATGGACAACTTATTTATGATAAGACAGGTCTAGAATTTATTATATTAAGTGACCCTAAACAAATTAAAAAAGATGGTAAATTATTAATAATTCCATCTAATGAAATTAGTCCAATAATTAAAGAAACTGAAAGATCTACTCAACCTATTACAGCTAAAGAGTTTACTAATTCTTTTAGTGTTCAGGATTTAAATGTTAAACTATTACCTAGCAATGTAGCTAGACTAAATATCAATGAACCTATTCAACCATATCCTTATAGAAATAAAGATGCTGGAACTGATGATTGGTCAGAAACTAATGAACAAGCAATAGCAAGATATAATTTAATTATGTCAGTGTTAACGCCAGAAGAAGTAAGCGGTTTAGAATTAGTTGTTTCTGCAGATCCAGAAGGTGGAACAGAAGGCCCTCTTCTATTTATTCCGGGTAGTAAAGAAGCAAATCCTTATATACAAACAGTAAGAGCAAAGTATTCTGTAGGAATAAGAATTGCTAATCCTGCGGTTCAAGCTAAAGTTGATGCTATTGTAGAAAAAATGGGATTAACTAAAAGTACTTCTACAAATGGTGTTTTTGCATTTATGCAAAACAATAACTTTGTAATTACAAATTCTCAAGGTACTGTTATTGATCCAGTCAATATGACAATGGATGAATATAAAAATATAATTTACATTCCAGAAGGAATGGTTAAAAATCCTGAAACAGATTTAAAGCGTGCTCAAGATAACTTTGCTTTAAATAATGTATTGAGTGCAGCATTACCTGGTTTAGTAGCTAAGTATCCAAATGGTATTATACCAATGAGTGAATTACCTAATGGTTTATCTTTTGTATATAAAGAAGCTGTAATGATGTATGACAAATCACCAAAGTCATTGACTGATTTACAATTTAATGCTGCTGATATAAACGGTAACTATTTAATTTATCAATCAGAAATAGTTAGAGATGAAGACGGTAAGCCTGTCAAACCTTTTCAAAGAACTAAAATAGCTATATCAAACCTTGAAGGTCAAGCAAGAAGACAACTTATAAATGAGGTTGAAGCAAACTTAAGTGAAGAAGATTTAGCCAAACTTGTTAGTGGCCAAGATGCATATAATGCAATTGTATTAATGCCTGATGGCAAATATAAAGTGGTTAACTTAAAAGCTAAATCTATTGATAAAGCAAGTTTGATAGAAAAGTTTACAGCAATAATTAATAAAGCTCAATTAACATTAACTGAAAATCCAGAAAAATCTGATTCTTTCAATAAGAATGCTAATTCTGATTACAATCAAAACTTAGCTAATGAGATATTTGTTAGTACAAAAAATGGTTATAAAATTTCTCTTCAAGTTAGTCCTTGGGGTAAAATAGAATTAGATTTATATGATACTGTTAACAAGAAAAAATTAGGTGTTGTTAGATTAAAACCAACTGCAAAGGCATCTGTTGATGAGCAACTTAAAACTTTGTTAGATGATTTTAATGCATTGCCTGGAGTTATAGATGCAGGAATAAAGATTACTCCTGAAAACTTTAGAGAAAGTTTTCCAAGAGATATATCTGCTAAAGACTTAATTGAAAAAACAACAACTGAGGTTGCACCTAAAGTTGCATCTAATAGTAAAATTGAATTGTCTGGAGATTCTTCTGCTATTCAAACTGCTGTAAATATACCTATATCAACACAAGGTACATTTACACCAACAGAAACATTTACAGATGCCCAAGGAAATTCTATTCCTAAAGGTCCTGAATTGACAACAGCTGCAACACCTGAAGAGGTAGCGGATAATGTTAATGCAGATAATATTAATCCTGAAGACATTAATATAGATGAGATTAATTTATTAAGAAATGCTGTTAGGTTAAGTAATTTAGAAGATGTTAAACAACAATTAGAAACTCTTAAAGCAAAACTTACGGAAGGATTAGTTGGAGCAGCTAAAATTAAAGCTGTTAAAGAAAGCAAAGAATACGCAGATCTTTTGGCTAAAAGAAAGAAATTAGAAAGTGAAGCTAACAAAGTAGTTTCTGTTCAAGATGCTATTGTTGATGCTGAAGATATTGATGTATTTACAGAATGGGCAGCTGCAAGTCTTCCAGAGTTTATATCAATAGAAGATATTGAGACTTTAGGTAATAACCTTAAAGCTGGAGGAGTGCGCGTTGGTGCATTTGTATTAGGTCTTAATAATATAGGTGGAGGATTAACTGTTAATGGAACATTATTTACAGGAGCCAAATCTCCATTTAAATATCATGAAGCATTTCACGGTGTATTTAGAATGTTATTAACTGATGCAGAAATTAAAAAATATTTAGCTATTGCTAGAAAAGAAGTAAGAGCTAAGTTAAGAGCAGAAGGTAAAAGCTTTGAAGCTGAATTACAAAGATTCAAAAACTCAGCTGATACTTATTCTAACATGAGCCGTGAAAGATTAGAACAAGAATACTATGAAGAATATTTAGCTGATGAATTTGAGAAATTTAAAGCAAACGCAAAGTCAACTCAAACAGATTCTTCTGTTAAGTCTTTATTCACTAGAATTATGGAGTGGATTAAATCTGTATTCAACTCCTTTACTAAGAATCAATTACTTACTTTATATGAAAACATTGATGCAGGTAAGTTTAAAACAGCGTCAATAACTTCAAATCAGTTTGTCAATAGTTTGATGACAGGTATATCATTAGAAGCTAATGCATTAATACCATATGATACTGAACAAAATGCCAACAACAAAGTTGGATACTATTTCTTAGATAGTGTTATTGCTGAACCTTTGGTTTCAGGAATAGCTGCTATGTATATACAAGAAATTGCAAAAGTAAAAGATCCTAATGTAAAACGTGGAGATATACTTGATAATGTTATAAATGATTTTGCTGCTTTATATGATGAAGAAAGTGAGTCAAATCAAAATCTTTCAGATGACCAGAAAAAATTCTTACCTCAAATAAGTGAGGTGTTCTATAATTTTTCTGATGAGTTAAAAGCTGAAGTATTTAAAGTATTGAATATTATAACTAAACAAACTCAAGAAGAAGAATACAATAATGAATACTTTGAAGAGCAGGTAGGTTTAAGAAACACAGAACAATACAACATGGATGCGTCTATGATTGGTGGTTTTGGATCTTTATCTGAAGGTCTAAGAAGTTATTTAGCTACAACAACAATAGCAGAAACTGATTACTTTGGTAACAAAGAATTAAAGCCTGGAGTAAAATTAATTGTTCCTATAAACTTTGTATCTGCTTATAATGGATTATTAAAAGCTGTTAAGAATATTGAAGATCCTAAAAAGATGTTACAGAACATGTACTTCTTTGGATTAGATAATCCACAGACTGGTGCAGTTGTAACAAGATTATTACAAGATTTTGGTTTATCTGTAGAAACATTATTAGAGCCAGGTCCATTACCTACTAAGATTAAAAATGCTGCTTTATTCCAATCTGTTGTAAAAGGATTTACAACATTTAGAGTTGATTACTTATTTGTACAAAGAGATGATGCTGGTGCAGTATTGATTTATTCAGCTGCTGAAAGAGATGATATTAATTCACAATTAGAATCATGGTCTCAAGCTTGGGGACAAGCTGAAAAGAAAATTAAAGCAGATCCAAAAGTTAGAAAAGAAACTCTTGATACATTAGAAGATTTTGCAAGTTATTTGCAACCTAGTGATAAAATAATTTCTGATGCTGAATTGACAGAATTATCTTCTCAATATTCCCAAGATATCTTTAGACTTACAGGTATTAAACTAAGTAAACAATTTATTGTATTTAGTATTGCATCATCAAGAAATAACCCTACACCAATGCAGGCAGCATTAATAAATGCTTATTCTGAACAAACTCCTGTGAATTATAATGATATGCTTGAAATAAATAAATTAATTCAAGATGGTAGTGATTTATTTAGTGAAGGAAAAAAAGGTGCTGAGTCTAGAATTAAAAAATTAGCAATTCAAAATGCTGCTTTTGATGAAACAATTGGAGCATCTGTATTTAAAAACCCTGAAGGTAACTTAGTATATGCACATCAATTACCTACATTCCATTTAAAAAGAATACAAGAGTTAAATGATGTAGCTGAATTAGAACGTCTTAAAGAATCTGATCCATACTTAGCAAATAACTTCCTTTTAAATAGTGAAGCTTTTTTACAAATGTCTGCAGAAAACAGACAAAAAGTTTTAAGAATAGCTGGAAGTAGTGTTGGTAAAATAAACAATACAGAAGAAGAACTCAATGATAAAATTTCTGGAGTATCTAATAAATCAACTTATGGTAACTATACACCACAAGAATTTACATTAAGCATACTTAATACATATACAGCATTATTAAATACTAAAAGTAACAAGGTTGAATATGTAGAATATTTTGATAATAAACTTAATAAAAATGTTAGGTCTGCATTAGCACCAGTATTACTTAGAGTGTTAGAAGCATCTAACACAGGTGATTTGATGTATCTACCTGTAATTAAAGCTGTTAAGTTTGAAAAAGCAGGTGGTGGTAAAGTTGTTTTAACTGATGAAACTGTAAACATTTTTGTTGATAATATCAAGAATGAATATAATAGAATTACAAGAGAATCAAATCCTGAGACTAGAACTGAAGAAACTCAACTTGGATACAATACTGAAAATGGTAGAGCATTTAAGTTGACAAACACAGGTTTATTTGTTACTCCTGATTTAAAAGCTTCATTGGAAACTATTGCTACCCGTGAAAATGCTCCTTCATTTGAAGAAGCTTTAAAAGAATTAAACATTACTGATAACAAATTTAGATCTATAGTAAATCAACAATTAGAAAATCAATATGATAAATTTTCTAAAGGTTTAAATGATTTACAAATAGAAGATCAATTAAGTAAAAGTATAACAGAAGGATTAGCTGTTGATAAAAAGGGAGATAAAAATCTTATTGATTCAGCTGAACTACTTAATCTTACTTATGATAAAGAATATAACTTAAAACAAATATTTTTTAATGACTGGGTTAATACACTCTCTATAAATGAAGTTCTTTTAGGTGACCAGGCTGTAACATTAAAAGATGGAGTTGATGCCGTTAAAAGAGCTAAGATGCAGAATGCAGCATACTATAGTGCTTATAGTTCTATAATGGCTGAAGACATGGGTGTAATGCATACTGTTGATGATATTAGTTTAGTTGCTTTAGAGGAGCCAGTAGGAGTTTCTGCATTAACAGGGAAAAATATTGATAGATCAGATGCTCAAATGTGGATGACTACAAAAGCATTTAGATATATGTGGTTTGGATTTGGTAAACTTAATCCTGCTCAAGCAAAACTTATTGATAAAATAGAAGCTGGTGAAAAAATAACTTCTGAAGAATTGTTTGGTCAAGATGGTTATGTTGATATGGGTAGTATGCTTAACTCTAAAAAGTTAGTATATGGTGATGGTAAAACATTTATTAAAATGTCTGCCTTTGTATTGACACCTGAACTTACATCTAATAAAGTAGTAGATGAGAATGGTAATGTAACTTGGGTTGCTAAAGAAACCAGATCTGAATTACATGATTTAAGAATGAAGCTTGAAGGCATTGAAGCTTTACCTGGAAAACAAACTTTAGGTATAGCCGCTCCATTGAGTGCATTGAAAATGCTTAAACAAAGAGTACAGACATTAAATAGAGTTGGTGAAGATAAAGCATTTGAAGAAGGTGATTATACTACACTATCTGCAAAATACATGGGTCTTCAAGTATTAACACCTTCAAACAAGACAGAAGTTATTGATGCAACTCAAGTAAAGAATATTGTTACTTCAGAGCAAAAAGATGATGTTTTTGTAGAAGCTTTGGGAATGACTGTTGGTCAAATTAGAGCTGCATATAATCTTGCTACCTCAACTAAAGTTGAATTAAAGTTTAAAAATAAAAGAAACTTAATTTTTAGTTTTGATAAAGGAATGCAAGAACTTGCAATTTCTAAAGAAAATAATAAATTAACTCCTAACTTAACAGCATTCTTAAGATATGCTACAGAGGGTCTTAAAGCATCTCAAGCAAGTAGTAACTTGTTAGAGTTCTTTTCAACTCAAGATGGAGAACAAAAGTATGATTTAAATAATCCTATTACCTTAAATAAATTTGAACAATTGTTTTTAAGTTATTTGAGTAAAGGTACACTTGCTGAAAAAGCACCTGGTCATGCTGTAGCTTTAGTATCTGATTTTGGTACTAAGGTTTATAGAAGAGTATTCAGTGTAGATGAGAATGGTATTCCTGATAGATCTGAAGTTATAAGAGAGAATGTTTGGAATAGTTTAGCTAACAAACCTGATATTATAGAATCAACTAATATAGGTGGTGAAAGATCTTGGAGTGGTATTAAAATTCCTAAAGAAGGTATTGTTGTACTTGACCGTTTAAGATCTGGTGTAAAAGAATATGATAAAGATGGTAAGTTTACAGGTGAAAGATATACTGAGATGCTTATGCCTGCTCATTTTAAATCTGTAATGGATTTAGTTGAAAACGCAAATGGTTCATTTCCTGATGTATTATCAAAAATGTTTGGTGTACGTATTCCATCTCAAGATAATCATTCAACAATTAACATTAAACATGTTGATTTCTTGCCTGCATTCTATGGTTCATCTGCAATGTTTGCTCAAGAACTTATTGAGATATCAGGAGCGGATTTTGATATTGATAAAGTTTACATGCAAATCAAAGAGTTCTATGAAGAGGGTGGGCAGTTTTATGAGTATGGTAAACAAACTACAGAAAACGGTAAGTATACAGATTATTTAAAATATGTATCTGAAAAAGTTAAAGTATCAGGTACTACTTATGCTGAGGCAGTAGAGTTATATGACAAGGATGAGCAAGGTGCAACTATTGAAAATTCTGTAACTGATGTAGAAGAAGAAATAGCTTCTGATGCTGGATTATCAGAAGATGGAATTAAAGCTTTAAAAATCTTAGGTTTACCTATTACAAAAGAACAATACTCAGAATATAAAAAGAAATTCCGTGAGCCATATGAAGCTCCAATGAACAATGCAATACTAGATTACAAGTATGCATTGATGGGTAATACTGGTGTAACAGAAACAACAAATGAAAATGAAACACCAATTTCATATACAGCTGCTAGTTTGCAAATATTAACTGATGAATTAAAAGCATTAGAGCAATTATTACCGGGGTTACTTGAACGTTCAAGAGAAGATGATATTGATATCAACAATATGATTGGTAAGATCAAAGCATTTACCAATAATAAAGGTGCTGCTATTGGAGCCATTGTATTACCTAACGTATACTTGAGTTTACTAACTGAGTATGGTATCAAAATAAATCCTGATGGTCCACAAATTACCATTAATGGTGTTACTTATAATGACTTTGGTGTAACCAGAGAACAATTAGCAAATGGTTTAGAAGGATTGCGTAAGCAAGATATTATTTCAGCATTGATTACAATGGCTACAGATAATGCTAAAGAACGTCTTGTTGCTAAACTTGGTTTAAATAAACATGCTCTTGGTGTGGTTGCTAACTTAACTGCTTTAGGTGTTCCTATTAAAACATCTTTATTGTTGATTAACAATCCAATGATACAGGATATATATTCTCAAGCATTAAATAAAAAAAATAAGTTAGATCCAGGGGTTCCTACTTTAGTAGACAATATGATAGTTGAGTTATTAGAAAAAACAAAAGCTATTAAAAAAGATGATCTAGAAAAAACATTAGCAAACATGGGTATAGATTTTACTACCTATGATGAAGTTACTGATGCTTTCTTAATAGATGCGTTTAATAACCCGGAAGAAGTTACTGATAAAGAAAAAATTGCAATATTAAATTTATTTTCAAATGCTGTAAAAGTTAAAGACTTTACAAGTAATATGTCAGCTATTGCTGGTTTAACAAATGGATTAGGAAAAGATATCTCAGCAGTTAATGAAAAAGCTTTACAAATAGATAAACTATTTGATGAAAAAGCAATGATGGATTTAAAACCAATATACAAAAGCAATACTTGGCAATCAAAATATCTTGATATATTTAATCAAATTAAAAATGAATTGTTGCCTGTTACATTCTTAACAGCAAGTGAAAACTTTCAATCAATACTAAGTGAAGTATATGAAAATGTAAATTCTAATTCAAATGATTTTAATGAAGAAGTAAGAACTAAAATATCAAAAGATTTATTGTCATACTTAACTATTAAAGCATATCAAGAAAATAAATTAAAAAATGATCCACAATCTGTGGCTACTTTAAATAATGAGTTGATCTATCCTGGAGGAGGTTACCTATCAATTAATGATATTGTTGATAGATTACGCACAACAGAAGCAGGTCAAAATAATTTCTTCTTAGATAACTTTGCAATAAATGTAAAAGCAAGTGATGCTAAAAATCAAACTGGTTTAAATACAGTTGATGCAAATACTTTTAGAAGTTTGAATGCTGGTCAAAAAGTAGATTTACAAAATTCATTTGCTAAACTATATGGTTCTTTAGAAACTAAAAATGATGCTTTATCTGTGATTAATTATATCATGGTTAAAGACGGATTACAATTGGGTTATGCTTCTTTATTAGAAGCTATCAGTCCTTTTGTAATGGATGCATATCTAAGTCAAATTGAAACAGCAAATGTTGCGTTAAGAAGTAATGATGATGCAAAAGTTAAAGAAGCCTTTGGTTTAAATACAGCAGAATTAAAATCTGATTTTGTTAATAATTATTTGTTATCAAATATAAATGGACCTTTATTGTATACATTTAACAGTAAGTTTGCACCTAAAGGGGTTAATGTAAAGAAAGAAAACAATATTACAACTGAAGTTAAAGTTGATTGGAATCAGATTAATGGTGGTACACCTACACGTTTTATTAGATTAAAAACAGAAGATGTATTAGGTAATACCTCTTATGAAACTTTTGCATCTATATCAAAACCTGAATTAACTACACAAGTTTATAATAAGGTAGAAACAAAAGGCTCTAATCAACAAAACCCAATTGGATTTATGTTTGGAGAAAGACCTACATATAAAGCTGTAAGACAGATGATTAAAGCTAAAAATGCAAATACAGGTCAGGATGCATATGTAGACAGCGTGACTTATGAAGCAACAGAAAATTATGCATTATCAGCAACTGAAATGATTCAACTAGGTGCTTTAAATGATGAGAATGCTGACATTGAAGCAACTGAGTTTGGTGTTAACATTAATGGTAACAACATTGCTAATATTAGTGCAATGGAAGCATTGCTTGCTGCTGAACCAAAAGAAAAAGCAGAAGAGATTGAGTCAGATATTACTGAAATTGGTGAAGCAACAACACTGCTTGATTCAATGAGTGATCTTGAAAGAGAGTTGTATGACGAGATGAATGCTGAAATAGAAAGTGATTATTCAGCAATTGAAAATTTCTGGGATGCTAACATTCAAAAAAACTCAGAAGCTAAAGAAAACTTGAGAGTAAATAATAATGTATTATCTTTGGAAGATCTTATAGATATGTACAACAATGGTATATATGCAAATCAAGAAGAATTTATTGATCAAATTAAAAAATGTAATCTATAATAAGCTATGGCAAGATGTCCTAATAAAAACGCACCGGAATATAAAGCTTTACAAGAAGTTTATAAAAGTGAAATTGCAACAAACAATATTATCAATACTTGGCAAGATGCAAACAACACAGATGTTTTTCCTACTGTAGTTGAAGCAAAGCAATTTGCTCAAAACAATAAAGTTGCTTTTGCATTAAAACAAAAAAGTTTTGCTGAGAGCTTATTAAATAATTTAAGAAACAAAAAACTTATTCATAGTGAATTTGGTTTAAATCTTATCAATGCTTCAGATCCAAACGTTTTTTATACTGAAAGAGTTGCTGATTCAGCAGTTGTTGAAGATAACAAAAGAAAAATAGAGCAATATCTAAAGACTAATAATATTCCTTTAGATGCTATTTCTATTATAAAGACTGATAAAACATATAAGATTATAGTTGATCAAAATGTTTTTACACCAAAAGATTTATTACCATCATCTAGAGCTTGGGATACGCCAAGAGCTAGAGCAGTTGTAATGCATTTGATGAGAATGTTTCCTGAAGTAAAAGTTAAAATGCTTAGTCCTACTGAAGCTGAAGCTCTTTATAATACAATACCAAAAAGTGATAAAAGTAAAGTCAACTTTAAAAATGTAAATTCATTTTATTATAAGAATGTTGCATACCTGGTTAAAGGGAGAGTTACAGATGAAACTGCAATTGAAGAAATGCTTCATCCTTTCATTGATGCAATTAAACTAGATAACCCGCAATTATTTAATGGGTTACTTACAGAAGCTAAAGCAAACTTTCCGGAGATGGTTCAGTCTATTACTGAAGCATACAATGCAAATAGAAACTTTAGTCAATTAGAAAGAGATCTTGAAATAGTAACTCAAGCATTATCTAGACATTTTAATAATGAATATGAAACAACTCCAACTAAAAAATTCTTAGATAAAATCAAAGAAGCTTTAGAGTGGTTTGCAAAAGTCATTAATAATTTAAATGAATATATAACAGGTAAACCTTTAACAGTAAAAGCTATTAATAATAATACTACGTTTACTGATATTGCTAAACTTTTAAATACAGAAGGTATAAGCTTTAATCTGGGTACAAGTTCAAATGGAAAAGTAAGATATTCATTATCACCAGCAAAACAAAAAATTGTAAATACTGTATTAGCAACAGCTAATCCAATTCAAACACAAATAATTAAAAATTTATTTCATGTTGCTACTAATTCTAAACAAGAAATAGATTCATTATCTGTAAACATAAGTGATACTAAATCTGCAAATACAATTGTTGTTCTTAATGAAGAAGATCATACATATGTTGATATTACTAACCGTGATATTTATAAATCAGCAACCACAGCAATTAAAGGTCAGCTTAAAAATCAAGAAGAAGTTCAACTTAATTTAGTTGTTGGTAATGAAGTAGATGCATTATTAGATTCTTTAGTATCTAATGAATCATTTGAAGAAGCTTTTCTTAAAATGAAACTTTTAACTAAAGAACAAGCTGAGAAAGTATTTAACATGTTACAAGATCAGCTTACTCAATTAAAGCCTTTAAACTCTGTTGCTATTTCACAAGTTGTTGTATTTGATGAAGCAACAAGAATTGCAGGTACAGCAGATTTAGTTATTATAGATGAGTATGGTAGAATAAGAATTGTTGACTTAAAAACAAGTAAGTCTTCTATTAAAGATATGTTTAGCAAAACTGTAAAGCAGAATAACATACCACAAAAACTATCAGGCACAAGATATGAAATGCAAGAGTATGATTTAAATGAAGATTCTTTTGTCTTAGATAAAAATGGTAAACCTGTTTTAGATGCAGATGGTAATCCAATAGTTGAATTTCTTGGTAGTGATCTAAAAAAACTTTATGGAATAGAAAAATTATCTACTAGAGGTCAACATGGTTTACAAGTAAATCTTTATAGACGTATGTTTGAAAACATGGGTTATACGGTTTATGAAGGTGATGAAGGTGCTGTAACTATTCATATAAGAGCAGACATAACAGGTAAAGGAAAAGATCAGGTATTTAATGGTACATTTGAAATAGACGGTAAAGTAGAACATCCATTACTTATAAATCATAAACCATCAGAAAACTTACTTTATGTTAATATGCTTATTCCATCTGTAGAAATACTTGATAAAAGTATTAGTGCAGCAGAGGATGCTATTTACCGTGGTAGTGAAGATATAGAAGCTATGGAGCAACTAGCTGATACAGTAGAAGCTCAACAGTATTCTGAGTATAATACTATTACAACTGCATTAGAAAACTATGCTCTTGCTTTAGTAGAACAAGATAAAGCTTTGGATAAACTTAAAAATAATGTATTTAGAGATAAAACCAAAGAGCAAACCAGAGATGATATTGCAAGTACGTTAGCCTATATTGCTAGTAATATTAATACAGGACCGATAGCTAGATCTCAAACATATACTCAATTATTAAGAAGCTCTTTAAATCAAATGCAAAAATTTAGAGAGTATGTTGAAAATCCAGATAATGTAAGTAAACCGGAATACATCACATATGTTTTAAACTTTGAAAGATTTTTAAGTACATTTAATGCTTTATACGCAATTAAAGATTCTAAAGAACTTAATGCTACTCAAAGAACATTGGTTCTTCAAATGCAACTTGAACATAATAAACTTGTTGGACCTGACAAAAGTGAAGGTTTAATCAATGATGCTATTATAAACTATGTAAAAGAAACCATCAGACTCAGATCAAGTAATGATTGGGGTGGAAAAGGTAGTGCCTTTACACAAGATATGTTGGATGACCTTATGGTTATGGCTCCTGATATTGCAATGGATGCATTAAATGCTCAAGATATGGCTACTCAAAAAGATCCTATACTTGCTGTAATGGATAAAATATATAAGAGTCAAAAACAAAAACTTTTAGATAGAATAGAAGAAAGAGAATACTCAATTAGGAATGCGGGTAATACTTTATTAAAATTATCAGCAAATAAAGATTTACAAAGTCTTTATGACTTTATGTTAGAGTATGATAAAGATGGTCTTTTCTCAGGCTTTTATACACAAAAAATTGGTGTACAATATAAAAATATTCAAGAATCATTAAGAAGTAAACTTTATGATTCAGCTGGTCAACCTTATACATATAGAGATGTTACTGATTTAAGTACAGCAAAACCTGAAGATATTCAATATAACATTGATTTGGCTAAAAACAAAGCTGCTTTTAGTAAATTCTTTGAAGCTGAAACTGTAGCTGAAGATGGTACTATAACCACTGGTGAGTTTCATAAATATACTCAAGAATTTATTGATGCTAGAAATAGATTTGAAACACCAACTATATATAATAATAAACAAGGTGTTTTTTGGACAAGAAAAAAGAATATATCTGAAAGAGATTGGAGTATTTATCAAAATAAATATTATGACTTTGTTGATTATACACAAGCATTAAAAGTTAATGGTGAACCAACCGGTGTAATAAATACAAAAAAGACGGGTGCTTTTCCAAAAGTTCAATTTAGAGAAGCGTTAGAAATAACCAATCCTAAAGAAGGAGAACCTCAAGACATGCGTAGTGAAAAGTATAGAGCATTAATGGATCCAAATAAAACAGATGCATTAAGTGTTGCTCAAAGAGATTTTTACAACATGTTCATAAAATACTATGAAAAAGAATTATTAAATAAATTACCACAAGGAATTAGGAATCAAATGATGGGCCGTGTTCCTGTGATTAAAAATAATATTTTAGATACATTAAAAGGTCAACCAAATGTTGTTACTAAAATGTATGCTGATATGGTTAGAGGTGTTAAAAACTTTACACAAGATACAGCAACTCAAAAGAATGTTGCGTTTGATGAAAATGGTAATTTTGTTAATGCTCTTCCTGTTTTTTATACTGGTAAATTAAGAATTGATGGTGAACTTAAAGAGATTGAAGCAGAAATAACAGCATTAAAAGATGAACATAGAAAAGGTACAATTGGACCAGAAGCTTTTAAGAAAAAATTAGCTTTGCTTAATGGAACAGCAGCACAACTTAGAGCTCAACCATCAGTAGGTGAACTTAATAAAGATATGACTTCAGGTTTACTTAAGTTTAGTGCAATGGCTGAACATTATGAAGTAATGGGTGAAATTGAAGATACCCTTACTGCCATGGTAGAGGTTATTGAAAAAAGAAAATATACACCAGCTGATGCTGCAATAAGTTTAGGTACTACAATTGACAACAAATTTAAAAAAGCAGGAACAATTAAAGGTGCTGATTCAAATGCCTTAAAAAGAGCTAAGAAATACATGTCAATGATTTATTATGACAATGAACTTGTTTCTAAAAAAATGGTTGATAAATTAGCGGATGAACTTATAGGTATGTCTTCATTAGCTTATGTAGCATTTAACCCATTTGGTAACCTTAATAACTATGTTATGGGTAGAATCAATAATGGTATTGAGGTTTTGGGTAGTAGATATTTTTCTAAACAATCTTATGTAAGAGCAACCAGAGAATATAATACTGAGGGTGTTAAAGGATTGTTAGATAGAGTTTCTGCTGGTGCAGTTGATTTAGCTGACATAGCTACAGCAGGAAAAGCAGGTATAAAGAAAGCAGATTATGATTCAGATCTACCCAACAATAAATATGAAGCTTTAGTAAGTTTTATGAGAATGATGGATAAAGCGTCTGATATACGTCAGACTACTTCTGAATTTGATAGCAGATCTGTTTGGTCAAGATTTAAAGAATGGGGTTATGTGATGCAAGATGCCGCTGAATATAATGTTCAATCTAAAGTTGGTATGGCAATACTTATAGATACTACAATTAAAAATAGTAAAACTGGTGAAACATTATCTCTTTATGATGCATTTCAATATAATTCTGAAACACATAAGGTTGAATTAATAGATGGGTATGATACTATTGTAACTAAAAGTGGAACAGAAAAACCATATACTGATCAATTTAGATATGATTTAAGAAATGAAATCAGAGAGGTTAACAAACAAATCCACGGTAACTACGCTGCAGAAGACAGAATGGTTTTACAAAGTCATACTTTAGGTAATTTAGCAACACAGTTTCACAAGTGGGTAGCTCCTGCAATTAGAGCTAGATTTAGAAGAGAATACTTTGATCAAAACTTAGGTTGGTTAGAAGGCCGTTATAGATCTTGGTGGAAGTTTATGGGTCATGTTAAACGTGAAATGGTAAGAGGTAACATTAGTGTGAATCCTGCTAACTATAATGAGAGCTTTAAAGAAGCTTATGGTTTTACCGGTGAAGGTGGAAACATAGATCAAAAGGCTGAAGATAAACTTAGAGGTTTTTACAGAACTACAGGTGAACTTGGTATTATGTTAAGTGTTGTTGTATTAAATGCACTATTAGCTGGTATACTTGCTAATGATGATGATGATGAAGAGTTAACTAAAAGATTGAAAAATGTTATAAGACTACAAGGAGATAGAACATACAAGGAGATGGTTTTATATACACCAACACCAACTGGTCTTCAACAACAATATCAATTAATTAAAACTCCAATTGCAACTGCAAGAACAATAGGTGAATTAGGTGAAGCATTAAACTTAACTCTTCAAACACCAATTGCAAGATTGTATCTAAGCAAAGAAGAATTTTATGCAGATAAGGATTATGTATATCAAAACAAACCTAACAAAGGTCAATTAAAGTTATACAAAAACTGGGCTGACGTTGTTCCTATTTTATATTCAATACAGAAATGGGAGAATATGATTAAAGCACAAGACTTCTATATCAAGTAATTATATGCAATTGCATATTGCAATACGCAATATAGCTAACGCAAAACACTATATGTAGAAACATATAATGAATGAAAAAGCCATCATTAAACCCTAAAAAAGGACTTAGTGATGGCTTTAACATACATTATTAGGTTTGTTTTTATACTGTGAGTATAAATATTTTCTATAAACTAAACCTATAGGTTGATTTTATCCTTCACAACTTGCACAATCTAGAATATTTCTGGCAAATTCTTGAGCTGAACTTTGACTAAATTGATAGTACAAAGTTTTAACTCCTTCCTCATGCGCGTATAAATACAATTGATTAATATCTTTAGCTGGAACAGATGGGTGAATCATTAAGTTAAGTGACTGAGACTGATCAATAAACTTTTGTCTTTGAGCTGCCTGCAAGATTAACTCTTTAGGGGTGATCTCAATGAATGACTTGAATACTGCTTTTGTAGGAAAATCTAAGTGTTGAACTGAGCCATCCTTTTTCAAGATGCTTTTCCATACTTCCGGGGTATTCATACCATACTTATCTAACTCACACTCTAAGAAAGGATTCTTATAGATAGTCTTAGACTTGGCCAGATCTTTAATAAAGTAATTTGATTTGATTGGTTCAATTCCCATACTCACTTGTCCCAAGATGAATGAGCTTGATTTAGTAGGAGCAATTGCAATTAATGTTGAATTAGCATAACCTTTTCTAATTGACTCAACACCTTTAGAATCATGCAACCATTTGGAGGCTGCCTCACTTTTATCTTTAAGTGCTTTAAAGATCTGAGAGTTTAACATCTTAGCTTCCAAGGAATCAAACTCAATCAATTTAGATTGAAACAGGGAATGGTATCCTAGTACACCTAAACCAATTGCTCTATGTTGACTTGCAAATCTATATGCTCTCTTCATACCGGGCATTACAGCAGACTTCTTAATGAACTCATCCATCACAGCATTTAAAAATAATGTGTAAGTTTCAATAGCGTCTGTGTTTTTCATCTCTTCCCAGTGCAGCAGGTTGATAGATCCTAAGCAACAAACAAATGAATTAAATGAATCTGTTGGCAACTGAATCTCAGAACATAAAT